ATGAAAGGCGTCTACCCCCGCAAGAACAGGGCCGGCGAGGTCATCTCGTACCAGGTGAAGTGGCGCCTGGGCGGCACCGGGCCCTGGCAGTCCGAGTCGTTCACCGACGAGCCCGGTGCCGGCGTGTTCCGGGACGAGGTCGAGGCGGCCGGCTGGCAGTGGCCCAAGAACTGGGTGAAGGGCGTCGGGTACGTCGACCCGGTCGAGTCGGCGGCGGAGCCCGAGGAGGACGCCGAGCAGTACCGCTTCGAGACGTACGCGCTGGCGTCGATCGAGCGCCGGGGCGGGGTCGGCGGGAAGTACAAGCAGCAGTGCATCAGGGAGTTGCGCACCTACGCCTTCCCCACGTTCGGGAACTGCGACATCCGCTCCGCCGCCGACTTCTCCAAGTCGACGGTGGCGGCCTGGGACCTCGTGCTGTCGAAGACGATGGTGTGGCGGGGCGCGACGCAGAAGCCGATGTCGCCGAAGACGCTGCGGAACATCCACGGGCTGGTGTCGTCGATCCTGGAGGAGGCCACCAACGAGGAGCCGCCGCTCCGGTCGAGGAACCCGTTCAAGTTGGTGTCGTTGCCGCGCACGGACGACTCCGGTGTGGACGCGGACGAGGATTCCGACGACGAGGACCGGTGCTACCTGACGCCGCGCGAGGTCGAGGCGATCGTCGGCGAGCTCCAGCGGCCGGAGGACAAGCTGCTCGTGCGGCTGGGGTACGCGACCGGCCTGCGCTGGGGAGAGCTGTCCGCGCTGACGCGCCGGCACATCTTCCGCGACCCGCGGGACGGCAAGGTCAAGGTGCGGGTGGCCCGTGCGTGGAAGTGGGCGCCGGAGAAGGGCTACTACCTCGGCACGCCCAAGAGCAAGGCGTCGAGGCGCGTCATCAGGCTGCCCGAGACGATCTGGCGCGAGCTAGTCGAGTCGGGCTTCCTCAAGCTGTCCCCGGGCGCTCTGCTGTTCCACAACGGCGAGGGCGACCGCCTGCCGTACTCGACGTTCTACGACCGGTGGATCGCGGCGGTCGACAAGGCGAAGAGGAAGTGGGACGCCAGCACGGTGGAGTTCCACGAGCTGGCGCTGCTCGGCTACGACTCGCCGGTGGGGATGGGCGCCGACGAGGACAGCGCCGAGATGTTCGCGAAGTTCGAGGAGTTCTTGACCGCGGCGGCGCTGGTGGAGTCCGTCGGCCTGGACCCGGACAAGGACCCGGGGATCCACGACCTGCGGCACGGCCACGCGGCGGCGCTGATCACCGCGGGCCGGAGCCTGACCTACGTGCAGCGGCGCCTGGGCCACGAGTCCATCCAGACGACGTCGGACACGTACGGGCATCTGCTGCCGCAGGCGGACGACGACGCCATGGAGACGGTCGAGTGGGCGCTGTCCGGCGGCCGCGGCCCCGGGCACCGCCCCGCCGGGAGCCAGGTGGTGGCGGACGTCGCGCCGGTCCCGCCGGAGCAGGGCGACGGGCGGCGGGTGTACGCGGTGCACGTGGACGGGCGCCCGCTCGGGTTCTGGGACCTGGGCCACGCCCAGGCCGTCGCGGCGCAGTGGGAGGTGGACCGGGGCAAGCCGGCCCGGGTCGAGGTGTGGTCGGCGGCCTGGTGGACGCGCCAGGTGCCGGGCGGGCTGAACGCGGTGCGCTCCGAGATGCCGGAGCGGGAGCAGGTCTGGTACGTCGGACCGGCGATGTACCGCCGTGACGGCTCGGAGTACGTGCTGCCCTCCGCCGTGAGCGAGCCGGTGGGGCGCTTCTTCTGGGACTGGGAGGACGGCTTCACCGACGAACTCGGCATTCCCCAGGCGGAGTGGCGGCCGACCGGCGCGACGACCGCCGAGGCGTGGGGAACGGACCGGGACGCGGTGCTGGAAGCGTACGGGCGGGCCCGGGTCGAGGCGCTGGAGAAGTGTGGGAGCAATCCGGCGGCGGCCAGCGCGGAGGTGTGAGCGGGCGAAGGGCCCCGGCGCGGTGCGCGCCGGGGCCCTTCTGCGTGCGGTGCCGTCAGCTTGCGAGCCCGAGCGCCGGGGCACGGAGGGTTCCGGAGGCCCGGAGCGTCTGTCTGGCCGGCGTGGCGGCGCGGAGCCTCGGGTGGCGCACCTGGCCGTCCGCCTGGTGGGCGCGGGTCGCGGCCAGGCGGGGCCTGCTGTCGCTGGACATGGAGGGTGCGGGCGTGGCCTCGGGGACCTGCGTGCTGGGCTTGTCGTGCTCGCACTCGTCGGCCTCGGTGCTGCGGGAGTCCATCGGCGGCTGCTTCTTCTTGCCGGGGGCGGGCGGGGCGGCCGGGACGGTGACCGAGGAGGGGTCGGCGGGGCGCCCGGTGGTGCCGGTGGTGACGATGGCGGCGGCGGTGCCGCCGACGAGGACGGTCGCGGCGGTGACGCCGACGGTGAGGGCGCGGCGCCGGGCTGCCCAGGACGCGCGGAGCCGGTGGCGGGGCACGGCGGGGGCGGCGTCGGCTTCGTGGGCGACGAGCGCAAGGTGGCCCTTGGCCTTGGCGCGGGAGGTGCAGGGCTCGGTGATCTCGCCCTCGCCTCCAGCGGTGGCTGCGGGGAGAGCGGCGGCCGAGGTGAGCGCCAGGATCTTCTGGGCGGTCACCTCGGCGCGGAGCTCGTTGATCAACTTCGCGTGACGGGCGTGCGAGCGGGCCAGTAGGACGATTGCGAGGACGGCAGCCCCGAGGATTGCAGCCAGGACGACGTCAGCCAGGTGCACCACGTTGGCCCCTTTGGTTCGTTCGGGTGCTTTAAGAGGGGCCAATCCTTCTCGCGGCATATGCGCACTTTCACGAGAAGAAACAGAATGTGACCATTCCGTGACCTTCGCTCAGGCGGTGTGCTTCCAGTGCTCCCGACCGTTGTCTTGCCCGGGTCGGTCGGGTACCTCCCTGCCGATGAGGCGCAGAACCTCGTCTTGAGCTTCTGGCGGGAGGCCGGCCAGCAGGGTGGCGACGGCGTTGATGGTCGGGCGCGTCGCTTCCAGGCCGGGGCCCTGGGGGCGCGCGGGGCGTAGTCGCGCTAGCTCGTCGGCGGCGTCGTGGCGGCCGGCCTCCCGGAGTTCGTCCGGGGTGACGCCGACGGTGAGCGCCATCCGGGCGAGGGTCTCCGTCGGGGCTTTCACGGGGACGGGGACGCCCCCAACTGACTGGTAGCCGCTGACGATCTGCCGCCATCTGGCGTCGCTGAGGCCCGACTCCAGCGCGGCCTGTTTGGCCGTCAGCCCGGAGCGGCTGAGCCCCGCCTTGAGGGCCGCGGCCTCCGGGGGTGGGGCGGGTCGCGTGCTCATGTCCATGTAGCTCAGTTTCGCAGTACTACGCGCTACTTCGCTACTAGGGCTAGGCGCTAAGGCGCATTTGTGTCGCGCGAAGGCGTAGTCACGCCCCGACTAGCGCCACTAACTTGAAGTAGTTGCTACTAGCGCTACTACGCGCTAGCGTGCAGCTATGGATCACCCGTCGAAGCGGCGCCCACGGGGTGCCCCGATGAACCACGCCCCCGCGGCCGTGACCTACGCCCGGGAGAAGGCCGGGCTGACGAAGCGGGCGCTGGCGGCTCAGCTCGGGATCTCCGAGCAGTTGATGTGCGACATCGAGGCCGGCCGCCGCAACGCCACCCCTCCCCGGCTCAAGGCCATGGCCGACGCGCTGGGCTGCCCCATGGTCGTCCTGGAAGCCAAGAAACCGGCTCCGCAGAACGGCTCGAAGTCCTGATGCGGCGTCAACGACCGCACTGCACATGCGTAGTTGTGCAGGCGTACGACTGCGACGAGGCCGCCGCGAAGCTGCGGTGCAAGGCCCGCTTCCTGCGCGACCAGATCAAGAAATTGCCCCACATGAAGGTCGGCGGGTCGATCTCCTTCTGCGAGTGCGATCTCCGCGCGATGCAGGAGATGTTCACCGTCGAAGTCCCCGCCGAGGTGCGGCACTTGACCGTCGTCGCGCCGCCGGCCGACGACAACCCCTCCGCCGACCGGCTCCGCGCCCTCCGCCCCTCCAGGGCCAGGAATCGCCACGCCGGATGACGGCAACAGGGCCGCCCGGACCGTGCCGGGTCGACAGGCAGCCCTGTCACCAGTCCCTCAACTCTCGGAATCGAGGAACAGTGAGCCAGAGTACAGATCACTCGGGAAGCCACGACCACCCCGAGGGGGCGCACGCGGCGCACCGGGCGGCGGGCTGCCGCCTCTGCGCGCCCCTGCGCCACCCGTCCCAGCAGCCCGCCCGGGCCGCCCTCTCCGCCCTGCCGCGCCAGACCCGGAAGGGCGGCCGGTGATGGGACGCACCCGAAACGACCACGCCGCCGCCGCGGCCGCCGCGCGGGCGCTGCCCGGCAAGTGGACCTTCGCCGGGAACTTCCCGAGCAGCCTGACCGCCAAGTCCGTCGCCCGGAACATCAGCTCCGGCCGCCTCCCGAACTACCCGGCGTACCAGCCTGCCGGTGCCTGGGAGGCGTACGCCGCCCCCGCCGGGGACCAGGAGTCGGTCTGGGTGCGGTACATCGGCCACGGCGAGCCGGTGGCGCCGCTGCCCGACCGGATGACCGTCCGGGTCGCCGACCGCGGCGACGGCACCCGCGGCTACGTCGGCCTGGAGGTCGTCACCGTGACGATCGCCGCGACGTGCGCCGAGTGCGGCGGCCCGCGCGGCTGGGACACCGTCAGGCCGAACTGGACCTGCGAGGACGGCGCCTGGTACGGGGTCGACACCTGGACCAACGGTTGCGGCCACGTGGACATGTTCGCGGCGGTGCTGCGAGAGGCCCGGCTGCGGCCGCTGCCTGTCGCGCCTCCGTCCCGGCCGGTCGAGGTGATCGGCTGATGACCGCCGTCCTGGAGACCCCGCTGTTCAACCTCGCCGGCGAGACCGTCGAGCGCCTGGACGCTCCGACCGCCCGCCTGCTGCTGCCGAACGGCGCGCCCGAGGAGGAGTGGCACGCGGTGCGCCGCTCCGGGATCGGCGGCAGCGACGTCGCCGCGATCCTCGGCCTGGCCGGGAAGTACAACAGCCCGCGCCGGGTCTTCGAGGCCAAGCACGGCCGGAAGGTGGCCGGCGACGTCGACACCGAGTACGCCGAAGTCGGCCGCGAAATCGAAGACTTCATCGCCCGGCTGTTCGCGAAGCGCTCGGGGCTGCCGATCGGGATGCCACCGGGGACGCTGGTCCACGTCGAGCACTCGTGGATGCGGGCGAACGTCGACCGGTACGTCCTCGACCCGGCGACCGGCCTGGTCGTCGCGCCGCTGGAGTGCAAGAACCGCTCCGAGTTCCAGATCGACGACTGGGAGGACGGCGTCCCCGACGGCCCGGCTCTCCAGTCGTACTGGTACATGGCCGTCGGCGGCTGGTCGCACGCCTGGGTGGCGGCGCTGGTCGGCGGCAACAAGCTGCGCTACCACCGGCTGGAGCGCGACCAGGAGCTGATCGGCGACATCGTCGAGCACTGCGGGCGCTGGTTCCAGCGGCACGTGGTGGAGGGCTTCCCGCCGCCGCCGGACGGCCTGGAGGACACGAAGAACCTGCTGGGCCGCCTGTGGAAGGTGAAGCCGGACGACATCGCCGAGGTCGACATGGCCAAGGCGAAGGCTCTGCGGGCCCGCCGGGCGGAGCTCAAGGAGAAGGAGAAGGCCCTCGGCGCGGAGCTGGCGGCCGTCGAGAACGAGATGCGCCTGGTGGCTGGCGCCGCCGAGACCGTGAAGGTCGGCAAGTCCGTGGCCTGGACGTGGAAGGCCAACGGCACCTTCGCCGGGTCGCGCTTCGCCAAGGAGCACCCGGAGCTCGCCGCGGAGTACGTCCGCACCGTCGAAGAGCTGGACGTCGACCGCCTCAAGGTCGAGCAGCCCGAGCTGTACGCCGCCTACCGGGCCCGCACGCTGCGCGTCCCCACGAAGGAGATCTGACGATGGCTCTGTCCCTCAAGGACCGCGTGAAGGCGGCCACCGCGCCCACCGTCCCGGCCCCCGTGGTCGAGGTCGTGGAGGGCGCCACGGCGGAGGAGCTGCACGCCGCGCAGCAGGCCGACGGCGGCCAGGCCGCCGACGTGGTGATGGGCTGGCTGGAGCGGTACCGCAAGGACATCACCGCGGCCCTGCCGGACTGCATCGAGCCCGCCGTGTTCCTGGCGGCGGTGAAGGCGGCGCTGCCGGGGCTGGCCCGGTGCACGCCGGCGTCGCTGCTCCAGTCGGTGCTGACGGCCGCTCAGTTCGGCCTGGTGCCGGACGGCGTGCACTCGGTGCTCAAGGCGGACGGCCCGTTGGCGGTGTGGGTGCCGATGTACCGCGGCTACATCGACCTGATGTACCGCTCGGGCCGGGTCGGGTCGGTGCACGTCGGGTTCGTGCGGGAGCACGACGAGTTCGCCTTCGAGCCGACCGCCCCGTCCCCGCTCGACCTGGTGCACAAGCCCGAGGTCAAGGAGCCGCTGGCGAAGCGCGGCCCGGTCGTCCTGGCCTACGCCTTCGCGTGGATGCTCAACGGCTCCCGGTCGCAGGTCGTCGTGCTGAACCGCGAGGAGGCCGAGGCGGTCCGCGACGAGTACAGCGAGGCGTACCGGCGGGCCGAGGAGAACGGCGCGAAGGACAGCTTCTGGCACACGCACTTCGACGACATGTGGGCGAAGACGGCGCTGCGCCGCCTGGCGAAGGTCGTGCCGACCAGCCCGGAGCTGCGGATGCTCACCGCGGCGGAGGACGCCGGTGACGCCGGGCAGGTGCAGATCCTCCACGCGCCGACCGGGGCGGACCAGGTGCTCGTCGCCGAGGCCGAGCAGGCCGCCGCGGCGGCGGAGGCCGGTCAGGACGTCCCGGCAGTGCCGGTGACGCCGTGGGTGGCGAAGAAGCCGGGCCGCTCGAAGCCCAAGAGGCCGCGCGGCGGCCGGAAGCCCGCACGCCGCTGACCCAGCCCCTTCCCTGCCTGCCCCGGGCCCGCTCGTCGGGCCCGGGGCTCGGGCGTCAACCGTGAGGAGGAGAACGAGTTGCCCACGAAGAAGCAGTCGCCGGGGCCATGGCCGAACGGCCCGCTCGCTGGTTTCGACTTGGAGAGCACCGGCGTGGACGTGGAGACGGACCGGATCGTGACGGGGTGCGTGCTGCACCTCGGCGGGGGCGGGCCGGTGAGGACGCGCACCTGGCTGTCGGACCTGGACGGGGCGGTGATCCCGGAGCAGGCATCGGCGATCCACGGCATCCGGACGGAGGTCGCGCGGGAGTCCGGCGATCCGGCCGCCCGGGTCGTGGAGGAGATCGTCACCGCGCTGGCCGAGTGCGCGCAGGACGGCCGGCCGCTGGTGGCGATGAACGCGCCGTTCGACCTGTCGCTGCTGGACCGGGAGGCCCGGCGGCACGGCGTTGTGCCGCTGTCGGAGCGGGAGTACCGGCCGCTGATCCTGGACCTGCGGGTCCTGGACAAGCAGGTCGACCCGTACCGGACGGGCCCCCGCACGCTGGGCATGCTGTGCCGCCACTACGAGGTGCAGCACCACGGCGCGCACCACGCGGACGCCGACGCCCTGGCCGCGGTCGAGGTGACGCTGCAACTCGCCCACCGGCACCAGTGGCTGGGTCGGATCGAGCCGGACCGGCTGCACGAGATGCAGGTCGGGTGGGCGCGGTCCCAGGCGCTGTCCCTGGCGTCGTACTTCCGGCGCCAGGACGGTGACGGTCGGCGGGCGGACACGGTGCGCACCGAGTGGCCGCTGATCCCGGCGGGGGTGGCGGCATGACGGCCACCGGGGCGTTCGCCGTCGTCGGGATGGTGACGGTCGGCGCGGTGCTGTTCCTGCTGGCTGTCCTGGTGCTGCCTGCCCGCCGGGCGATGCGGATGGCGCCGGTGCCGGTGCGGGCGCGAGGCCGCGTGCTGGTGCTGCCGGAGGCCGAACTCGAACTGGCCGACTTCTTCGACTGCCCGCGCGAGGGGCGCCGGACCGCGCACGCGGTGAGCCTGGACGGCTCCCGGCGCTGCTGGGACTGCGGGCACACCACTACCCCTGGAGGCGCGCGATGAGCGTGGAGACGTTCGGTCCTGAGTACGTTCGGCCCGCGCGGAAGGAGTGCGAGCACTGCGAGTGCTGCACCGAGGCCCTGTGCGCGCGGGGCGCGACGACCATCCTGGAGTGCCTGGGGTGCACTGCCGCCCCGGAGACCCGGGCCACGGTCGCCGGGTGCCCGTGCAGCAGCGAGGAGACGCCGGGCACCGCGGCGTGGCGGGCCGGGCGGCTGCGGGTGACGCAGCTCGCCCTGGACGAGGAGCGTCGGCTCCCGGACGACCAGGTCGAGGTGCTGCGCCTGGTCGCTGACCTCGGCGACCCGGTCGAGTCGCAGGAGCAGGTGTTCGCGCTGGCCGCCCGCCGGTTCGTCGGCATGGTCGGGTCGCACCCGGAGCTGACCGAGCTCGGCGCGGTCTACCTGCGGGCGCTGGAGGAGGAGCGGGTCGAGTCGGCGGCGTCGGTCGTCGCGGTCGACTCGACGACCCGCACGGCCGAGGTGATGGTGTACGCGATCGGCCCGGAGCTGGTGACGGTGCTGCTCGACCAGCTCCTCGTGGCAACGGAGCTGACGGCGGAGGAGCTGGTCGGTCGGCCGCTGGCGGTGATGACGAACTTGCCGGGCTCGGTGGAGGACGTCGTCCTGACGGGAATTCGGCTGCTCCCCCCGCCGGTCGTCGCCGAGAAGGGCACCGGGCGTGTGGACGACGCCCTGTCCCCGGTCCCGGCGTCGGAGGCCCCGACGGCGGTCCTGCCCGTGGTGGAGGTGCTCGGCGGGATCCCGGCGGCGGTCATCCCGGTGGCGGTGGTTCCCCCGGCCGGCGACGGCCAGGCGCTCACCGAGACGGCGGCCGTGATGCCGCTGGCGGAGGCCCCGCAGGCCGCGATCGGCGAGGAGGGCGGCCGGTGAGCATCGACACGATCCCGATGTTCGACGTGACCGGGCAGCCGACGGAGGAGGCCGCCGCGCCGGTCGCGCCGACGGCGCTGTGGGCGCCGACGCCGCCGCCGTGGGCGCCGGTCTTCGAGGTGGCCGTGGTCGGCCTGCCGGGGCCGCAGGGCTCGAAGACGCACAAGGGCGGCGGCCGGATGATCGAGTCGTCGGCAAAGGTCAAGCCGTGGCGGGACGCGGTGGCGTGGACGGCGTCGGCCGCCCGGCGGCGGGCGGGCCTGGTGACGCTGTCCGGGCCGCTGCTGGCCGAGATGGTGTTCAGCTTCCCGAGGCCGCGCGGGCACTACGGCACCGGCCGGAACTCGGAGCTGCTGCGCCCGTCGGCGCCGCTCATGCCGGACGTCACCCCTGACCTCAGCAAGCTGGCGCGGAGCACGGAGGACGCGCTGACGACGGCTCAGGTGTACCGGGACGACGCGCTGCTGGTCGGCTACGTGCGGCTGGAGAAGCGGTACGTCACCGACCACCCGGCGGTCCCCGGGGTGCTGGACACCGCAGGCTGCACGATCCGCCTGTGGCGGCTGACGCCGGGCGGGGTGTGCCAGTGAGCGCCAGCCGGCCGATGTGGTGGGAGGTCCCGGAGGGGGCGACGTGGCACCGGGGCGTCGACCTGGTCGCGGTGCGGCGGGCGCTGTCGATGCGCGGCCCGTGCCCGGAGTTGTCCGAGGAGGAGCAGCGGTACGCCGTGGTGGAGGCGGCGCGGACGGGCGTGCCCGGGCCGGCGATCGCCGAGCGGATCGGCGTCGCGGACCGGACGGTGACGCGCTGGTGGCTGCAAGCGGAGGAGCAGCAGGCGGGGGTGACGTCGTGCGGCTGATCGACCTGGTCTTCGTCGGGATCTCGGCCGTCGCGATCTGGCCGTGGTGGGCGCCGGTCGCCGTCGTCGTCAGCGTGCTGCTGATCGTCCGGACGGTCCGGACACCGGCCCGGACACGTCCGGACAGCGATGTCCGGACGTACGCAAGGTGTCCGGACAGGCGTGTCCGCAGCGCGCGCGGATGTCCGGACAGGCGGCGGATGCCGTCCGCCGAGTACCCGATGACCTGCACGGACACTGTCCGGGGCGTGTCCGGACACGGCCGTGGGCCGGTGTCCGGACACGGCGGGGAGGTGTCCTGATGTCGAGGCGGAACAAGTACGCGCCGGACAACCTGCCGCGGCCCGCGCACTGGTCGGAGAAGGCGGTGTGCCGGGACTCCGAGTACCCCGACCTGTTCTTCGGCGATACGGCGGCCGACATCCAGGAGGCCAAGGCCGAGTGCAGCGTGTGCCCGGTGTCGCTGCGCTGCCTCGCCGGCGCCCTGGAGCGGGGCGAGCGGCACGGGGTGTGGGGCGGCATGTCCGAGCCGGAGCGGCGCGCGCTCGTGAAGCGCCGCCCGGACGCCGCCCAGTGGGCCGCCGCGGTGGCGGACGGCCGCCCGTACATCCCGCCGGTCACCGAGGAGGCCGAGCAGGACGACGGCGAGGACCAGGCCGACGGCGACGACGACGAGGAGGGGGCGCGTGCCCTCGCCACGGCGGCGGCCGCCTGAGCCGCCCGCCCAGTCCGTGCTCCTGGACTGGCGGGCCGCGCGGCACTGGTCGGACCGCGTCGCGCCCTGCCGGTACTGCGGGGACCTGACCCACCTGCGGGACGAGGAACGGCGGCCGGCTCACAAGGTGTGCGCCGAGCGGGCCGCCGCGAAGAACGTCGCGGCGCAGGTCGCCGCGTACTCGAGGACAGCCCTACCCGACGAGATGTGAGGAGAAGCCGAGATGGCCGCGACCGTGAAGGGCCTCGGTGTGGCGGAGGTGGTCGAGATCGTCGACTGCCTGCTGCTGGGCGCCGCGGTGGTCGAGCCGGACGCGCCGGAGCTCGCCGACCGCCGCCGCGGCATCGCGGACGAGCTCGGCGACGCCCTGGACCGGCTGCCCGGCCCGGCGGCCCGGTGAGCGCCCCTACCTGGAAGTCCGGCCCGGGTCGGGGCTGGAACACGCACCCGTGGTCGTCCCGCCCCCCGGCGGGCCGGCCTCCCCAGTAGAAGAGAAGAGGACACCACCCATGTCGAACGCTGGCGTCGCCCGTCCCGGGCCGAAGAAGTACAACCGGCTGACCGGCGAGAAGCGCGAGAAGGTCGGCAAGGCCGCCGCGAAGTCGTACGACGGCGGCGCGTCGATCCGGTCCCTCGCGGAGACCTACGACCTGTCCTATGGCGCGATGCACCGCCTCCTCGGGGACATGAAGGTCACCTTCCGCAACCGCGGCGGTGCGCGCGGGTCGCACGAGAAGCGCCCGGCCGCGGAGTAGCCCGGCCGGGCGGCCGGCTCCCGGCCGTCCGGCCCTCCCCGAAGTCCCCGTCCCGGGCACCGCCGTGGTGCCCGGGCCCCGCCAGTTCCGGAGCCCTGATGACGAACGACACCCGCACCCGCTACTTCCACGGCGGGGCGGCCGGCCTCCAGGTCGGCGACCGGCTCGTGCCCAAGCCGCCCCTGATCGCGCACCCGAACTGCCCGGAGTGCAAGGCCCGCGCCGCCGGCGTGCAGATCCGGCTGCCCGACGGTCGACTCAGCGAACCGCCGACCGGCCAGCCCGACAAGGTCTACATCAGCACGGACAAGCTGTACGCCCGCTACTACGCCTCGATGCGGTGGCTCGGCGACCTGTACCGGGTCGAGCCCGAGGGCGAGGTGGTGCGCAGCACCGAGGACGCCTTCGACACCTTCATCTGCTCGGCGGCCGTCGTCGTCCAGGTCATCGACCGGGCGGTGCGGCTCACGCCCAAGGAGCGCCGCCAGCTCGACCGCCGGTGGGCGGCCCTGGAGGTCGCGGCGCGCCGCGAGGGCATGGGCATCCCGCGCCAGCTCAACCGCCGGTGAGCACCAGGACATGCCGAAACGGCCGCCCTCGCTGGGGGCGGCCTGTGGCGTGCGGAGAGTCAGTCGGCCTGGCCCTCGGGCTTCTCACCGAGGGCCGCCAAGGCGCGCTCGTAGAACTCGGGGGACACGAGGACGGCCTGGGGCTTGTCCCGGCGGGTGAGCACGATGCGCTGGTCCAGCAGCCGTGCCTTGGCGATGACCTCGGTGAGGTTGGCGCGGGCGTCGGATACGCCCATGCGGTCTTCCTGCGACTGACTCATAACGCAAGCGTACATGCCTGCCCGGCGGACGTGAATGTCCGTCGTACTTGCGTATGCGTCGTGTTGTACAATTCGAGCATGATCGAGAACGCGGATACGCCTGCCTGGATGCCGGTGCACATGCCGCTCCAACGGCTGGACCGCGAGGACCCGGTGGCCTCGCTGCACATCCCTGACGGCGCCCAGTGCGCAGCGGTGCTCTACCGCGTGTACGACGCCAGCCGCCAGGCCCTCTACATCGGCCAGACCTCCACGGTGTCGACCCGCCTCAAGGCCCACCGGCGCGATTCGAAGTGGTGGTCGCTGGCGGAGTACATCGCCCTGTCCTTCTACGGGGCGTACGGCTCGGCGGTGGAACCGGAGCGGACCGCCCTGCGGAACGAGCGCCCCCGCTTCAACACGCAGAGCGTCCGGGGCCCGGCGTACGTGCGCCTTCCGCTGCATGGAGACGTCAGGGACGCCGCTGAGCTGATCCACGCTCAGGCGGACCCGGGATTCGTGGCGGCCCTCGCGGAACTGCTGGCGGCACCGGGGAGCTTCCCCAGGCCGGCCCCGCCGCCGCCCGCGAGGCTCCCCGGCGAGTGACCCCGCCCTACTGCCCACCGCCCAGCCCAAGCAGAGGAATCGACCCCTTGAGCACCAATGCAGATCAGCAGCAGAAGGACGGGTGCCCCGTGCACACCTTCGGCCTGAGGCTGTTGCAGCACTGGACTCCCGCGATGCCCGCTGCCTTGAAGAAGTACAAGTTCGCGGGGGTGATGGCCCAGCTCCGCGCCGTGGCGCACAAGAGCGGCGAGCTGCGCCACCGGGACGGCAAGGCGTACCGCATCCAGGACATGGCGAAGTGGTGCGGGCTCCGCGAGCCGGACATGCGCCGGATGCTCCAGGCCGGCGTGCTGGCCGGGATCGTCGTGGTCATCGGTGAGAGCAAGCGGGGCAAGTCGACGCTCTACATGCTCGTGCTGTGCCCCTTCCCGAACTGGGAGGCCGCGCTGGTCTACCTCAAGGGGACCGCTCGCACGCCGAAGGACGACGAAGGCGATGCCCCGGCGGGAAGTTCGGACCACAGTGGCTCGAACTCGGAGTTCGGACCACAGTGGCCTGAACTTCCGCAGGGAACCCCGGAAGAAGTTCGGACCACAGTGGCACGACCGAGTTCGGACCACAGTGGCACGACCGGTTCGGACCACGGTGGTCCGAACAACACAGGGGGTTCCCAGGAGAACAACAGGGAGATGGCTGATGTAGTTGGTCAGCAACCCCTCCGCGCGAGCGAGGCTCACGGCCAAACCGATTTGATCTCTCGTCAGCGGAAGAACGAGCCGGTGGCGGGTGGGCTCGGCACGGGAGCCGCTGGCGCGGCCCCGGCCGAGCAGGCGACGGCCGTGCGGGTCTGCGCCTGCGGCAAGGGCCGGATCGTCCGGGCGGACCGTGACCGCTGCGGCGGGTGCCTCCGGGACGAACGCGAGGCCGAGAGCCGGGCCGAGCAGGAACGGCGGCGGGCCGAGCAACTGCGCCGGGACAACGAGAGCGCGGCGTTGGTGCTGGGCGGCGACAAGCCCGCCTCGGCCCCGGCCGCCCCTGCTCCGGCCGCTCCGGCCACCCCGGTGGATCCGGAAGCCGACCTGCCGCTGTGGGGCCCGTCCGGCGAGCTCATCGAGCCCGACGAGTACCCCGGCTGGGAGCCCCAGGACGACGCCCAGCGGCCCGCCCTGACGTCGGTGCGCGGCGAGGGCCGTCCGGCCCGGCCGGCGAAGGGCCAGGTGCCTGGGCAGAGGCCGCTGCTCGGCCTGCTCGCGGGCGGCCTGGCCGAGGGCGAGCAGACGTGCGTCGGCTGCGGCGGCACCTACCGGCCCGCCGACGAGCACGACTACTGCTGCCAGCGCTGCCGGTACGGGACCAGCGACGCAGCGGTGACCGGATGACCCCCGCACCGCCCCTGACGACCCGTTCGACGACCGACCCGTACGAAGGAGCGAGGCCATGAACCCCGACCACATCCCGGCACTGGCCGCAGCCCTGCGGGAGCTGGGCGCGATCCCGGACCAGCACGAGCTGACCGACGGCACCCTCGGTGAGATCGCCGAGAAGCTGGACCGCTGCCGGGGCCTGGTCGCCGTCGTGCGCGGCGCCGCCCGGACGAACAGCTGCGCCCGGCACCCGGCCGGCCCGGTCGACCCGACCGCGCCGAGCAACTGCCTGCTGTGCGGAGCAGCCGCCCGCCGCCCGGCCCCGCCGACCCCGGAGGGCGTCACCACCGAGATGGTCCTCGCCCTGGTCGACGAGCACGGCGAGCAGGCCGCCGCCGAGCGGTACGGCGCGCGCGCCCTGGCCCGGGCGCTCGCCAACCGGACCCGGCACCCGTCGGTGCGCCCGGCCGGCGAGGACACCGGGCCCCCGCGGGAGGCCGTATGACGACCCGTCAGCCTCCGGTCCGACGCCCGGGGGCCGCCCCGGGCGTCGGGGCCGCGAGAGCCCCACCGGCACCCCACACGAGCCGATCAACGACCAGCCCCGCAGAGGAGGAAACCGCAGTTGAGCACCGTAGACGTCCCCGAGGCCGACATCCTGACGCTGATCGGCCAGGGGCTGACCAACGCCGAGATCGCCCGCCGTACCGGCGCCGGGCGTGCCCGGGTCGGCCGGATCCGCCGTGCCCACGGCATCCCGGACGTCTCGCAAGCCGAGTACCGGGGCCGGATCGACCACCCGCAGGGACGGCTGATCCGGCTGCTCCTCGATGAGGGCTACACCAACGCGGAGATCCACCGGCGCACCGGCGCCGCCACGGACACCGTCCGCCGCTACCGCCGCCTCGGCAAGTTCGGGCCGGCGACGATCCTGCCCGACCGCACCCGCCGGCACCGCAAGCACGACGCGATCGTGGCCCGCCTCGGCCGCGCGACGAACATCCAGATCGCCGCCGAGCTCGGCGTGGACAAGACCGTCGTCAGCCGGATCCGCGTCGCGACGGGCATTCAGTTCAAGCAGCCCCGCAAGACCAGGTCGGTCACCGAGCGCTGGGCCGAGCACCTGGTCCTCGTCGACGGCGGCCACATGGAGTGGAACGGCCCGCGCTACCGGCCCGGCGGCTCCCCGACGCTCAGGATCCGGGGCCGCTGCACCTCCCCCGCACGCCTCGGCTTCGAGTGGGCCAACGGCCGGGCCCCGGTCGGCAGCGTCCTGCCCGAGTGCGGCTACCGCGGGTGCCTGACCCCCGATCACCTCGACGACGCCGCCGGGCGCACCGAGGTCCGCCTCCAGGTCCGCTACCTCCTCGGCAAGGGCGAGGTCCGCGACACCTGCACCCGCGGGCACGTCCTCGGCGCCGCGCTCCGCCTCCAGCCGGACGGCTCCGCGAACTGCGCGATCTGCCGCCGAGACGCCGAAGGGCTCCGGCGGACCCGAGGCCGCCACGCGGCGGCCTGACCAACCACCAAGGGAGACCACGAAGATGACCACCGAAAACCGGCTGAACGCCCTCGCCGCGCTCCTCGCCGCCGGCCAGACCTGGGAGAACGGCCGCCTCGTCTCCGAGCAGCGCTACTCGGCGTACGAGATCCGCGACGTCCTCGGCTGGCCCGAGCCCACCGCACCGCCCGCCCCGACCGTCACCGCCCCCGAACGCCCGGAGGACGTCGCGTTCCGCGACGCGATCCTCGCCGAGGGCGCCGACCTGATCGGCGGCGAAGCCCTCCGCCGGCTGGAGGCGATCGACGAGGACGAGCGGCGCCCCTCCGACGAGGCCCGCTACCAGGAGTGGGTGGCCGCCGGCGACGTCCTGCTCGCCGCCCGCACCTGCCAGAAGACCGGACGTGGTTGCACCTCCCCGGCGGCCGGCCGGTGACCGCCGCGACCCGCCACCGCTGGGCCGAGGTCGGCAGCCACCGCAAGCGTTGCGGTGCCTGCGACTTGCTGGCCATCCGCCGCCCGAACCCCTACGGCCGCCAGTGGTGGACCGAGTGGACCCGCGGCGAGCAGTCCTGGAACACCCTCCAGGGCGACAAGACGCCGCCCTGCCAGCCCGAGCAGCACCCCGACCGAGAGGACAACCAACCGTGATCACCCGAGAGTTCACCCACGCCGAGCTCGGCGCCCTCGGCGTCCCGCCCGGCAGCCCGGACGACATCGACGGCGACGTCATCCTCGACGACCAGAAGCTCTACACGCTCAAGTACAGCCAGGAGCGCGCCGTGGTGTTCCGCGACGCCGACGGCGACAACCGGACCTACACCGTCACCTACGAGGCCGAGCTGGACCTCGGGGACTTCGAGGTCGGCGGCGGCGCACCGGAGAACCACGGCTGGACCGGCGACACCGTCACCGCCGTCGAGGTCGAGGAGGTCCCGATCGTCGTCACCGCGTGGCGGCCCGTCGAGGCGCACTACGAGGACCCCGAGGAGCAGGCCGCGGACCGTACCGCGGTGCAGCGCCTCGTCGACCTCTACGAGGAGACCGGCGCGCACCCGGAGGACGCCCGCGAGTGGGCCGCCGCCCTCCTCGCCCAGTACGCCAAGGAGATCGGCGCGGAGCTCCCGTGCCCCCACGAGTCGTGGGAGATCACCTCCGAGTACGAGGAAGACGGGCAGCGCTGGCAGAGCCGCCGCTGCGCCGACTGCAAGGAACACATGCACCGGCTCCCCGTCACCTCGGAGCCCGCGCCCCGGCCGTCCTTCCGGGACGCCGCGGGCCGCACCGGATACGAGGGCGACACCGTCGGCGGGACCACGTCCGGCCGCTACCAGGCCACGATCCTCGGCCCCGTCATCAAGCTCGGCAAGGACCGGGTGAAGGTCCGCTGCACCACCGGTAGCGCGGGCAGCCTGCGCCCCGGCCCGGGCGACGAGGTCTGGATCAGCCACGACCGCGTCTTCCTCGTCCAGCCCGCCACCCCGTGAACGAGGCAGCCCGCCCCGACCGAACCGGGGCGGGCGCCCGCCCAGCCAACCACACGACCCCGGAGCACCGCATGATCCGCGTCACCGACGGCGAAGGCCGCACCACCGAACTGATCGCCGTCATCCCGCCCCGAACCGGCGGGCCCGCCTACGCCTACACCGACGCCAACGGCGACAAGCTGGCGGTGTTCACCGCCGTGATCCCCGCCCTCGGCCCCGGCATCCACATCGTCACCCGCAAGGCCGGCTGCCTGATCCCCGCCGAAGCCGCGGGCTGGTTCGTCCGCGAGCTGCGCACCGTCGGCCAGAGCGCCACCGGCGCCGACGAGCACGGACCGGTGGAGATCGGCGAGCCGGAGCCCGGCCCGTACAGCAAGCTCACCGGGTACCACTACGTGGACGCGGACAAGGACGTCGTCCGCATGAAGTGGTCCGCGCTCCCGGACGGCACCCCGGCCGTCCACGTCGTCACGAGCCCCGCGGGCTGCTCGATCCCGCTCGCGGCCCTGCCCCTCGTCACCGGCTGGCTCCTCACCACCGCCCGCGCCGCCGAGCAGCACCAGGGCGGTGCCCGGTGAGCGGCCTCGTCCCGGACTGGTCCTGCACCGGCCCCGACGGGGGCACCATCGGCCTCGCCCCCGTCCCGGACACCGGCATGGGCCCCGGTGTCCGCGTCACAACCACCCCGGCGGGCATCGTGATCCCCGCCACCGGACTGCAGGCGTTCGTCGCCGCCCTGGTCGACGTCACCACTGCCGCCGCCCGAGGTGAGAGCTGATGGGACTCACCGCCGAAGAACTGGCCGCGATCCGCGCCGACGTGGAACTCGCGGTCTCCGGGAAGTGGACCGGCGTCCCCGCCGGTGGGGAGCGGTTCGCCGCCGGGATGCGCGTCGCCGACGTCCACGCCGTCAAGCTCCTCGCCGAGGTGGACCTGCTGACCACGCTCCTAGCCGAGGCCCGCGAGCGGCTGGCCGCCTACGGCACCCCCGTCCTCCAGTTCCCGCCCCTGCCTGGGCCGGACCGCGGCGAGATCGAGCGGGCCAGGATCCGCACGATGATGGAGGCCGGGTTCACCGACTACCCGGCGTTCGTCGGCCTCGGGGTCTGCCCCGAGGGGGACCGCTGCCCGATGGGCCCGACCCAGGGATTTCACCTGACGAAGCGCGGCCGGCTCCCCGTCCACCGCCCGGACCTGTACGGCCGCCGCTGCGACGGCTCCGGCGAGAGGCCGCTCGTGGTCCTCGCGTACCTGCCCGAGCCCGCCCCCGAGCGGATGCGTGTCCACGACGCCACCGCCGCCTTCCCCCAGACCAAGCACGTCCTGGAGGACGACGGCCTCACTGTCTGCCGCGTGCCGGCCACCGGCCCGATCTCCGCCGAGCACGACGCCAAGCACCCGCTGTGCCGCGCCTGCCGCGAAGCCCTCACCCCCGGCACCGAGCCCGCCCCGGCCGCCGACCCGTCCTGACCCCCATGCGGCCACCGCCCGCACCGGGCGGTGGCCGCCCCGCACGAAGGGAACCACACCGTGGACTACGCCGACAGCATCGCCTCCGCCGCCGACCTGCTCCGCGCCGCCGCACGCGCCGCGAAGGTGCCCGCGCCGACCCCGTGGGCCATCGACCGCACCGGGCCCGCCGACCAGGGCGACGTCCTGTACGCCGAGAACGGCAACATCGTCGCCGACCGCTCCGCCGACCAGCCGGGCGAGGACGTCGACCTGCCCTACCTCGCCCTCGCCAACCCGGACTTCGGCCTCGCGGTCGCCGCGATGCTCGACGACGAGCTGAACGCCTACCAGGCGGCCGTCGCCGGCGTCGCCGCGACCTTCCCCCACGACGAGACCCGCCGCCGCGACTGGCTCGCCGCCCGGGAGAACGTCCACACGCTGAACCTGGCCCGCCTCATCCACGAGGCCGCCGCCCGCAACGGCCTGGCCGCGGCCGTCGCCCCGTGAACGCCCTCACCCGCGCCGCAGCGGCCCTTCCCCGACTCCTGCTCGCCGCCGCGCACCGCGCCGCCGGCTGGCTGTTCTTCGCCCTCGGCCGGTACGCCATCCCCCAACGGCCGCCCGCCCGCCCGAAGCCGCGCATGGCCACCAACGGACGCCGCCCCCGCATCCCCGAACAGCTGAACCTCGACCTGCTGGTGGCCTCCCTCATGGCCCGCTCCTGCGCCTGCGAGCGCTGGTGGACCAGCTGCGGCACCCTCCACGACCACGACTGCCCGGTCATGACCGCCAAGGAGAACTCCGGATGACCCGCCCCAGCACCCTCGACCACGCCGCACCGCCCCTGCCGGAGCTGCCCGACGGCGCCCTCGACTCCGCCGTGACCGGCGCCGCCGACGCCCTCGACGCCACCGACGGCATCCCGGACCTGCGCGACCTGCTCCACTACGCCCTCGCCGCCCTCGACCGCGACGGCTACCTCACCGACCGCCAGAACCCGGACCCCGACGGCCGCACCGAACGCCTCCTGCGCCACAACGGCCGGCTGCTGGACACCTACCACCGCCACCGCCGCGAGATCACCGCGGTCCTCAAGCAGGCCGCCCGGTGGAAGCGCCGCGCCCTGACCACCCGGGACAACGTCGGGCACCAGGCCCGCCGCGCCGCCACCGCGGAAGCCGAGAACGCCCGCCTGCGGGCCGCCGTCGCCGCCGTGCGCGCCCTCGACCAGCACCCCGGCGAGACCGAGGACGAGCGGGACGCCCGCCACCGGCAGCTCGACCCCGGCAACTACCAGTACACCCGCGGCATGGAAGACGCCCAGTGGGACGCCCGCCACGCCATCGACACCGCCCTCAAGGAGAACTGACCCGTGACCGACACCGCCCAGCCCGTCCCCGCCGACCTCGCGACGGCCGCCGCGCTCGCCTACGCCGCCTACGGCAACGCCACCGGCGGCCGGAACTTCCTCGGCGACCCGATGCCCGCCTGGGGCGACCTCCCCGAGGCCATCCAGCGCGCCTGGGGCGCCGCCGCCGCCGCGATCTGGCGGTACGTCACCCCGGCCAACGCCGACCACATGGACGAGGTCGCCCAGGCGATGCGCGAGGGGAAGGTCGGCCCCGAGGAGTGGACCAGCCGCGAGGTCCGCGACGCCGTCCAGTTCGCCGCCCGCCACCTGCGGGAGTCCGTCCACACCCCCATGGAGGGCTGACCCATGGGATGGAGCTCCGCCGGACCCAAGCTCTTCGACCCGATCGCCCGGCTCCTGGTGGACACCGGCGCCGAGCCCAAGCGCACGGAGGACGTCCTCGCCCAGGTGATCGGCGTGCTGCGCGAAGAGGACTGGGACACCGAGTACGACTCGCTGGCCCACTTCGCCGACCACCCCGCCGTGGTCCGGGCGTTCGCCCGCAACGGCGTCACCCTCACCGACAACTGACCACCCGAGCCCGGCCGCGCACCGCGGCCGGGCCCACCCCGCAAGGAGAACCCCGTGGAACAGATCCTCCTCACCGCGCCGGACCGCGCCGACCAGGCCGCCGTGCCGCTGCCGCCGTTCAGCGGCGACGAGCCGCCCTGCCCGAAGTGCCGCTGGGCCGGAGCCCTGACCTACTACCGGCCGCCCCTGCCCCGGCAGCGCTCCGAGTTCAACGGCCGCACCGACCAGCGCGGCCCCCTGCCCGAACGCCTGGAGCGCTGCTGCTCCCGCTGCGACTACCGCTGGGACGAGGCCCTGGCCGACCCCGCCGACCAGGTCGCCCAGCTCCTCGCCCACCCGGACGCCATCCCGGTGCCGCTGCTCATCACGCCCGCGATCGAGCGGCCCCCGGCCATCGAGGAGGACGTCCTCGCCATGCTGGAGCGCTGCCCGGAGGCGGACCGCCTGGACCCGGCCCACCACCGGGACCTCGCGGGCCGGCTCATCGCCCAGGCCGACATCTACCCGCGGTGGGACAGCGAGCCCCCGGCCGGAGGCTGGCCGACCCGGGCCACCCGCGAGGACGTCGCCAAGATCCTGGGCGTGGTCCTGCCGGACATGTACGTGGAAGGCCGGAGCACCCTCGCCGACACCGCCGACGTCCTCCTGGCGCACGCCATCGTCCACCTCCGCCCGGCGGCGACCGCATGACCGGCCGCATCCCGCTCGACGACCTCACCAGCGACCAGCTCGACGAGCTCTACGACCGGCTGGAATCCGCCGAGGCGGCGGCGGCCTGCACCCGGCACGCCATGCCGCTGCTGCGCCAGGCCCTCGGCGACCTGCCCGCCGCCTGCCGCTACCACGGCGCCCGCCTCGACCCCGATCGGTTCGCCTGGGGCCGGGAGGCGTGCTGCGACACCGGCGTCCCGTCCCGCAGGCGCCGGGAAGCCGAAGCCGCGCTCGACGTCCTCGCCCAGGCCGTCGAGCCCGTCCGCCGCACCGGCCCGAGCGCCGCCACGATCTCCGCGCGCGGCCAGGACCCGCGCCAGCCGGCGTGGGACGCGGTCTTCGCCATGATCGGCACGCTGCCCCGCGACGCCTCCGGCGCCGTTCACGGCGTCGCCCGCAACAGCCTGATCTGGCACGCCGTCGACGCCGCGCTCGTCGCCCTCGGCTACCAGTCCTCGTACGCGAAGCCGCCGCGTCCGGACACGGCGGCGGACAGCGTCCGGACAGCCGGACACGCCCCCGGCGGACACGCCCGCGCCCTGCCCGCGACCAGGGCGGACACCGTCCGGACGCAGCGCCGGGACAACGGAGCGCTCCGGCTCCCGTTCCGACACCGGCCGACCGCTGTCCGGGTGACCGTCCTCGGCACCGACGGCTCGCCGACGACCGCCCTCGTCGTCCACCTCCCGGAGCCCGACCCGTTCACCACGCCGGAGACCGACCCGTGGGCGACCGCGGGCCGTGTCGTCACCCGGGCCCCGGCCGACGCCTTCACCCGGCCCGCACCGACGGCCGGCGACATGACGGTGGTCCTCGACATCGCCCTCCCGGTCGACGACGGCCTGCGCCTGCTGGACATGTGCACCGTCCCCGGCGCCGACTACCCGCCGAAGATGCGGATGGTCAGCGTGGAGCTCTGGGCTCCCGCCGAGCTGCCCGGCGAGTGGGTCCACGCGACGTTCGGCGGGCTCTCCGGCCCGTCCGGACCGGAGATCGACGACGACCTGATGCGGTTCCAGTGCTCGGCACCGGTCGGCCCCCGCACGGGGCCGCTGACCACCGTGGCGGCCGCGATCCCGTCGGCCACGGACACCCGCCCGGACACCGGACACGCCACCGGCGGACATGTCCGCAGCCTGCCCGTGATCGGCGAGGGCGGGACCGGCTGCACGTTCCCGACCAGGGCGGACACCGCCCGGACACCGCCCGGACAACCGTGTCCGGACGCGGGCCCGGACTGCCCGGACACCTGCCGCCCGGACACGGCGGACAACCGGTGTCCGGACACCGGCGGACACGGCGGCGGACAGTGTCCGGACATCGTGATCAACACCAGCGGACTCGAGGACGAGACCCGCCGCCGACAGCTCGCCGCCGCGTTTGCCGCCGCCTTGGAGATCCCCGTCGACCTGATCGCCGGGCCCACCGAGGCCGTCCCGCCCGCGTGCGACCCGGCACCCGCCCACGACGCCGGCCCGTCGGCCTGCGACACCACAGGAGGGTTCGAATGACCCACCCCACCGACGAGGAGGAGACGCCGCTCCACTTCCGGCCGGACGCCCTGCGCCTGACCGTCCTCCAGCCCGACGCCCCGCCCGCCTTCACCTTCCACGCGCCGCCCAGGGAGCCGTTCTCCACGCCGGGCAGCGACCCGTGGACGATCCGCGGCCGGTCCGTCCCCCCGGACGCCGCGCACCTCTCCGGCAGCTACGACCAGCTCGGCCGCCCGCTCGCCGGCCAGCGCATGACCGCGCTGCGCATCCCGCTCCCCACCGCCGACGGCACCCGCCTCCTCGCGGCCTGCGTCACCGACACCGCCCCCGGCATCCCGCCCGCGGTCCGCCTCATCGCCGCCGAGATGTGGCTGCCCTCCACCACCCGGGGCGCGTGGACGCACCTCCTCTTCCCCGGCCTCACCCACGAAGTGGAGCTGGTCCCCAACCCGGACCGCCTGCTGCTCCACTGCCGCACCATCGCGACGAACACCTGGGGCACCGGCCCGCACGGCGACGGCCCGCCGGTCGGCCCGCACGCCCTGATGGTCGTCGCCCAGACCAGCACCCCGCCCCCGCCACCCGGCTGGAACCCCCTCAAATGAGGGCCCAAAAGTAGAACCGCCCCTACAAAGCCGCAGGTCAGCGGCACCAAAAAGCGAGAGGCCCCCGCCGCCTGCGGGGGCCTCTCACCGTTTCCGGGAGCCGTGAGCGAGGTGGGAGTCGAACCCACACGCCGCGAGCGGCCGCGACTTTTAAGGTCGCTGCGTCTGCCGGTTCCGCCACTCGCCCGAGCAAGAAGTGATCACGCTACGGCCAATCTCCCTGACCCGCCGTCACGAGTCAAGGCCGCTTCTGCGCCATCTGCCGCAGAAGCCCGGCCCAACTCCGCGTGAGCCCCGCCACGCCCCCAGCGCCCAGCACTGGGCACCACCACCCGGCAGCAGCCGGGAAACTGATGACACGTCAGCTCGAAGGAGCCACCATGCCCGCCCAGCCCACCACCACCGCGGCCACCCGCGCCGCCGCCGCGTACGCCGCCCTGACCGCCGCCCACGAGATCGGTGACTACCTGGTCCAGCGGGACGAGGACGCCGCCGCGAAGGGCCACCGCGGCCCGGCCGGCGCCGCCGCCTGCGCACGCCACGTCGCCAGCTACACCGCCACCCAGGCGCTCGCCCTCTGGGCCGCGAACCGCTACCTCGGCCTCGGCATCAGCCCGGCCCGGGCCGCCGCCGGCCTGGCCGTCTCGGCGCTCACGCACTACGCCGCCGACCGCTGCGCCGGGCACTGGGCCGAGACCGGCCCCGACGCCCCGCTGCTCGTCCGCGCCGCCCACCGCGCGGGGAAGGGCGGATGGCTCACCCGCGACCACCGCGCCGGAGCCCTCCTCGACCAGGCGTGGCACAAGGGATGGATCGCCCTCGCCGCCGCCGTCGCCGCCGGGCCCGGACACCGCGCCTGACCAGCACGGACACCGTCCGGACAGTGTCCGGACACGACAGCGGCCCCCACCCCGGAAGGGGAGGGGGCCGCCGACCCGGGCTCACAGCCCCAGGTCGTCCAAGGTGTACGCGGTCACGTACGGCAGGCCCGTCTCGGCGATCGCCGGGGCCGCGCCGCGCTCCACGATCACCGCGACACCCACCACCTCGGCGCCCGCCTCGCGCAGCGCCTCCACCGCGGTCAGCACCGAACCGCCGGTCGTCGAGGTGTCCTCCACCGCCAGCACCCGGCGGCCCTTCACGTCCGGGCCCTCGATCCGGCGCTGCAACCCGTGCGCCTTGCCCGCCTTCCGCACCACGAACGCGTCCAGCTTCCGACCGCGCGCCGCCGCCGCGTGCAGCATCGCCGCCGCCACCGGGTCCGCGCCCAGAGTCAGCCCGCCCACCGCGTCGAACTCCAGGTCCGCCGCCGCGTCCAACATCACCTTGCCGACCAGCGGCGCCGCCTCCGCGTCCAGCGTGATCCGGCGCAGGTCCACGTAGTAATCAGCCTCCAGGCCGGAGGAGAGGGTGACCTTGCCGTGCACGACGGCCTTGTCCTTGATCTGCGCCAGCAGGGCGTCCCGGTCATTGCTCATGAGTGATCAGTCTAGGGCCGCCCAGCACACCCGGAGCCCGCCCCGACCAGCGCGGACACCCCGCGACGGAAACGCCAGTGGCCCCCGCCCAGAAGGGCAGGGGCCACTCTCGAATGCATGGACGGCCGGATCAGGTACTCTCCCCAGCCGGTTGGGCCGTACCGCCCGGGCGGCCGTCCACGCCGCCCGGGCCGCGACCACCAGCAAGGCCCTGCACCAGCGCCGCTACCTCGTCCACCGCCTCACCAGACGCACCGGACAGCACCCGCCGCCGGCCAGCACAGACCACCTCCACCCAGTCGACATCCACGTCAGGTCAGCTCCTCGATGTGCGTCACCCGCACCGAGACGATGTCCCCGGCCCGGCCCGACTGGATCTCCGCACCCAGCGGCGCCGTCTCGCCCTCCGCGGTCGCACCCGCCGCCAAGTCCAAGGCGGTCACGGCCGTGCTGCCGAGCGTGTTCCCGTCCCGATCGGCGAACGTCAGCTTCGCCATGTACGACTCGGTGTCGTCGTCCGTCGACGTGATCGACCACTGCACGACGTAGGCGTGCGCCCCCCACACCGCATGATCCTGGTACCCGGCCGACACCACCGAGGCGAACCCGTCGTCATCGCCGACCTCCCCGGGCTTGAACGCCCGCTTCGCCTTCGACTTCGCCTTCGACTTCGCCTTCGACTTCGACGGCGCCGGCTTCGCCTTCTTCGACGCGGACGACGACGGCTTCGACTTGCTCGGCTTCGCGCCGTTGCAGCCGGCCAGCAGACCGACGGAGACGGCGGCCGCGAGCACCGCGGCGGTGATCCTGCGCATGGTGGAACCTGCTCTCTGTGCTGAGGTGGGTGCAGAGGGTAGCGGCCACTGGGCATGCCGGGGCCGCGCCGGGCGGCGTCGACGCCGCCGAGGTGGTGAACTACTTGGACGGCGGCGTCTCGGACGCCGACACCTTCCCGGCCCCCGTGCGGGGCCGGTCCTGGTACGAGCCGGAGTAGCCGCGCACGATGTCCTGGACGGTGCCGACGGAGACGCCGAGGTCGGCCGCGATGGCCCGGAACGTGATCTTGGCGGCGCGCTGCCTGAGGACGTACTCGCGCCGAATCCCCTTGAGGGCCTTCACTGCGCCGGGCTGGGCCTGCAAGACCTGGGTGATGGCGCGTGCCTGCGCCGCCGGGTCCTTCATCTGCTTGAGGACTTCTACGGCGGCCATGAAGCGCTGCGCCTCTTCCTCGGCGGCCCCGGCCTGGCGCACGACCTGGACCTGCGCCGGGCCGGTGTGCTGGTCGGTGCAGGCGAAGTTGTACGCCGGGTTCTCCTCCTTGATCGCGCGGCGCTCCTCCCCGTACGCGATGTCACGGCTGTCGTACCACTCGTCCGTGCGGCGCTCGACCAAGGGCCACCACGCTGTGCGCTGGTGGCCCTTGCAGCGTCCTTCGGGGTCGTACGAGGAGCCGATGTAGAGCAGCGCGCCGTCGGCGGCGTACAGCCGGTACACCGCCGCGCGCCTCGTCTCGCTACTGGGGTCCTGCCTTGTCGTGGTGCTCATCGCTGGGGGGAGCCTCCTGATCTCGCTTGAGGTCAGTCCGCTCCCCGGGGCGCAGCTTGCGCTCGCGGAAGTACTCGAGCACTGGGGGCCAGTTGAACAGGCGCAGGTTGCCCCGCTCCCAGACGGGGCCAGGGAACTCGGGGGTGGCGGCAAGCTGCCGGATGCGCGCCTCGGTCAGGCGCTTGAGACCGGCCTCCGCCAGGAGATCGGGCATCTCCGGGATGGTGCAGAGCTTCAACTGCGCCTCTTCGGCCCCGGCTTGACGCTCGTTCGGGGAGTCGGACACGGCTCCATCCTCTCAGACCTGCTTGCGCCAGCGCAAGCAGGTGGGTAGTCTCGTACTCATCAGCGGTCACCCCGGCCGACGTGGTTGCACACGGAGGCCAGGGTCGCTGAAAACGACGCTGCCCGGTGGTTGCACACCGGGCAGCGCCTAACAACCCCGCCCCGTGGTTGCACACGGGCCGGGACGTCCACCCCTGAGTCACCAGGAGCAGACGCATGAACCTTACCGATGTGATCACGCCCCCCGAAGAGGCGGCCGGTGCCGTTCTGGCGCGCGTCGCCGAGACGCTGCGCACCGCGTACCCGGGTGCCGCGCTGGGCGGCTCGGTGTACGGCCTGCTGTTCGCCGAGGCGTACAAGGCGGTCGACGCCGAGGCGGAGGCCGGGCTGCTCGCGCAGATCGCCCTCCGTCTCCTCCCGGAGATCACGGGCGGCATCACCCGCGGCGAGTACGCGCTGGTTCTCCTCAAGGCGGCCCGCGCGGCCGGCTACGAGTGGACCGAGGCGGACAACGAGCCGGTGATCCCGTCGATCCCCGGGTTCCCGCACCCGCGCAAGGAGCAGCCGGCGAAGGGCCCGGAGGACTTGGCGGAGGGCCCGCGCGGTCCGAAGGACCAGCCCGCCCCCGGTGGCTCGAAGGGCCCGCGCGCGGAGGTGGCGGCCTGATGGCGGACATCACCGAGGGCGCGGCCCGCGAGCACGAGCTCGCCCGTCAGGCGTACGGCACCCCTGAGCAGCGCGAGCAGCGGTCGGTGGACGCGCGCGATCAGCTCGCTGGCGCGCAGAGCCACGGCAACGAGGCCGCCGGATCGGTGGGTCTCTGATGCTCGACTGGCTGTTCGGCGGCAACGACGGCGAGACCGCGGCCACCGCCTACTCCGGCCGTGAGTCCGCCTCCGACCGGGCCACCCGGAAGGACCGCGAGAAGCGCCAGGCGCGGGAGACCAAGGAGAACCGGCGCCGCTCCAAGGCGGTCGGCGCGGCGGACCGCGCGGGTCGCGCGGCGCACCAGGCGGGCGAGCAGCGCCGCTTCGGCGGCCGGTAGCGCTTCCCGGCCTGCCCGCCCTGTTCACCGGCCGGGCCCACCCCCGTGGGCCCGGCCGCACCCTGTAGGACCGAGCGCGAAGGGCGCAGCAGCATGACGACCGAGACCCCGACCGAGCAGCCCCGCGTCCCTGGCGTGAAGTACCGCTTGGTGACCCGGCAGCGGATGGTCGAGACGACGATCGGCGGCGAGACCCGGCTCACCCCGCAGACCTACCAGGAGTGGGAGCCGGTACCGCCGCGCAACTTCGACGCGATCGGGCTGCGGGCGGTCGTCGGCCTCGCGGTCGGTATGACCGCCGTGTCGGTGGCCTGGTCGACGGCGAGCATCGGCGACCAGTTGTCCGGGGTGGTGACGCCTTGGATCGCCTACGGCGCGGCGGCTCTCTTCGAGCTGACGTGGATCGGTCTCCAGGTGATCGAGTGGCTGCTGCGCTACGACCCTGCGCGTGCGAAGCCGGCGATGGTCGGCGGCTTCCTCGCGCTGGCGGTCGTCGTCGCCTCGGTCATCACCCACGGCGTGGGCAAGGAGAAGGTCGCGGCCGGGGTGATCGGCGGCGGCGTCAGCATCCTCGCGAAGGGGATGTGGCTGGTGGTGATGCGGATGTTCGCGGTGCCGCTCGGTGAGGGCGCCGCTTCCTTCCTCCAGCAGAAGCGCGAGGAGCTGGCCGTCAACCGGGTCGTGCTGGGGGAGCAGCAGCGCCTCGACGGCGTCCAGGCGTACCTGGCCGCGGTCTACGGCCCGGAGGCCGCGCGGGCCATCGAGCCGCCCCGGCCCGCCCCGGCGCCGGAGCTCCCGGCTGCCGCACCGGCGGTACTCGAGGCCGCGCCGATCCCGGCGCAGCCCGAGCTCCAGCCCGTCCCGGCACCGGCCATCCCGGCACCGGCGGCGCCCGCCGCTCCGGCTCCGGTGCCCGCGCCGCCCGCCCCGCCCGTTCCGCCCGTTCCGGCCGCGCAGGTTCCGGCGCCGGTCGCTTCGGTCGCTGCCCCGGCCGCGCCCGCCGCTCCGGCGGCCCCGCCCGCCCCGGCCGCGCCCGCGCCGCAGCCGGCCCCGGCCGCACCGCCCCTCCAGGCCGTCGGCGGGACCCCGTCCGTCGCGGCTACCATCCGCGCCGCCCTCGCGGTCAACCCGGCCATCAGCGACGACGACCTGATCGCGCACGTCGCCAGCGTCCACGGCCCCAGCCGGACCTACGCCGAGACCGTGCCGCGCACCCGCCGCCGGATCGAGAACCCGACTCCGAAGAAGAGGAGCAAGACGGCATGAGCGCCACCCCGCCCAGCGACGTGAACGACCTGCTCGCCGGGATGGCCGAGGACGACGCGGCGGACGCCGCCGCGGACCTGGCCGTCGTCGAGGCTGCGGCTACGGTCGTCGAGCAGGCCGTCGGGACGGCCCGGGCCGTCCCGATCGAGGTCGATGCCCTGCTGACCAGCATGGTGGCGGCCGACGCGACGGACGCCTTCCACGACGCCGTCGGCGACGCCTTCGGCCCGATGATCGTGGTCGACCCCGAGCCCTCGGCGGCCCCGGCCATCCCGGCGCAGCCCGCCGAGTTGCCCGCGGTCCCGGCTCAGCCCGCCGAGTTGCCCGCGGTCCCGGCTCAGCCCGCCGAAGAGGAGGCCGCCGAGCCGGCCGCCGTTGAGGAGGAGCCCCCGGCGGCCCCGGCCCCGGTCATCCCGGCGCAGCCCACCGAGCCGCCCGCCGAGGTGCGCACCCAGAAGTACGACCTTCCCGAGGGGCACATCGTCGGCGGCGGCCGGTACCCGCGCCCGGGGGAGACCGTCGACCTGACCCCGCAGCCCGAGCCGGAGCCCGCCCCCGCCCCCGCCCCCGCCCCGGAGCCGGAGCCGGACGACGACGAGGAGCCCGAGGAGGAGCAGCAGGAGCCGGAGGCCGTCTTCCCCTGGTGGTCCTCCGTCAAGGTGAAGGCGTTCGCGAAGAACGCCCCCTCCGCCACCCCGGCGCCCCCGGACGGAGGCCAGGCCCCGGGCGCGCCCGTCCCGCCGAAGCCGAGCCAGCCCCCGACCGCCGGCGCCCCCGCCGCCCCGGCCGCGAAGTCCGAGTCGAAGACGGGCGGCAGCTGGAAGCCGAAGGACAAGCGCACGCGGTTCGTGCTGTTCAACGGCGCCGCCGCCGCGATCGGCTACGGCGTCGGCGGCTCCGACTACGTCTCCGGCTTCATGCCCGCCGCCGAGCACGGCATCGTCGGCACCTTCGGCCTCGCCTTCAACCTGGCCGGCTGGTACGGCGCGTGGAAGCTCCTCGGCCACCAGGCCGTGCAGCACGTCCTCCCGTACCCGTTCATCGCCCGGTTCGTCGGCACCCTCGCCGCAGGGGAGCTCGCCCGCAACCTCGCCCCGGTCGGCGTCCGCTGGGTCAACCAGTACGGCACCGAATGGGGCCTGGGCCCCAACGCCGTCTCCCTGATCCTCACCGCCGGGATCGTCAACGGCGGCCTGTACTTCCTGGTGGACCGGAGGGTCCGTCACCGCGGCGCCCTGGTCCGCTTCATCCTCCGCATCCCCCTCGCCACGGCCGCCGTCGCCACCCTCCTGTACGCCCCCGGCCCCACCCTCTGAAAGGCACCCGCACCATGAGCCAGATGATCGGCGCGATCACCTCCACCGGCTTCGCCGCCGGGTCCTCCCTCGCACTCATCGCCGGACTGCGCGGTAGCGACCGGATCAGCCTCAAGCGGGACACGGCTACCGGCCTTGGCTTCGTCACCGGGAGTCTCTGGATCGCCGCGGGGAGCATGTGGCTGGACTTCGCCAACAACGTCAACGAGATCCCCTCCTCCGTGTTCGGAGACGGCGGGGTCGGCAACGTCGGGCCCGGTGGCGTCGTCCTGTGCCTCGGGATCACCGCGCTCTGCTTCAAGTGGAAGAAGATGATCGTCCCTGCCGTCCTCGGCATCAGCATGGCCGTCTCGGCCCAAGCCGCCGGTGGCCTCGGCGGCACGGCCGTGAACGCGATCATCAAGATGTCCGGAAAGCTGGGCTGACCCATGACGAAGGGGGAGACCACCACCACCGAGGCTGCACCGGAGGACGAGCTCGACGCCCGCGCCGTCCTCCGGGCCCTCGGCCCGATCGCCGTTCTCCGCGGCTCCGTCGTCCTGGCCAAGCTGCTCCTGCTGCTCCTGATCCGCGCGCTCCGGGCCGCGGCCAACATGCAGCAGGAGGACAAGCCGGCCGAGGAGGAGGACGGGGAGGAGGGCAAGCCGAAGACGAAGGCCGCCAAGGGAAAGGGCAAGGCGAAGGCGAAGGGGAAGTCCATCGCCGACACCCTGGAGGGCCTGGGGATCGCCGCGCTGTGCGTCGCCGCCGCGGTCGGCACCGGCGGCGCGTTCGGCGGCCTCCTCTGGGCGCTCCTCACTCCCTGGCACGGCTACATCATCGGCGTGCTGATCGTCGCCTGGTACCTCGCCGCCGCCGGCGTCAGCCTGAGCCAGCCGCGCACCCGGGCTGCCGAGGAGGACGAGGAGGAGGAGGCCGAGGAGGAGGACACCGAGGAAGACGCGGAGGGCGACGAGGACGGGGAGTGGGAGTACTACGACGAGGAGGAGGCCGACGCCGAAAACGATCATGAAGCGGCGGGGGAGTGCCACTCCCCCGCGGTCCCGGCCCTCACCTTCGCGCAGGCCGAGGAGGCCCTGATGCGGCACGCCCTCTCCGAGGTCCTGGCCGCCGTCGCGGCCGGCCGGAAGGGCGTGCACCTCTCCGCCCTGGTCGAGGCCATGCCCCCAGGGTGGGACGTCTCCCTGCTGCGCATGGTCCTCGCCCGCTACCGCATCCCCGTCCAGAAGATGCAGATCCGCGGGTTCGGCAACACCTGGGGCATCCACATCGACGCCTTGAAGCGCGCCCTCAGCCGGTCCCCGGAGGAGTGTCTGGCCATGTTCGCCGACGCCCCCGGGCCGCACCTCATCGGCACCTCCTTCTGGCCCGAGCAGGTGGCCGCTCGGGCCGCCGTCCCGCCGGCCCCCGGGGCACCCGCCCAGGCCGCCCCCGGGGCACCCGCCCCGGCCGCCCCCGCAGCCCCTCCGGCCGCCCCCGTGGCCCCCGCCCCGGCCCCCGTTCCGGCCGCCCCCGTGGCCCCCGCCCCGGCCCCTGCCGCGCCCCCGGTCTCGGCCCCCGCGGCACCCCCGGCAGAGGCCCCCGTCCCGGCCCCCGCGGCACCCCTCGCAGAGGCCCCCGTCCCGGCCGCCGAGCAGCCCGCGATGGCCCGGATTCTGCACCTCGTCAAGGGCCCCTCCCCCGACCAGGTCGCGTGAGCCCGATCGGACCCGGTTGCCCCATCGACCATGGCCCCTGACCTGCGCATCTACCGTTGCCGGTTGACGGCATCAACCGCCTCCGGTTGCCCGGCGACCACCCCGGCGACCACCCCGGAAGGGGCGCTCCGGCCTCAGCTCTCGCGGCCAGAGCGCCCCTTCCCTCTTGCGCAGCGCGCTATCGTGGAGTCACACGGAGTGATCACGCCCCGGAGAAGGGGGGAGCAGCAATGCCGGCCTACCGCTGCGAGAAGTGCGGTCTCACGTCACGCGCGTTCCTGACGGCCGCCGGAGCCCGGGAGCACGGCGCCGAGCACCGGGCCCGCGCCCACGGCGGCGACTTCCCGGACGGCGAGTGCCTGGTCGCGAACGAGCCGTTCCTCCCGCAGACCTCCCAGGAGTGGAAGGCCGTCCTCGCGGTCGTCGCGCTCCTCGCCGCCTCCTGGGTCTGGCACCACGTCTTCGGCTGACCGCGGGCCGCGCCGGTCGCGACGAAGGGCCGCACCCCTAACGGTTAGGGGTACGGCCCTTCGTGCTGCCCGGGGTCAGCCGGCGAGCTTGGAGCGCAGCGTCCGCGTCTTGCGGCGGCGCCCGCCCGGGACGCCGTACTCCTTGGCGATGACGCGCACGGTCTCCTCGGTCCACGGGACGTGCTCGGCCATCTCCGAGTTGGAGATCATCGACGCCTTGAGGTCGTCGGCGACGGCCTCGCGGGCGGTCTTGCGCGCGATCTCCTCGTCCGTGACGGACTGAGCCCACGCCTTGAGCGCGGCGGCCAGCGCGGGGCTGGGCTTGTACTTCGGGCGGTCGGCGTGGCCAGGGGCGTTGCTGCGGATGAGGTCGCCGACGCCGTACTCGTTGGTGATGCCGTGGATCGTCGCGGTGGTCCACGGGACGTGCTCGGCGATCTCGGCCACGGGGATGCGGTACTCGCGGAGGTCGTCGGCGACGGCCTTGCGGGCGGCATGGCGAAGCCGCTCCTCCTCCTCGACGGAGTCGTGCCACGCCTTGAGCGCGCCGGTCAGGGCGGCGCTGGGCTCGTACGGCGGGGCGGTGGTGGCGTGATCGGTCGGCATGCCTGGAGTGTGCCACGAACCGGCTTGGGCAAACCCGCTTTGGGATGCAGGTTCGAGAGAAGTTCGGAAAATTAACTTGGGAAACCTGGGTTAGCCAAATGGATTTGAGGAAATGATGGAGGTGTACCACTCCACACCACCCCACCGAGAGGCCCCCAGTGACCGACCGCACCGACCGCGCGAGCTACGCCGAGTACCTGGCCGCGCACTCCCCGCTCGCGAAGGCCGCCCTCCTCTTCGGCGAGACCGTCGCCGAGGTCGACGCCGAGCGCGCCCTGGCCGAAGCCGAGGCCGAGATCGACGCCGCGTACGCGGACATGCCGAACACCCACTTCTTCGGCAGCAGCAAGGAGATGCGCGCCGACATCGAGCGGCGCACCGACATCAGCGACCGCGACGTCCTGGTCATCCCCAGCGAGGGCGTCATCGGCGTCCTGATCGGGAACCGGCCGGTCGCCATCACCCAGGAGCGCGGCGACCTGAACCTCCCGGCCGGCCCGATCGACGCCGAGCGATACGGCCGGAGCCTGGGCCGCGCGACCGAACTCGCCGGTCAGTACGGCTTCCCGATCGACGCCCGCCACCTGCCCGCCCCGGCCGACCCCGACGAGGGGACCACCACCCGCGGCCGATACCTGGCCATGGTCGGCTCCGAGGAGCACTGGCCGAGCTTCCACAGCCGCGACCTGGCCGTCCAGCACGCCGCCAGCTACGGCCTCACCGCCAGCGCGGTCCGCGACGTCACCGCCCAGGCCCCGGCCGCGCACCCGGCGCTGGCCCACCTGCCCGCCCTGACCGCCTCGCCGATGCCCGAACCGCACTGGACCCCGGCCGGCGGGCGGCGCGGCGAATCCGTTCTCGACGCGCTCGCCGACGCCTTCGCCAACCGGGTGGAGCCGAGCATGGCCAAGGTCGACATCCCGCTCGCCCCGAACCACTGGCAGCTCGCGTTCCAGCAGCCGCAGCCGGCCCCGGCCGCGCTCGGCACCTACCCGCGCCACGACACCCACCCCGACGTGGTCGCCGCCCGCGCCGCGCTCCTGCCCATGCCCCCCGCCCGGCTCGACGACGACTTCGACCCCGAGGATGCCGGGCCGGACGTCCATGGCTTCTTCGTCGAGCCCCGCGCCGAAGGCGAGGTCCGTGGGTTCTGGATGGAGGCCGGCCAGCTCGCCAACGTCCGGCGCGGTGCCACCGGAGGCATGCGCCTGACCGCGATGGCCGCCAAGTTCACCGCCGCGGGCTGGACCGCCCACTCGGACGGCTTCTTCGTCACCGCCCAGCGCGCCGCCGCGCCGACCGAAGGCGACCTGGTCATCGCCGAGCTCGCCAAGCTCGACCGGCGCTGCTGGCTCAACGACGAGGGCACCGGCATGACCCATCTGGTCGTCGCCCTGGACCGGCAGGTTGACGACCACGGCGACGCGCTCGGCGGCCCGCACATCCTGATCTACGCCGGCGAGCAGGCCGACCGACCCACCGCCGAGCACGACGAGCCCTGGTCCGCTCACCTCCACGGCGCCGACGGCGACTACGTCACCGAGATCGGCCCGAACTTCTCCGGCCACCTCGACGCCCGCGCCGACGCCGAGCGCATCGCCCGCGAGGTCGACGCCTGGATCCGCGCCTTCACCGGCGCCAGCACCCGCGCCTGACCGGCCCCGCCCACCGGCCGCCGGGCGCCCGCCCGGCGGCCCGCCCCATCCCACCAGGAGGAACCCCCATGTACGAGATCCGCGTCAGCCACCCCGCCCTGATCAGCCGCACCTTCACCGCGAAGGACGGCGGCGAGCTCCGCAATCTGGTCTGGGCCGTCGCCCGTGCCGCTGGCCAGCCCATCGGCGACGGCGAGGACCGCGAGATGGTCCACGAGGTCGGCGACCTCCGCTCCCGCGCCGACATCGAGGGCGTCGGTGTGCTCGACGTCCGAGGCGTCACCGTGCGGGTCATGAGCACCGCCCGCGGCGACTGGGAGGAGTGCGAGGGCCACGACGACAACCCGGACGTGGGCCTGGGCGAGACCGACTACTGCGACGGGACGTGCGTGGTCCGCCCGATCTTCGGCTGCGAGGACGAGGCCGCCCTGGCCGCCGCGCTCGCCTGACCGCGCGCCAGCCACCGGCCGCCGTGCGGCGGCCGACGGAGCCCCGTCCCCGACCCCGGGGGCGGGGCTCCGTCATGCCCGACCCGGAGAGCCTTTGCCAACTCTTTGCCAAACCAACTTGGGAAAACTGGGTTAGTCAAATCGACTTCCGGAAATGATGTGAATAGAACCACACGCCACCCCACCCCAAGAGAGCGAGGGCCCCCACATGGCCAGCACCGCGACCACCAAGGCCCCCGCCCAGCCCGAGCAGCAGCGCTGCATCAAGTGCCACCGGATCCTGCGCAACGCGAGCCCGGACGGGCTCGGCCCCAAGTGCAGGGGCCGGGTCCGCAAGGCCACCAAGGCGCCCGCGATGGCCGCCTTCAAGCCGGCCCTCGTCGAGAAGGCCGTCGAGATGTTGGAGCAGGGCGCGGTCCAGCCGCTCCGCAAGAGCGGCAAGAACGAGGTCTTCCTCGTGGTCAGCGAGGACGGCAGCCAGACCTACCGCACCGCGCGCGCCGCCTGCACCTGCAAGGCCGGGCTGCGCGGCCAGCACATGTGCAAGCACCGCATCGCGGTGATCGCCCTGACCGTGCGGGCCACCGCCGAGCAGAGCGCCCCGATCGCCCTGGGCATCGCGGCCTGACCCCCACCAACCCCCCGGCCGCCGGGCGGGGCGGGAATCCCGCCCGGCCGGCCACCCCCACCAGGACAGGAGAACGCCATGTTCGTCGAGGTCGTCACCCACGCAGGAGGCTCCACCCCCGGCATCGCCGCCGAGGCCCACGCCCTGATGCTGCTGCGGCGCGCCCGCCAGCAGGACGCCGCGATCGAGGCCACCCCGGAGGGCGGCGCCCGGATCACCTGGTCCCGCCCGGCGGGCGGCGGCGCGGTCGCGATCCGCTCGATCGAGCTCACCCCGGCCGCGACCCCCGAACCGCTGGACGCCACGGTCCTGCCCTACCTCGCGATCGTCGCCACCGGCGACGCCTGGATCGAGAGCGGCGCGAGCGGCGAGGCGATCCACACGTTCATGAACTCCATCGCGCCCGGCGCGACCGCCCGCCTGCTGGCCCGCGGCCTGGTCGCCGAGTACGGCGCGCACCGCAAGGTCCGCCTGACCCTCGCGGGCGGCCTCGGCCTGGTCGCCGCCGCCCACTACGCCGAGGCCGTCAAGACCGCCGCCCGCTGCACCTGCGGCCACGTCGACGAGCGCGGCGACCAGCAGGCCGCCCGCCTCGCCGCTCGCGCGCACGTCCGCGAGCAGGCCGCCCAGTTCGTCGACCGCCTCGCGCCCGCCTTCATCAACGCGGTCACCGTCGCCGCCCGCTGACTTGCCCTCACCCCGCAGAACGGAGACCCCCGCGATGACCCAGCTCCTCAACCTGACCGCCGCCCAGGGCACCGGCTACGGCGCCCGCACGATCCGCCTCGCGGACGGCAACAGCCTGTCCCTCGCCGCCGGTCCGCGCGCGGCCTGCGAGCCCGCCCCCGGCGAGAACGGCGTGCCCGACGACTACGCGGGCCCGTTCACCAGCCTGGAGGTCTACCTCTTCCCGGGCCTGGACGCCCCGGCCGGCGCCGACTGGCGCACGGAGGTCGACACGGCGGTGCTGGTCGCCGCGCACATCACCGCGAAGATCGACGGCCGCCTGTTCCTCACCGTCCCGGTCGACGCGGTCCGCGCCCTGATCGAGGCCCACGGCGGCGAGGACCCCGACCGCAACTGACCGCCCGGACACGGGGCGGACAGTGTCCGCCCCGCGTCCCGGACAACCCACGGACAACCCACCTGACCACCCACCCCGGTGAGGGGCCCGGCCAGGGCCCCTCAGCCGACCCCCGAAAAGAGGAAGACGCCCATGTCAGGACTGCTCGTGCTCGCCCTGATCGCCGCGGCGGTCTGGGCCTGGCACCGGTACGGCCAGAGCGGCGGGACCGGTGCCGGAGCCTCCGCCGCCGCCCGCGCCCGCGAGCTGCGGACCCTGCGCGTGCGCCTGGCCGCCGCACTCGGCATCCAGACCGACGCCGGGAAGCAGGCCGCCCGCTGGGCGGCCGGAGCCGAAGGCGAACGCCGCGTTGCCGACCGCCTCGCCCCGCTCATCCGCGATAAGTGGACGCTGCGCTTCGACCGCGCGCTGCCCACTGGCCGGGCGAACGTCGACTGCCTGGCCATCAGCCCGACCGGCCGGGTGTTCCTCCCGGACGCCAAGCGCTGGTCGAGGCACTACCCGGTGACCGTGAGCGGCGGACGCCTGTTCCACGGCGACCGCGACGTCACCGGCCGACTCGACGGCCTGCGCCACGAGGCCCGCGCGGTCGCCGGCGTCCTCGGCGTCCCGGTCACGCCGATCGCGGTGATGGACGGCGCGCCGCTCGTCGGCGCGAACGGCCAGGCCGTGCGCGAGCTCACCGTCGACGGCGTGCGCATCGTCCCCGCCGACCGGATCGCCGACGTCCTGCGGGTCTCCGGCGCCCTGCCCGGCCAGCGCACCGCCGCCCACCTCACGAAGACCGCCGACAGGGCCCTCAAGCCCTACACCAGCCGCTGAACAGGAGACCGACCACCATGCACCCCAACACGAGGTTCAAGCGGACCCACATCCTCACCCCGCGCTCGTACGCCCCGACCGGGTTCACCGGAGCGGCGTTCAAGGAGTCGCCGTTCACCGCCAGCGGCAGCTACGACTTCGGCTACCTGACCGGCCGGGAGACGGACCTGCGGGTGGACATCGCCCGCAACCGCGGCCAGCGGATCGTCCCGGACGTGACCGGTGCCCTGACGATCCACAGCGAGCGCCGCCCCGGCAGCTTCGTGCGCCTGGACGTCGTCGCGCACGCCCGGAAGCTGACCGGCCGCCAGGCCGAGGATCTGGAGATCATCGCCCGCAGCGAGCACCGCGCCCGGGTCGTCCGCGACGGGCACGGGCACCCGGTGCAGATCCTCGCCGGCCTCTGCGCGATCCCGCGCGTCCAGACGGAGATCCTGCTCCAGCGCGGCTGGCTGGCCGAGCAGCCGTACAGCGACCGGGTGTGGATCTCGACGGCCGGACGGATGGCCATGGCCCACCGGTACGCGGCGACCGAGGGCCTGAACACCCGGGTCCTCAAGGGCCTGTACCTGGACGCGGCGCTCACCGCCGCCACCCGGGCCCGGCTCGTGAACAGCCAGGAGACCGCCCGCCACGCCGAGGCCGTGCTGTCCGCCTGACCACCCCTCGCGGCGCCCGGGCAGCCGGCCCGGGCGCCCGGACCACCACCAGCAAGGAGCCACCAGCCGTGACCGTCTACCTCGCGCTCGGACCCTGCACCCCCCGCTGCATCGCCCCGCGCGGCGAGCACTTCCCCGACGAGCGCTGCACCCCGGCCGCCGACATGCGCAAGGGCGACACCGTGTCCGCCGCCGGCGCCCTGTCGATCCTGCTCGCCGACCCCACCACGGACCCGGAGCACCCGGGCTGGGTGATCCTCGCCTTCGACACCTGCGACCCGCGCTCCTACCCGGCCGGCGAGGTGTTCCAGATCCGCCGCCCCGCCCCGGTGCGCGTCGCGCCCGAGCTGCCCGAGGGCACCCGCCGGTTCCGCGTCCACCCGGTCGGCGGCCAGGCCGTCGACTGCCACCTGTGGCCCTGCGGCAAGCTCACGATGGACATGGGCGGCCAGCGCTGGCGGTCCGCCTTCTCCTTCGCCGAGATGCGCGAGATGGGCTGGAAGGACGCCCGGATCGAGTGGGACGTCGAGGGCCCCGCCCCGCAGGACCAGCCGCTCCCGCCGACCGGACCGCTCGCCCTCTTCGACGTGTCCGGACACGCGGACGCCGGACGTCCGGACAGTGTCCGCGCCTCGGGCTGACGCCTGGGCGGCCGGCGCCCGGGCGGACACCCGGGCGCCGGTTGTCCGGACAGTGTCCGGACACGCCTGACCTGCGGAAACGGGCGCAGCGCGGACAGTGTCCGCAGATGTCCGGCGGACACCGGCGGACATGTCCGGACACCGTGTCCGGGCGGCCCGCGATCCACCGCGATTCCCCGGTACCCCAGGGTGTCCCCAGCGTTGGACATAGTGCCTACCCACTAACCATGAACGGAGCCAGATGACCCCCCAGCCTCCCAAGACCCCGGCCGTGGCCCTCGCCCGCGTCCTGCGCTCCCTCGGCCTGACCCAGGGCAAGGGCGGCGACTTCCGCGTCACGGGCGAGTACCGCAACGGCGAGCGCATCGGCACCTTCGCCCTGCTCCTCACCCGCCGCGCGGACGAGGTCGCCACCGAGCACGCCGACGAGATCGAGAAGCTGGCCAACGAGGACGGCTTCTCGTTCCGCGTCTCGGTGCGCTACATCGACGGCAAGCCCCGGCCGTTCGCCACCATCGCGAACTACGGCTCCCGCATCCGAGACACCCCGCCAGCGGCCGAGGCCGAGCCGGTGACCGCTTCGACCGCCGAGGTGCCTGCCGCGGCCGAGCCGGAGGCGCAGCCGGACCCGGACGCCGGACTCACCGCGATGGCCATCGCCGAGCGCCGTCAGGCGTACGCCCTGGACTGGTCGATCGGCCAGGCCGCCCTGATGGACGCGGCCGGCTCGGTGCGGCTCCTCTACGACCGCGACGAGCAGGGCGCCCTGCGGCACTGCCCGGTGCCCGGCGAGATCGGACGGGTCGTCGAGGACGAGCGCGTCGCCCCGCTCGTGGACGCCGGGTTCCTCGCCATCACCGAGCCGTACGGCCCCGGCAGCAAGCGCATCAGCACCACCGAGGACGGACGGCACGCACTCCAGCTGTGGAGGCGCTGGCGGCCCGACCCGGCCATCAAGGAGCGGACGGAGCTCCAGCCGCTCATCGGCGGCCAGGAGGAGGACCGGCGCAAGGCCGCGGTCATCCAGGAGGCCCGGGAGCGGATGGAGCGGCGCCAGGCCGAAGCGCTCAACTGGACCAGCACGCAGGCTGACCTGATGCTCACCGCCGCAGGCGGCCAGCTCCGCATCGACCCCGGCGACGTCCTGCGCCACATGTCCGCGCCCGGCCGCCCCGGCCGCCGCCTCGACCTGCGCCGCCTCCTCCCGCTCACCCGCGCCGGATTCCTGACCACCGCCCCGGCCGACGCGGCGGGCTGCAGGCCGGTCGCCCTCACCGCCGACGGCCGCCGCGCCGTGGAGGTCTGGAAGCGCTGGGAGGCCAACAAGGAGCCCCGCCGCCCCTGGTACGAGGAGCTGATGCCGCTCGTCCCGCTCTTCGGCGGCCAGGAAGCCCTCTGCCGGGACCGCGAGCGCCGCGAGGAGGACGCCGCCCGCGACGCCACCAGCCAGGCGTTCCACGACGCCTTGGACCAGCTCCTCACCTGGGAGGAGCGGCAGGCCCGGATGCGCGCCGCCTGGGCCAAGGTCGAGGGCATCCGCAACCCGGTCGCGCCCCGCCCGGCCGGCTGGGCGCCCACTGACGACGAGGCCGCGCGGCACGGCCTCGCGCCGACCGTGGTCCGCGAGCTCCGCGAGGAAGCCGCCAACCCGGAGCCCCGCCCGGCCCTGCCAAACCCGCGCACCCCGGCCCGGCCGGAGCGCGCACCGCTCCCGGCCGTCCCCAGCGGCTCGGAGCAGCTTGGCCTGTTCGACCTGATCGCCGCCTGACCCACCGATAGCCTGATCACGCCCGACCGAAGGAGAACCCGATGGGCGCCTGCCTGGACCCCACCCCCGCGATGACCCCCTGGTGGAACATCGAGATGCGCGGCGAGTCCGCGTACCTCTACGCGACGGTCTACAACGCGGCGACCAGCCGCGAGCGCTTCGAGGAGGGCGTGGCCACCCCCGAGGAGCTGGACGCCTCCTGGGTGATCGTCGACGCCGAGAGGACGCAGGTCCCCGGCACGCCCGAGGCGTTCATCGCCATGCTGGACCAGATCCTCGGCCACCCCGGCTACCCGCGCTGGATCGCCGAGGGCGGCGAGCCGCGCACCACCGCCCGCGCCGAGGGCGTCGACGGCCGCCTCGTCATCACCGCCGAGCTGTACCGCTACGAGGAGGGCCGCGAGGACGGCCGCCTCGGCTGCGTCGAGATCGTGTACGAGGACGTCGCCGCCCTCCGGGCCGCCGTGGCCGCCCTGATCTGACCGGCCGCCGGCGACAGCGAAGCGCCCGCCACCACCCCGACCGAACCGGGGGCGGAGGCGGGCGCTTCTCCGTGCCGGGGTCAGTCCCCGGGGCGGGTGATGCGGACGTTGGAGAGCGGACCGGACTCGAGGTCGCCGCCGCTCTGCGGCGGGGCGTAGCGGCCAGGTACCGGCGGGGCCGGCCGGTCGGCCCGCGCGAGGTCCGCGCGGGCGTGGATGTTGTCGGTCTCCACCCGGGTGATGCGGACCTGGCCCCAGGTGATGATCAGTTTCCAGAGGACGCCGGACGCGCCGGCGATCCCACAGGCCAGGACGAATGCGGTCGTGTCCTTCATGGGCCCGAGCCTACGAAGCGTCCGGGCCTGGGCCGGTGCGGCGCGCAGCGGTCAGCGCTTCGGCGCCTTGGTGTGGGAGTGCCCGGAGGCGATGTCCGCGACCCGCTGCGTGGTGAGGCCGAGGTGCGTGGCGATCTCACCGTTGGAGTGGGTGGTCTTGAGCGCCTGGAAGACGTCCTGTCGCTGCTCGCGCAGCCAGCGCTGGAGCTGCGGAACGGCGTTGAGGGCTTCGCCGAGCTGGGCGGCGGTGTGCATCGTGGGGCCGCCGGCGATGAGCTCGGCGAGGGCGGCGAACGGCTCGGGCAGGGGGGTGGAGGCCATGCGGCCAGCATAGTGGGCACCCACTATGCGCAGGGGCCGACGCGGGGCGGCGCGACCGGGCGCAGCGTCGCTGACCTGCGAAAATACGTGAAACTCATTTGGTAAAACTGGTTTGGTCAAATGGGTCACCGGGGATGATGAAAGTAGAACAACAAGCCACCAAGCACCGACCAAGGAGTCAGCCGTGAACGTCACCACCGCCACCGACCGCATCGCCACCCTCGGCGCTCGCGCCTTCACCGCCGCGGCCGACGCCCGCGCCCGCCTGACCACCGCGCTGGCCGCGCCCGGCGCCTTCCTGCCCGGCCTGATGGACGAGGTGCTGGCCGCCGAGGCGAAGGCCAAGCCGTGGATCAAGCTCAGCAAGCGGGCCGAGCGCATGGGCATCCGCGAGGCCCTGGCAAAGACGCGCCAGGAGGCCACGGAGGCCGTGATCGGCTGCGGGTTCTCCTCCAGCACCAGCCTGGTGGTCACCGCGGCGTCCCTGGCCGAGCTGGAAGGGCAGCGCCGCTTCCTGGTCGCCACGGAGAACTTCGAGATCGACGCCGACTGATTCTGCGCGCCCACCGCGTAGTGGGTAGCCACGAAAGGCTCCGGCCGGGCATCATGCCCGGCCGGCCCCGTTCCAGCCGAGAGGACAGCACCATGCGCATCCCCACCCCCCGCCGCACCCGGGTCGACATCGCCACCGCCGCCGCAGTCCTCGCCGCGGCCGCCGCGCGCGGCACCTGGCGCCCGGTCGACGGCGGCCTGGAAGCCATCGTCGGCCGCGACGGCTACGGCTGGACGGTCGCCCTGGTCCCGGCGGGCACCGACCGCAAGGGCCGCGCGATCCCGGCCCAGGCCCGCATCACCCACCGGCAGGGACTCGGCGGCTGCGAGCCCGTCGACGTCCGGGCCACCGGGGAGCAGGCGGCAGCGATCGTCGCGAGCCTGGCCGCCGGCGAGCGGCCCGCCTCCGCGCGCGGCCTGCTGCCCGGCCAGCGGCGCGCCGGGCTGGTCGCCGAAAACATGGCCTGACCTGCGATTTCTTCGCGTCACCCCGGTACTCCAGGGCGGGTTCCGCGTTGAACATAGTGCCTACCCACTAAGCCCCAAGTCCGAGAGGCCAGCGCCATGACCGTCACCGCCGAGACCGCCACCGCCGTGTTCGCCGCCGCCGCGAGCTCCACCTACTGGATCCGGACGAACCTCGGGCCGCGCACCGTGGTCAGCCACGAGGGCTACGACTGGACGATCGAGCTGCCCGCCGGCGACCAGCCCGGCCGGGCCCGGATCACCTACTGCGCGGCCTGGGGCAACACCGAGTTCCTGGACGTCCCGGCCGCCTGGGGCCAGACCATCCAGATCGTCGAGGCCGCGATGGCCGCCACCCGCGTGCTCTGACCCGAGCCCGCACCCCGACCGGCCGGGCGCCCGCCCGGCCGGCCCCACCCAGAGAGGACGCGCACCATGACCGCGAGCACCATCGCCTTCCCCACCGACCCCGCCCAGCTCGGCGACGCCGTGGGCCGCATCGCCGGCTGGACCGCGAAGTGGCTGAACGAGCTGAACCCGAACCTGTCGCGGGAGATGCTGACCGAGCACTTCACCAACGACCACTCGGTGGCCGCCATCGCGGCGGTGTACACCCGCGGCCTGGCCGACGGCCTCACCCCCGGCGACGCCGCCGCCGCGGCCGGGAAGATGCTGATCGAGACCTGGACGAAGGCCGCGCTGGAGGCCCAGGACGAGGTGGTCCGCGAGAGGGCCGCCGCGCGCGAGGCGGAGATCGACCGCCTGCTCGCCGAGGACGAGGCCGAGACCGAGGCCACCGGCGGGTGCCCCGCCTGCGACACCCAGGCGATCGAGATGTGCGTCGGCTGCGGGTCCTGCCGGTGCGACCGGCACGACGACTGCGAGCGCCCCGCCGAGTAGGGCGCAGCACCGGCGGCCCGGGCGACCGGCCCGGGCCGCGATTCCCTGCGTCCAGCCACGCGGCGGACGTAGTGCCTACCCACTAAGCCCAGAGAGAGGCGCACCCCATGCGCGAGATGACCAAGGCCCCCTGCACGTTCCTCCTCGTGGTGAACGACGAGGAGCCGACCCACCCGGACTTCTGGCTCGGGCTCCGGGAGCCGGAGCGCGACGTGCTCCACGTCGAGGCCGCCCCGGCCGACCCGGCCACCCGCGCCGAGCGCAAGCAGGAACTGCTCGACCAGGCGGTGACCGAGCAGGGCAACCTCCAGGTCTTGGAGTACGCGGCCGTGAGCGCGGACGCCGCGGCCGGCCAGGCCCGCGCCGAGTTCGCGGCCGACCGGGCGATGCTGCGGACCCCGGCGGACGTGATGCGCCTGGCCCTCGCCGAGTACGGGATCACGGCCCAGCACGGCGAGGACGTCGGCAACAGCTGGCTGGAGGTCGACGGGCCGGGTGGGAGCTACGCGGTGATCTACGTGGACACCTCGGCGGCCGAGGGCTGGGACCTGCCGGACACCTGCGTGGACATGCCGCTCGCGGAGCTGGGCGGGAGCGAGTGGTTCGTCCTGGCCGTCGGCCGCGACCACGCGGAGCGCCTGGCCCTGTCCACCCCGATCGAGACCGGGGTGCCCGCCTGCGTCGAGTACATCGCAGACTGGCTGACCGCACCGGAGGAGCCCGGACAGGCGGCCTGACCTGCGAAAACTCCGGAAATCCATTTTGTAAAACTGGTTTGGCCAAATGGATTTCCGGAAATGATGAAAGTAGGACAACAAGCCACCACCCCAAGAGCCAAGGAGCCCCCATGCGCTACGCGACCGAGACCAAGAGCTACGCGATCTACCTCGGCGGCCCCGGAGCTTGGAAGGCCGCCGAGACCACCGAGAGCGGCGACCTGGCCACCGACTGGTACGAGGAGGAGGACCTGGTGGACGCCATGCAGGCTGCCCTCCGCGCCCGCCTCGCCAGCTTCACCGAGGCCATGCCCGAGGTGACGGGCGACTGGGCCGGCTACTGGGCCCGCGTGCGCGAGGCGGACGCCCGGGTCGGCGTCCAGGTCGGGTTCATGGAGATCCCGGGCCTGGGCACCGGCTACTTCCTGGTCGCCAGCCAGATCGAGATGGACGACGACGAGCCGGCCGTCGACCCCGCGTGGGACGCCCGCCTCCGGGTCGCGACCGACGCGCTCGGCCTGACCCCCACGACCAGCGCGACCTGGATCGACGCCCCGATCGAGCTCTGATCGGCCCGCCCGGCCCCCACCTCGGGGGCCGGGCCCCTGCCCACTAGCCCAGAAAGGCCCCGCCATGACCGCCACCGCCACGCCCGACCCGGCCGCGACCACCTTCTACCTGTGCGACCTGGCCCCCTACGTCGCCCGCCTCCTCGGCCCCAGCTGGACGGGCCGAGAGCTCGGACACCGCGAGGTCATCGAGGACGGCGTCCTGGAGGTCATCTTCGCGGGCATCTACGACGACGCCCTCGACGAGGACCTGATCGGGGTGACCGTCGCCAAGGGCAACCTCAGCACCAGCCGGGACATGCGCCCGGAGGAGGGCGAGGACCTGGCGGCCTTCGGCGAGCGGGTCGCCGCGGCGATCCGCGAGATGCGCGCCCAGCTCGACCGGGCCCGGCTCGACGCGGCCCCCTCCGGCCCGGCCCCGTCCGACGGGCAGGACCCGCTGTTCTGACCGGCCACCGGCCCGGCCCCAGCCCGGGGGCCGGGCCGCCCCATGCCACGAGCGAGAGGAAGACGATGGAGAGCACCGAGAAGACCCCGGCCGACAGCGCCCGGCCGAAGCCGCACATCACGATCACGCACACCCGCGAGGCGGGCACCCTGCTGGACGGCTCCAGCCCGGGCGACGGCGTCTGGGAGATCGTCCACCCGCTCGGCGTCCGCTCGTCCAGGACGGTCGGCCTGTACCTGCGGAACTCGCGCGACAAGCGGGCCAGCTGGAAGATCAACGAGATCCAGCGGGCCCTGGAGGCCGCCGGCTACCCGGTGACGGTGGAGGTCGACGAGTACGTGCGCCGGTCCTTCGCCGAGGCCGAGGACGACCGCACCGAGCGGGCCGAGGACCGCGCCGAGCGCTTCGAGGGCTACGCGGGCCGGGCCGCCGCCGAGTCCGACGCCCGCCACAAGGCGGCCGGGGACATCGTGCGCCACATCCCCTTCGGGCAGCCGATCCTCGTCGGCCACCACAGCCAGCGCCGCGCCGAGAAGGACGCCGAGCGGATCGACTCGCACATGCGGAAGTCGATCGAGGCGGCCGACCGCTTCCGGCACTGGGCGGACCGCGCGGTGTCCGCCGAGCACTACGAGCAGCACCGCAAGGACCCGGGCGTCACCCTGCGCCGGATCGCCAAGCTGGAGGCCGAGGAGCGCGGGCTGCACCGCCAGCAGAGCAAGGCAGTGAAGAGCGCCATCGCGGGGAAGATCGGGCCCGAGGTGCTGGTCGACGTCCTCGCGGCGAACGACCTGGACCTGCTGGACCTGGCCGACGAGCTCGGCTACTGGCGGCGGGTCGTCGCCGACGCCGAGGCCGCCGGCGCCAAGATCTGGCGCCCGGAGGACTTCGTGCCGGGCGACTACGTCTGCTACATCGGCACCTGGCACCAGGTGGCCCGGGTGAACGCAAAGTCGCTGTCGATCGCGTGGAACCTGCGACTGTCCGGCAACGTGCTGACCGTGGCGGACGCCACGCAGGACGGCCTGGTCGGCACGCACACGGCGGACTACACGAAGGTCAAGGGCCGGTGCCCGGAGGCGACGATGGACGCCTACATGGCGGACGGGAAGGTCCCCGGCCTCAAGACGGCCCGGGAGGCGTCGGCGGCGCACCCGGCGAGCGCCCTGCGCGAGGCCGCAGCGGCGAAGCCGAAGGCGCCGAAGAAGCGGGCCGACCCGAAGGTGCCAAAGCGGGTGAAGGTCGAGTGCCGGTGGGACGCCACGGAGGCGGCGCTGTCCTGGCTGAACGGGGTGGGCAAGCCGCACGGCGCGCACGAGCCGGTGACGATCCGGGCGGCGGAGGGACGGAAGTACACCGAGTCGGTGTGGTCGAGCGCCCTGCTGGCCCAGGTGACCGCGGTGCTGGCCGAGCACGGCTACCGGCACCGGGGAAGCTGGAAGGGCTCGCCGGGCCAGGGCATCGTGTGCGCCATCGAGCCGGTCCCGGCGGCGGCCGAGCAGCAGGCGCCGGAGCCGGTCCCGGCCGGGCAGCCGGCTGCGCCCGACGTCCCGCCGGTCGAGCCGGAGCCCGTCACGGAGGAGCCCGCCGCGAAGGCCGAGCCGGAGCCGGAGATGGCCTCTGACCTGCGGATTTGCGGTAACTTCTTTACTCAAATTGGTTTGGACAAGTCGACTTCCGGAAAGGATGGAGGTGTAACCAATCACCACTCCACCCGGAAGGCCAGCGCCATGCCCAACGCCACCACCCCCTACGCGGATTGGTTCCAGGCCCTGCTCGGCGAGAACAAGCCGCTGGCCATGGGCGCCGAGGAGTTCGAGCGCGCCGCGTACAGCGGCCACGTCTCCTACGAGCTCGGCGGCACCGACGGCCACTACGCGCCCGAGCCGCTGGAAGTCTGGGTGAAGGGCTTCCGGCAGGACCCGATCCGCTCCCTCTATCGGGGCAACGACTCCCGCAACAAGCTGGCCCCCTACGCGAACGCCTACGCGGTCGCGGTGGGCGCCGCCCAGCCGGCCCCGGCCGCACGACCCGGCGAGGACCGCGACGACCTGGTCCCGATGGTCTGTGCGCACTGCGACGAGAGCGCCCCGGTGCGCGCCCGCGAGCGCGGCGACTTCGGCTGCGACGCCTGCGGGAAGCCGGTGAACATGGCGCAGCTCGGCCTCGCGGACGGCGAGGACTGGGCGGTCCGGCCGAACGGCCAGCTCTTCCGCGTGCCCGCCGGTGAACCGACCCTGGTCGAGCCGATCGAGGAGCCCGCCGACGAGGTCGAGCAGGGGGCTGGCGCGGCCTCTGACCTGCGGATTTGCGGCAACTACTTTGCTCAAATTGGTTTGGACAAGTCGACTTCCGGAAATGATGATGGTGTAGCCACCCACCACCCCACCCAGAAGGCCAGCGCCATGACCGCCACCCCTGCCACCAAGGCCGCCAAGCCCCGCGCCGCGAAGAAGGCCGCCGCGCCCGCCAAGCCGGCGGCCGCGAAGAAGGCGGCCCCCGCCAAGCCGCGCGCCGCGAAGAAGGCCGCCGAGCCGATCGAGCCCACCCGGGTCCAGAAGCGCCGCGAGGTGGCCGCCGAGAAGGTCGAAGCGGCCGCCAGTGAGGTGCGCGAGACGCACAAGCTGATCCCGATCGAGCAGATCGAGCCCGACCCGGACCAGCCCCGCGAGGAGTTCGACCCGGTCAAGATCCAGGAGCTCGCCGAGTCGATGAAGGAGCTCGGCCAGCTCCAGGCGATCACCGTCCGCAAGATCGGCGTCAAGCGCTACGTGATCGTGGTGGGCGAGCGACGGTGGCACTCCGCGCAGCTCGCCGGCCTCACCCACATGAAGACCGTCGTCCGAAGCGGCGGGGAGGCCGAGGCGGGCAAGACCTTGGCCGAGCAGGTCGCCGAGAACGCGGCCCGCGCGGACATGACCCCGATGGAGGAGGCGAAGTCCTTCAAGCGCCTCGTGGACGAGCACGGCTACGAGCCCGCCCAGGTCGCGAAGATGGTCGGCAAGTCCGTCCAGTACGTGGGCTGGCGGATCGACCTCCTCAAGCTCAGCGACGCCGCGCAGGACGCCCTCGCCAAGGGCCACCTGCCGGTCGGCCTCTCCTGGTACGTCGCGCAGCTCAGCCCCGACAACCAGCAGCGGTTCCTCGGGAAGTGGGCGCGCGGCGAGTTCAAGACCGTCCGCGACGCCGAGGCGTTCGCCCAGGCCGCCCACTCCGAGGAGAAGCGGCAGGCCGACCAGGGCAGCTTCTTCGTCCTCGCCGACGAGGCCCCGCGGCAGACGAAGGACCAGCAGGGCGAGCTGCTGCCCGGAGGTGCGGCGCACCTCCCCGAGTCCGAGCGCGAGCGCATCCAGGGCGAGCGCAAGAAGCTCGTCGGCCGGGTCGACAGCATGAGCGGCGCGGGCCAGGTGCTCGCCGACCTGGCCGCGGCCGACCCGGAGGAGCTGGCCCTGCTGCTCGCCGGCACCCCCGGCGGAGTCGGCGGCTACTCGCTGCGCCTCAAGCACCTGGCCGACGTCATCTCCAAGGCGCAGGCCAACATGCGGAAGGCCGAGGCCATCGCCTCGGTGCGCGAGGGCTCCATCATCCGGATCAACCCGGAGCTGGCCGCCGCCTGACCTGTTGATAGTGGGTAGCCACTATGAGTGGCCCCACGGGGTGCGTCCCGACCGAACCGGGGCGCGCCCCACCACCCGCCCTCCCCTGCGAATTCACCGCGATCCACCCGGCACCACAAGCCCCCTCAAGCGTTAGTCATATTGGCTACCCACTAAGCCATCCCGCCTCACCAAGGAGCCCCAATGCGCACCACCACTCCCGCCGCGGCCGCCATCATCCGCCACACCATCCCCCGCTCGGCCGTCGGCCGCCCCGGCATCCGCGAGATGGTCGAAGCCGTCCTGGAGAGCTACGCGATCGACACCGCCGCGGTCTACCTCTCCCAGGGCGAGGTGTGGTTCGACGGCAAGAGCGACTCCAGCGGAGAGCAGTACGTGTCCGGCGCCGACCTCCGCGCCGAGCTCTACGCCTGCCTCGTGGCCCCCTACAACGTGATCGAGCAGGAGGAGGGCTCCTCCACCATCACCGTGCGCTGGACGCTGCCCAGCAAGAAGAACGGCCAGATGACCCGCCGGCGCATCTACACCAAGGTCAGCACCCCGATTCTGGACGTCGACACGGACGCCACCTACAAGATCGAGACCGTGGCGTTCCGCAAGGAGCGCCACGTCGAGCCCGAGCAGGTCGGCACCATCGCCGGCGCCGATCTCGCCGAACTGGTCGACGCCCAGTTCCCGGCCGACTTCCAGCAGCTCAAGGTCGCCCCCGGCACCATCACCCTCGGGTACGCCCGGGCCGCCCAGTACGGCATTCCGGTCGACAAGTTCTGGCAGCTCGTCTACACCCGGATTTCCGCTTGACCCTCACATAGTGGGTAGCCACTAAGGCCACCCAGGGGCGCACCCCGACCGAACCGCGGTGCGCCCCACCCCACCCCCAGCCGAGAGAGATCGGAGCCCCATGCGATTCCCCAGCGACGCCCTGGCCGTCCTCACCGACCCGCGCACCGAGATCCGCGACGACCGGGTGCGCATCCCCTTCGAGCTCGACCGCCCCGTGTACGAGCAGGTGGACCGCGTCCTCAAGGAGATGGGCGGCCGCTGGGACAGCCGCACGGCGGTCCGAGCCCACGTCTTCCCGTACCGGGTCGAGGAGCACATGCGGCAGTGCCTCACGGCCGGCGAGTTCCCCACCCGCACCGAGCAGGGCTGGTTCCCGACCCCGCCGAGCCTGACCATGCAGATCTGCGACCTCGCCGGCGTCTACGCCGGGACGACCGTCCTGGAGCCCTCGGCCGGGTCGGGCGCCCTGACCGCCGAGCTCGCCAGGCGCGGCGCCCTGGTCGACGCCGTCGAGATCGACCCCGTGCGCGCCGACGTCCTCCGCCGGCAGGGCGACTGCCGGGCGGTGATCCGCGACGACTTCCTCTCCCTGGACCCACTGGACTACCCGGAGGGCTTCGACCGGATCGTGATGAACCCGCCCTTCGCCAGGGGCCTGGACCACATCAAGCACGCGATCGGGTTCATGAAGGACGACGGGATCCTGGTCTCCGTGATGTCCCAGGGCCTGATGTGGTGGAGCGACCGCGCCTCGGTCGAGTTCCGCGCGATGGTCGAGGAGGTCGGCGGCGAGATCGAGGCTCTGCCCGAGGACAGCTTCGCGGTCTGCGGGACGAACGTCCGGACCTGCCTGGTGTTCATCCCCGGGTACGCGGGCGGCCCGCTCCGCACCTACGACTGGCTCCAGCGCCAGCCGCTCCAGCTCGGCTTGTTCGGCATCGCCGCGTAAGCCGGTGACCTGCGGTTTTGCAGCGAACCCCCGGGGTCCTCCCGGAACCACAGGGCGGCTCAGGCGTTGGCCATAGTGGCTACCCACTACACCGCCACCCCGAACCGCGAAAGGCCCCAAGATGACCCCCCACCACCAGCAGCACCGAAAGGAACCGCCCAGCATGATCCTCAACCTCGCGACCTGCACCTACCAGGAGTACCGGCCCCCGATGGGCCTGGCGGTCCGGACCACGGTCGGAGGAGCCAGGTTCTTCACCGAGCCGGTCGCCGGCCACGCCCAGAGCATCACCCCGAGCCGCGACCTGGTCGACGCCGCCCGCAACGGCCTCCCGGCCGACGCCTACGAGCTCCAGTACCGGCGGATGCTCAACGCGACCGGCATCGACGCGATCCGCGCCGAGCTGGAGTTCATCGCCCGCCGGAGCGGGGCGGGCGACACCCCGCTCGTCCTGCTCTGCTTCGACGTGCTCAGCAAGCCCGGCAACTGGTGCCACCGGAACCAGTTTTCGCGGTGGTACGAGGAGGTCACCGGCGAGGTGATCCCCGAGCTGGGCGCCCAGCCCCGGCAGGCGCCCGCCGCGCCGCCCACCCTGTTCGATCTCTGACCGCCAGGCCGGGCCAGGGCACCCCCAAGCGGCGCCCCGGCCCGGCCGGCTTCCCTCACCCCACCCGACCCCGCACAGGAGGCCCAATGCCCGCCCACAGCCCCACCCAGCCCCCCGCCTACAACCTGCCCGACGGCGAGGCGATCGGCGCTGCGGTCGACGCCGTTCTCATCGAGGAGCAGGGCGACCGCCAGCGGCTGGGCCGCGTGATGCTCGTCGTCCTGGCCGCCGCGGTGCGCGACATCCTGACGAACTGCGAGCCCGGCGCCGGCTTCGACGCCGCGCACGCCGAGCTGGTCCAGGGCGCGGACGGCGAGCTGTCCCTGACCGGCCGCTACTGGACGGGCGGCTGGGAGGAGCTGACGTTCGCGACCACCCCGGGTGTCGAGGACGCCGAGGTGGGCCTGCACGACGTCACCGAGTGGACGCAGTACCTGGACGAGTCGACGGCGCCGACCTGGCGCCCGGTGTGCACCGCACTGCCCAGCCGGGGCGGCCGCCCCGCCTACCGGGTCGACCTGGGCCTCGCGGCGACCCTGCCGCTCGACTGACCGACCGCCAGACCAGCCGGCCGGGCCGGGGCGCGAGCCCCGGACCCGGCCGGACCCATAACCGGAGGAGAGACCGATGATCCAGACCCTGGTGTGCTGCAACGACCGCGACCGGTACCCGGCGATGGTGGACCCCGCCGACCAGCGCGACGGCTACGTGAAGCCCTGGTTCGACCTGGAGACCGTGCGCGAGATCGCGGCCGCCAGCCAGGAGGAGGCCGCCCGGTACGGGCACGGCTCGGTGGACACGGTGCACGTGCTGGACGGCGACGTGAGCGGCACCGCGCACGCGGTCGTGCTGGTCGTGTGCTGGATGTACCTCGGCGGCGAGCGCGCCGAGGAGGCCGCCGAGATCCTGCGGCCGAACGCGGACGGCCGGTACGCGGTCGGCGGCCACGAGTGGTGCTGGTACGCGACGGACGGCCTGTTCCCGCTGATCCCGTTCGAGCCGGAAGCCCTCTGACCTGCGGGTTCCTGGCGAACTCTTTGTCAAATTCATTTGGCCAAATGGGTTAGCCAGGGCCCCACGGGAAATGATCTTGGTAGCACCACAAACCACCACAGACCCCGACAGGAAGGACGCGCGATGCTCCCTGGCCAGCTGAACCTCGCGACCTGCACCTACCAGGAGTACCGGCTCACGATGGGCGTCCCCGTGCGCACCACGGCCGGGGCGGCCCGGTCCTTCTTCGAGCCGGTCGCCGGGCACGCCCGCACCCTCACCCCGAGCTGGGGGCTCCTCGCCGCGGACCTCGCCGAGGACGCCTACGAGCTCCGCTACCGCGACCAGCTCGACAAGGTCGGCGTCGCCAAGGTCCGCGCCGAACTGGAGGCCATCGGCGACGCGATCGGCGCCGGAGACACCCCGCTCGTCCTCCTGTGCTTCGACGTTCTGAGCAAGCCCGGCAACTTCTGCCACCGCCAGCACTTCGCGAGCTGGTGGACCGAGCGGACCGGCCAGCAGGTCCCCGAGCTCGGCGCCAAGCCGCGCATCCGCCGCCCCGCCCCCGCCCCGGCCCTCGCTCAGCCGGCCCTGTTCTGACCGACCGCCAGCCCCATCCAGCACAGCCCACCAGCAACCGCAGACCCCGACAGAGGAGAACGCCATGCACCTCACCCCCACCCGCCTCCTCCTGGACGGCGACCAGGTCGTGAACGCCGAAGTGGACCTCGACGCCCCCGACCGCGCTCACGCCTTCTCCCTGGCCGACGCCCGCGCCCTCGCCACCGCCACGCAGGCCCTCGCCGAGCGCGCCGGCCACGACGGCACCGTGACCGTCCACGTCCTCGGCGACGACAGCGGCAACGACCCCGCACCCCGCGACTTCGACGACGAGGACGAGGACGAGGACCCGTCCGTCCCGATGGCCGTCGTCATGGTCATCACCTGGGACCGCGCGGTCAATAGCCCGCGAGCCGCGACCCGCATCGTCACCCCGGACCGCACCGGCCGGTACTGGATCGGCAACCACTGGGCCTGGGAGACGGCGTCCTGGCAGTGCGCCTGCGGCCTGCGCGACGAGTGGCACACCGCCACCTGCGAGAACTGCGGCCGCGCCCGCGACGACCAGGCCGCGCCCGCCGACGCCACCGCCTGACCCCCACTCACCTCCGCCGACCGGGCGGGGCGGGAATCCCGCCCGGCCGGCCACCCACCACCGACCCCAGCAGGAGCGAACGATGACCTCCACCCGCTACCCCAACCGTGTCGCCACCCTCGTGACCCTCGACGGCCCCGACTTCCCGGCCATGGTCGACCCGACCAACCGGTGGAACGGCTGGCTGTCACCCTGCTTCGACCTGACCACCGTCCGCAAGCTCGCCAAGTTCCTCGACCAGCAGGCCGAGGAGTTCGGCCGCGACTGCGTCGACACCGTCCACATCGTCGAAGGCGGCACCAACCCGGACGGCACCCCGCGCGCGATCGTCACCAAGGTCTCCTGGCAGTACCTCCCCGACTCCGGCCCCGAGGAATGCACGGACATCATCGAGCCCGACGAGGACGGCCTGTACGGCATCGGCGGCTGGGAGTGGTGCTGGTACGCGGCGTCCTGGTGGTGCGTCGACTGCGACGACGGCACCGACTGGCACGAGACCCACTGCTCGGGCTGCGGCCAGCTCCGCGAGGACTGCGAGATGCCTGCCGACGAGAAGGCCGAGCAGTACGCCGCGAACCAGGCCGCCGAGCAGCAGGCCGCCGCACGGGCCGCGAAGCCCGAGCCCGCCGGCGACATCGACACCCGGGTGTGCATCGACACCGACGTCATCAGCGCACCGGCCCGGGTCACCCCGCCCGCCACCCGGAACAGTTACGTCAGCCCGCGCTTCACCCTGGACGCCGCTCGCCAGCTCGCGGCCGACACCGCCCGCCTGAACGAGCAGTACGGCGCGGGCACCTTCGATACCGTCCACGTCATCGACGGCGGCCTCGGCGGCGACGCCCTGGCCGTCGTGATGCTCGTCGGCTGGCAGCACTACGACGAGCGCGACCCGGAGCGCACGGTCGAGATCATCGCCCGCGACGCCGACGGCCTGTACGCCATCGGCGGCGGCAGCGGCTGGACCTGGTGCATCGAGACTTGGTCCTGCGACTGCGGCGCGTTCCCCGAGGCGCACGAGGCGCAGTGCCCGAAGTGCGGTGCCGAGCAGCACCCGGAGCCGGTCGAGCGCTGCAAGAACGGCCACGCCTACGACGAGGCGAACACCTACCGGCACAAGAGCCGCCGGACCTGCCGCACCTGCCGCCGCGAGCGCGACCGCGCCCGCCGCGCCGAGCGCCGCACCAGCGCCGCGGCCTGACCGAGCGCCAGGAGGCGGGCGGCGGGCACAATGCCCGCCGCCCGTTCGCCTGCGAGCCCCGAATCTTTCCTAAATCCATTTGGTCAAATGGGTTAGCTCAAATCCACTTGGGAATGATGGAAGTAGATCAACAACACACCAACCCACCAGCGAAGGAAGAACATGCGAGCCACCAGCGACAGCGCCCCGAGCCTCGGGGGCCTCCCCGAGAGGCTGCGCGGAAGCGTCGTCCAGACCAGCGCCGCGCGCCGCGGCTGACCTACCCTCACCACCCCCGCCGACCGGGCGGGGCGGGAATCCCGCCCGGCCGGCCAACCCACCACCGACCCCAGCGGGAAGAGAGCGAAACGATGGCAGCGATGCGGACGAAGTGGGCCGACCAGAACGAGCTCACGGTCCAAGACTGGTTCAGCGGGGCAGGCGGCTCGTCCCAGGGCATGCACGCGGTGCCCGGCCTGCGGGTGGCCCGCGCGGCGAACCACTGGAAGCAGGCCATCGACAGCCACGAGGCCAACTTCCCCGGCGTCGCCCACTACCGGGGCGACATCCGCAAGGCCCCGGTCTGGGCGTGGGAGATTACGGACCTGTTCTGGGCCTCCCCAGAGTGCACCAATTGGTCATCCGCCAAGGGCAAGAAGCGGGACTTCGACAAGGCGATGCAGGGTGACCTGCTGAGCCTGTACGCCGAGCAGGAGGCCGCGCTCCTCGACGAGAACGGGCAGCCGGTCGGCCCCACGAAGGAGGAGGAAGAGTCGCGGGCCCTGATGGAGGAGGTGCCGCTCTACCTGCGCGGGGTGATCGAGCGCGGCGGCCTGGTCAAGGCCGGAGTGGTCGAGAACGTGACGGACGTCAGGAGCTGGGTCGACTGGGACCAGTGGCTGAACGAGATCCGCAAGCTCGGCTACTTCGTGCGGGTCATCGCGCTGAACTCGATGCACGCCGACCCGCGCAGCGTGCACCGTGCCCCGCAGAGCCGCGACCGGCTGTACGTCGCGTACTGGCACAAGTCCCTTGGCCGCCACCCCGACTGGGACAAGTGGCTCCGCCCCAAGGCGTTCTGCGTCAACTGCGCCGAGTGGGTCGACTCGATGCAGGTGTTCAACAAGCCAGGCCAGGACATGGGCCGGTACCGCGCCAGCTACACCTACCGGTGCCCGAAGTCCTCGTGCGGCCAGGTCGTCGAGCCCGACGTCCTCCCGGCCGCCGCGGCGATCGACTGGGGGATCGAAGGAACGCCCATCGGTGACCGGCCGAAGTCCGAGGAGTGCCCGGAAGGGCTGGCCCCGAACACGATGGCCCGCATCCGGGCCGGGGTCGAGAAGTTCTGGCCGACCCCCGGCGGCCCGCTCGGGGACCAGCAGGGTGCGCTGTTCGGCGACGATCTGACCGGCGGCCAGCCGGGCCCGCTGCTCGTCCCGACCGGCGGCACCTGGCGGAACGGCGCCGCGAGCGTCTGCGACCCGATGGCGACCCGCACCACCCGCGAGAGCGACGGCCTGGTGATCCCGCCGCTGCTGATTCCCTGCGAGGGCCGCGACGGGAAGAAGGCGATGCGCCTGGACGACCCGCTGCGCACCCAGACGACCAGGCTGGAGACGGCCCTCGCCTACGCGCCGTTCATCATCCCGATGCGCGGCGGCGGCGACCTGGAGAAGGCCAGGCACATCCGGGAGCCGCTGCACACCGTGTCGGCCGGCGGCAACCACCACGGCTTGGTGACCTCCGCGTTCGTGATGCGGAACAACACCCCGAACGGCGATCCCGGTCAGATGTGCACCCCGGTCAGCGAGCCGCTGCGGACCCTGACCGCGGCGGGCCACCAGTCGCTGGTGACCCCCGGGGACGGCCTCCTCGTCCCGTACTACGGCAACGGCCGGGCCAAGCCGGTGAGCGAGCCGATGGGCACCCAGTCGACCCGCGACAGGTTCGCGTTCATCACCCCGGACGGCGAGTGGGACCTCTCGCGGGTCCTGTTCCGGATGCTCCAGCCCCACGAGATCGGCCGCGCGATGAGCTTCGCGGACGACTACATCGTGCTCGGCTCGAAGAGGGCCCGGGTCAAGCAGTACGGCAACGCGGTGACGCCCAACGTCGCCGAGATCTTGATGTGCGCCCTGACCGAGTGCATCACCGGCGAGGAGATCAGCCGGTACGCGCCGGGCCAGGGGCGCCCCTGGCTGGCCCTCGCGGCCTGACCCGCACCGGGCGTGGCCGGGCGGGAGTCCGGCTGCGCCCCCGGCTCCGGGTGAGGACAAATGCCCGCTGAGCTGCGATTTTCTGAAAATACCCGGCGTCACCCCGGTACTCCAGGGACGCCCCGGCGTTGAACATAGTGCCTACCCACTAAGACCGCCAGAGGAGAACCCGATGCGCATCACCACCGCCCTCATCGCCGCCAGCGAAGCGGCCTACGCCGCCGCGCTCCACGCCCGCGAAGCCCTGGCGACCGCCAGCGTCGCGATGATCGCCGAGGCCATCCGCGCCGAGCACCCCGGCGCGACCGGCATCACGATCCACGCCGCGAACGCGACGCTGACCGCCATCCACCAGGGCGGCGAGACCGTGTGGGCCCACGACCCCAAGGTCTTCAACCTGCTCGCCGACGACGTCCACCGCATGCTGGCCGACCTCCTGGGCTTCGTCCGGGACGGCGACGACGAGACCCTGTGCGACTTCGGCTGGGAGCAGGACGAGCACCAGGTGGAGGTGTTCACCGTCCCCCTGCCGACCGCGGCCTGACCGCCCCGGGCGCGGCCGGGCGGGAATCCGGCCGCGCCCCGACCCCCAAGCCACCAGCCAAGAGGAGAACCCGATGACCACCATCACCACCACCACCGCCGACGGCATCGACCTGGCCGTCAAGCTCACCAAGTACGGCCCGAACCGGCCCGGCCCGGCCCCGATCGAGACGGACGCCCTGTACGGCCGCGAGGGCTACCTGTTCACCGTGCCCGCCGACTTCCCGGCGGACGTCCCGCCGGCGGAGGACGCCACCGACTGGCAGGTGACCGTCTACCGGTCGTTCGGCGGCTGGGAGGTCCGGGACGTCGACGGCTTCAAGAAGGTGTGGGCCACCGGCCACACCCGGCGCAGCGCAGTCCGGAGCGCGGTCGCGGAGATCGCCCGCATCCGGCGGCGGAACGCCGCCAACCGCGTCCAGCAGGCCGCGGCCGCCGCCCCGGCCCCTGCCCAGGCGGAGGCCGACGACATCACCGGCAGCTACGAGTGGGCGTTCGAGGACGCGCAGCGCGCCCGCGAGGCCATGATGAAGGCCGGGCTCGCGATGATCGGCATGGCCGTCCGCGAGCAGTACCCGGACGCGACCGACATCACGGTCCGCACCAAGGGCCTGGCCCTGGCCGCCGTCCACCAGGGCACCGAGACCGTGTGGACGGAGCCCCAGGACGGCGCGTTCGACAAGCTCGCCTTCGACGCGAACGGCTACCTGACCGACACCCTGACCTTCGTCCGGACCGACGAGGAGATCCTGGGCGACTTCGGCTGGGAGGAGGAGGGGCGCGGCACTGGGGTGTTCACCGTCGCCCTGCCCGGCACCCCGCGCGCCGCGACCACCCGGCCGATCGCCGGGGCGCTCGAACTGCTCGGCGCGGTGGGCGTGCTGAGCGCGGTGCGCGCGGCCGTCGAGCTGCTGGGCTCCTACGGCGACCCGTACGACCAGCTCAGCAGCGCACAGGTCGGGCAGGTGACCAAGCTCGCCGGCCTGTTCGCCGACTACGACGGCGACCTCGACGGCCCGCTGCGCCTGGTCGGCGGGCTCGGAGTGCGCGGCGCGCTGCGCACGGCGGTCGAACTGTACGACACGGTCGGCGACCCGGACGGTGCGCTCACCGCCGAGCAGGTCGACCAGCTGGGACAGCTCGACGCGATGTTCGCCGCCGAGGAGAACGGCGACGAGGCCGCCGCGGCCTGACCGGCAGGTGCGCGGCCGACGGGCGCAAAAGCGTGGGAATCCGTCGGCCGCGCTGGTCGCGCCCGCCCCACCAGGTACCTCGACCCCAGGCGAACGCGACCCCCACAGCCTCCCACACGACCACCCAGAGAGGGATCACGATGCGCAGCACCTCCACCATCGCCCGGGCCGCCCAGGTCGTCACCGCCGCGTTCAACGTCGTCTTCGAAGACGACGCCCGGATCACCCTCGCGGTCATCGCCGAGCGCGGCGGCTTCGCCCAGGCCGTCGGCGAGCTCGGCCCCGAGTGGGAGGTCGGCTTCGACCGGCTGGAGCTCGGCCGGCTGCTCGACACGATCGCCACCGCGCTGGACGACGACGCGCCCGCCGTCGTGGCCGTGACCGTCCCGGACGTCAACGACGACGGCGCGCACGGCCTGTGGGCCTGGAACCTGGCGGACGGCACCGCGCTGACCAGCGACGAGGCCGACCGGCTGCTCGGCAAGGGCGACCGGTACACCGGCGGCGAGTACCCGTACCCGCTGTGCCCCGAGACGGTCACCGACCTGATCGCGACCTCGGTCGACGAGACCGCGCGGGAGGTGCTGGCCGCCTGCCTGGCGACCGCGGCCTGACCGCGCCGGGCGCGGCCGGGCGGGAATCCGGCCGCGCCCCGACCCCCACCCACCACCACGAAGGAGAGCCCGATGAGCACCACCGCCCAGACCCCCGCGACCGGCACCGCCGACCCCGGCGAGCGCGAGTTCGTCATCGTCGGCCGCGACGGCGCCGGCTACACCCTGTGGGACGCCGCGCCCGCTCCGACCGACCCGGTCCGGCGCGCGCGGGTCCTCGAGGAGCTCGGCGTCGAAGCGATGGACGCCCTCGGTCGCGTCGACACGGCCCGGGGCGCCACCGCCCGCGAGGCCGTCGACCGGCTGCTCGCCCGCCTGGGCCTCGCGCTGGCCCCCGACAGCGACCTGACCGCCTACCAGGCGAGCTGACCGACCGACAGCCGGGCCGGGGCCGTAAGGTCCCGGCCCCCACCCCGAAGGAGGAGCAGATGGCGCGACGAGTCATCCCCGGGCAGGCCGCGTTCGACCTGGTCGAGCTGCGCCCCGAGGTGCCGGACCTCGCCTCGTACCGGTGGATCATCGCGAACGTCAGTGGGGGCAAGGACTCGCAGGCGATGCTCGCGGAGCTGATGCTGCACGCCACGGCGGCCGGCGTCGCGGACCGGGTCGTGGTGGTGCACGCGGACCTCGGGATCGTCGAGTGGCCCGGGGTGCGGGAGCTCGCCGAGGAGCACGCCCGGCACTACGGCCTGCGGTTCGAGACGGTGCAGCGGGTCGGCTCCAACCTGATCGAGCGCGTCGAAGAACGCGGCATGTGGCCTTCGGCCGACAACAGGTGGTGTACATCGGATTTTAAGCGCGGGCCGATCCGGAAGCTGATCACCATGCTGGTGAACGAGGCCCGGGCCGCCGGCCACGTCGGCGTGGTCCGGATCCTCAACGTGATGGGCCTGCGCGCGGACGAGAGCGCCGCCCGGCGCAAGCTCGTGCCCTTCTGCCACGACGGCTCGAAGACCTGCCCGTGCGCGGAGTGCCAGCGGCGCCGGAAGGCCACCGAGGCCGCGAAGGAGGCCGCCAAGGCCGCCGAGGCCGCCGGGCTCAAACCGAAGAAGATCCCGGCCAAGGACCGGATGCAGCACGGTGCGTCGAACACCCTGCGGTGGGTGGACACCTGGCTGCCTATCCACGGCTGGTCAACGGCGGACGTCTGGGCCGCGATCTTCGTCGCGGGCACCCGCCCGCACCCCGCCTACAAGGCTGGGATGCCGCGCCTGAGCTGCGTGTTCTGCCTCGCCGGTGAGACCGAGGTCGTGACCCGGGCCGGGCTGCGCCCGATCGCGGAGCTCGCCGGCGGGCGACATGAGCTGCTGATCCCGAAGGTCACTCCGTACGGGCTGAGCGGGGCCGGATCGTTCAAGGAGGTGGAAGTCCGAGCGTTCGGCGTCCAGCGGCTGTGGCGCATCACGATGCACCGCGGGCGGCAGACCCGGATCGTCCACGCCACCGCCGAGCACCGGTGGCTGACCTGGGACCGGAAGCTGCGGCCGCCGAAGAAGGACGGCCGCCACAACGGCTACGAGGACGTGACGGTCGAGCTGGTCACCAGCGAGCTGACCCTGGGCACCAGGCTGCGCAGCGTGAAGGCGCAGTCGCTGGCCCAGGGCGGGGAAGTACCGTTCGCGGTCGCGCAGGGCTTCGTGTACGGCGACGGGACGAAGGGGTCGGGCGACCGCCCCGCATGCCTCGACATCCACCTGGCTGAGAAGGACGGTGCGATCCTGCCCTACTTCGCCGCGCACCGGCCCAAGCCGACCAGGCTGAACGGCAAGGACGCACTGAGGATCTACGGCCTGCCCCGGCTCTGGAAGGAAGGCCCGGACTTGCGGGAGTCCCGGTCGTTCCTGCTGTCCTGGCTCGCTGGCTACTTCGCGGCCGACGGAACCGTGACCGAGCACGGCTCCGCCCGGATGGCCTCGGCGAGCAAGGAGTCGATGCAGGTGATCCGGGATGTCGCCGCGGTGTGCGGCGTCGGGTACGGGCCGGTGAGGACGTCGATGCGGGTCGGGACGGGCAAGGCGGCCACGCCGCTCTACACGATCACGCTGGACGCCACCGACCTGCCGGACTGGTTCTGGAAGATCGACGCCCACCGCGACCGGATTGCCGAGAAGGCCACCGTCCGCGAAGCGCACGACAGGCTGTGGGTGGTCGACGAGGTGACCCCGACCGATCGGGTCGAGGAGGTGTACTGCGCGGTCGTCCCCGGCGCCCAGGCGTTCGCGCTGGCCGAGGACCTGATGACGGGCAACTGCGTGTTGGCCTCCCGGGCCGCGCTCGTGCGTGCCGCCCACCTGCAGCCCGCGCTGGCCGCCCGCTATGCCCTCGCGGAGGAGATGACCGGCCACCGCTTCCGCCTGGACGTGAGCATGGCCGAGATCATCGCCGAGGCCGCGACCGCACCCGCCCCGGCGGCCGGGATGGTGGTCGCCTGCTGGGAGGGTTGACCGGCGCCGAGCGCGGCGAAGGGCCAGGGTGGACCGAGCGCCCTGGCCCTTCGGCCTTCTCCAGCTCCCGCGCCGCCCGACTGCCCAGAAGGTCCGGCCCGGATCGGAGGGGTGAAGCCCCCGCAAGGCCCCTCCGGCACGTCTAAGAGTGCCACCCCCCGATGCCCTCCCCCCTCCCACGACCCGCCCGACAGGCCGCCACAGGGCCCGCCGGACACGCTCCGTACGTGATCCGTTACCGGCCCCACCGTCCGATGTGTCATCATCTGTCCTGTCCGGCTGAGCGTGCAGCGTCGCAGCCGGGCGTGCGCCGGTAGTGCAGTGTGAGCACGCTCGCCTTCCAGGTTGAGAGGCCCAGGTTCAAATCCTGGCTGGCGCTCCCCAGCGAAGCCCCCGCCCCGCGGCGGGGGCTTCGCCCGTTCCGGGCCGCGGCGACCGGCGCCGGGCGTCCACGATCGTCCGGAACCGTCCAGGACTGTCCAGTAACGTCCGCCCACGTCTGATGTGTCATCATTCCTGGCCGCGCGGGCCGGTGCAGGTCAGCCGCTGGCCGGCGCCCTTCCCCAGGCGCACCAGGAGGCCGACGTGTTCCGTGGCTCGATCCCCGCCCCGCTCCGCTCGATCATCTACGAGCACGCCGGCGAGTGGCCCGGGGAGGACATCTACGTCGGCTGCTCCGGCAACTTCACGATCGAGCGGGTGCTCCACTCCCGCTTCGGCGACGCCCGCCGCGTCCACGGCAACGACATCCAGGCGTACTCGTGCTCCCTCGGCTGGTTCCTCGCCGGGCAGCCGCTGGAGTTCACGCTGCGCCCCGAGTACGAGGACGAGCTGGGCTGGCTCCACCCGTACCTGGATGACCGCACCGACCTGATGGCGACGCTGATGCTCGGCACCCGCTTCCTCCAGTTCGTCGGCAAGGAGGGCGCCTACTACCGGCGGATGATGGCCGCGACGCAGGACCAGTGGCCCCGGATGCACGAGAAGACCGCCACCAAGCTCAAGGGCTTGCAGACGAAGCTCGGCGGGTTCTTCGCCGGCGACGTCCGCGACTACCTCGACCAGGAGGTGCCGCCCGAGGCGCCGGTGGTGATGTTCCCGCCGTTCTACTCGGGCGACTACCAGGCCCAGTTCGCCCCGATCGACGCCGCGTTCGCCTGGCCCGAGCCGACGTTCGGCGACCTCACCGAGGAAGGCAAGGAGCGGATCATCGAGCAGGTCCAGGACCGGCCGCACTGGGTCCTCGGCCTGCACATCGAACGCCCGGAGCTGCGCCCGCAGCTCGCCGGCGTCGTCCAGACCGCCAACCGCGGCCTGCCGATCTACGTGTACGCCGCCTCCGGACCCCGCCGGATCGTCCGGCCCCACCAGCCCATCGAGACGATCAAGATGCCGAAGATCGGCCAGGACGAGGAACTGGGCGAGCGGATGGCCCTGCACGTCCTGACCGGCGGCCAGTTCGCCGCGATCCGCTCGCAGTTCATGTCCAAGAGCATCCTGCCCGGCAGCCCGCTGCTCGCCTGCGGCGTCTCCGTCGACGGCAAGCTGATCGGCGCGTTCGCCTACCTGCCGCCGAAGTTCGACCCGAACTGCGCCTACCTGATGTCCGACTTCCCGGTGTCGTGGTCGCGGTACCGGCGCCTGGCCAAGCTGATCGTCATGGCCGCCTCCACAAAGGAGGCGCAGCTCCTCGTTCAGCGGTCCCTGTCCAAGCGGATCGACGCCTGGTCCACCACGGCGTTCACCGACCGGCCCAACTCGGCGAAGTACGGCCGCGGCATCCCCGGCGTGAAGCTCCAGAAGCGCACCCAGGCCAGCGCGAAGGACCCCGGCGACGGCATCCACGCCTACCAGCTGCAGTACGGCGGCCCCCTCGGCACCTACGACCTCGACGGCGCCCTCGACCTGTGGAAGCGCAAGCACGGAAAGGACCTCAACCGATGACGATCAAGCCCCGCCTGGTCCGCCGCGACCCGCGGCTCCTCACCCGCCTCCAGGTGAACGCGCACTACCAGACGAAGGAGGAGTTCGACCGGCTGGTGGCCAACGTCAAGGCCGACGGCTGCCTGACCAGCGTCCCCCTGATCTACGGCGGCGCCGGCGAGTACGAGGAAGGCCGCGAGCTCGTCCTGTCCGGCAACCACCGCTGCGACGCCTCGGTGGCCGCCGGCCTCGAAGAGATCGACGTCATGCTGATCTCCGACCCGCAGCACAAGGACGAGCTGATCGCCCGCCAGCTCTCCCACAACGCCATCACCGGCAAGGACGACCCGGCGACCCTCAAGCAGCTGTACGACGCCATCGAGGACGTCGACTGGCGGGCCTACTCCGGCCTGGACGACGACGTGCTCCAGCTCCTCGCCGAAGTCTCCCCCGAGGGCCTGTCGGAGGCGAACCTCGACTTCGCCACCGTGAGCCTCGTGTTCCTGCCGTCCGAGCTCGAAGCGGCCCGCGAAGCCTTCGACCTCGCCCGCCTCAGCCAGAACGTCTCCTGGCTCGCCGCCCGGGCCGACTACGCCCAGACCCTCGACACGCTCGCCTCCACGCACGCCGCCCACAAGGTGGGCAACGTCGCGACCGCGCTCCACGCCATCCTCGCGATCGTCGAGCAGCACCTCACCGACTTGCAGGCCGGCTACCAGACCCCCGCCTGGGAAGCGCTGCACAACGGGCAGGTCGGCCTGGAGACCGTCATCGGAGCCCGCCACCTCCCCGCCACCGCCGCCGTCACGCTGAACAAGGCGATCGCCGCAGCGGAGGGACGCGGCGAGATCCCGCAGGGCAAGGGCTACCTGCTGCTGGAGCGCCTGGCCGGCGAGTACCTGTCCGGCAGCAACTGGGAGCCCAGCACGGTGCCCGCCCAGCCCGACGCCCCCGCCCCGCAGGGTGACGCCCAGCCATGAGCACCGCACAGCCGATCACCCTGACCGCCACCCTGGACCCCTGGGAGCGTCAGCCCGGAGAGTCAGCCCGCAAACACGGGCAATTCGTCACGTACCGGGACCTCGGCCGCGCCCGCACCCTGGTGAAGGCTGCGGAGAAGCTGACACTCGCGCCCGGGCACGTGAGGAACGTCGCGGCGGAGTTCCGCTGGCGCGAGCGCGTCGAGGCGTGGGACCGGCACCTGGACCGGCTCTACGAGGCGACGTGGCTGGAGGAGCGGCGCAAGGCCGCCGAGTCGGACGCGAAGATCTTGGGCGCAGCGATCGGCAAGCTGGCGCAGCGCCTGGGCACCCTGCGGGCCGACGACCTGAGCCCCGGGGACTTCATCCGCCTGCTGGACGTGACCATGCGCCAGCGCCGGGTGCTGTTCGGCGATCCGACGGAGACCATCGCCATCACCGGCGGCCAGGGCGGGAACCCGCTGGCGGCGCAGCTCGCGGCGTTCGCGCAGATGCCGGAGGAGCAGCGCCGCAAGCAGCTCTCGGATCTCGCCGAGTCCGTGAACCGCCGGCTCGCCGCGATCGACGGCGCCGATGACGAGGACGACCAGGTCGCGGCCGTCGGTGGCGGCCAGGCCGACGAGGACGACGAGGAGACGTACCCGGCCGGGCCGGACGGCGACGACGAGGACCAGGGCGCCGAGTGAGGACACGGGACGCCGCCGACGGGCTGGAGCATCTGGACGACGCCACGGTGCTCCAGCGGCTGGAGGCCGCGAAGAGGGCGATGAGCCGGGACCTGCTGCGCGACCCGGTCACCCTGGCACGCGGCCTCGACCCGACGTTCCGGATGCGCCCGCACCTGCGGCTGATCGGCGATGCGCTGGCCGGCGTCACCCGGGGTGAATACGACAGGTTGATGATCTTCACGCCGCCCCAGGTCGGCAAATCGACGTCGGTCGGTGAGTGGTTCCCGTTCTGGTGGCTGTGCCTGTACCCGGCGGACGCGGTCGTGGTGACGTCGTACGGCGACGACCTGGCGCTCAAGCGCGGCAAGACGATCAGGTCGTACGTCGAGGAGTACGGCGACGAGTACGACCTGCGGATGAAGGCCGGGTCCGGGGCGATGCAGGACTGGTCGGTGACTCTCGGCGGCGGCGTCCGCTCGGTGTCGGTCGGCAAGGGCCTGACCGGCCACAGCGCGAACCTGCTGATCATCGACGACCCGCACAAGGATCGCGCCGACGCGGAGAGCGAGGCGTCCCGCACCGCCCTGCACGACTGGTACTCGTCCACGGCCCTCAAGCGCTTGCAGCCGGACCGGAACGCGGTCGTCGGGATCCAGACCCGCTGGCACCCGGACGACTGGGCTGGGCGGCGCCTGGAGGACGAGGGGCGGCTGGAGGACGGCGGCCGGTGGAAGGTCATCCACCTGCCCGCGATCGCGAATCCGAGCAAGTTCGGGCCGGACCCGCTCGGGCGCCGCGACGGCGACCCGCTGCCGCACCCGAAGATCCGCACCAGGGACCGGCGGGCGCTGCTGGCCTGGTGGGCGGACATGAAGAAGACGTCGATCGTCCGGGACTGGCACTCGCTCGCGCAGGGCGACCCGCAGCCGGCCGAAGGCGCGCTGGTGTCGTGGGAGCTGCTGCGGCTGATCCGCGACCACGGCAGCGGGGTGACGCCGCAGAAGATCGCGGTGTCGATCGACCCGTCCGGCGGCGGCCGGGACACCGCGGGCGTCGTCGCCGGGTTCCTCGGCGACGACAAGCGGGTGTGGATCACGCACGACGTGTCGGCGCCGATGTCGTCGGCCGCGTGGTCCACCGCGGCGTGCAAGCTCGCCCACGAGCAGAACGCCTCGATCATCTACGTGGAGTGGAACTTCGGCCGGGACATGGCCGTCCTGGCGATCTCGAACTCGTGGGAGGCGTTGCAGCGGGCCGGGGAGATCCCGGAGACCGAGCTGATGCCGGCGATCCTGCCCGTCCGCGCGAAGCAGGGGAAGCTGCTCAGGGCGGAGCCGGTGGCGCAGCTGATGGTGCAGGACCGGGTGCGGCTGCGTGGGGTGTTCACCGACCTGGAGAAGGAGTGGGCGACGTGGATGCCGACCGACCCGGACTCGCCGGGCCGGATCGACGCCTCGTGCGTCCTGGCGTACGGCCTGATCCCGGAGGCCAACAAGGGCGCGATCGTGCACGCGCCGCTGCCGACCGCCCCGCAGCCGACCGGCAGCGGGCAGCAGAGCCCGGCGGCGGGCCTGTACGGGCGGCGGATCGGCCGGTGACGGGCGGCCGGGGCGCACCCCAGCCCCGGCCCGCGCCTCGCTGCGCCCCCCGGTGCCTGGCTCAACCCCGGGGTGCCGCCCCGCCTGCCGAAGGAGACTGACCGCATGACCGAACACGACAAGACCACCGACCCGACGTGGGCGTACTTCGGGCCCATCCCCGGGCCGGTGACGAAGACCGGGCCGGACGGCAAGACGTACCGCCGCCGCTGGGCCCTCACCGGCAGCAGGCCGACTGTCGCCGGGAACGCGCAGTTCGAGTCGGCGTACGTCCTCGACGACGGCACGGCGGACGGCGAGGTCGTCCACGAGTGGCACGAGGCGGACGGCATGCTCCCGGCCTACCTGTCCGTCACCGGCTGGACGTACTGGTCCTGCCACCTGGCGTACGAGCGGCTGTGGAAGGAGCGGCAGGAGGCCGCGGCGGCGTCCCGGTGACGGCGCTAGGGTCGGCGGCCCGCCCGGGCCTGGAGCGTCTTGGCCGGCTGACCGGGGACGGCGGCCACCGAGTGCGGATCAATCTCGGCGCTTCCCATGGGCACTGGCGTCAAGCCGACCGCCGTCCCCGGAGGCGGGAAGCATAGCGGTCGGCCGGACGCGGCTGTACTCGCTGCGCCCGGCCGGTCACACTGCGGATGTGAAGCTGCCCCGGGTGAAGTGCCCAAGTTGCCCCAAGGACGTCGCGGTTGGGCCGGTCGCCGGACGACCGTCCAAGGGCCGGCTGTGGCGGCACGACGCCCCGGACGAGCGCCGGGTCGGCGGCGTGCTGGTGTCCTGCAAGGAGTCGCTGGAGATCATCGACATGCCGGGCCCCGGGGCGCAGCTGGAGATCCCCGGTGTCGAGCCCGAGCCGGACGAGCCGACGTCCCTGTTCTGACGTCCGATCACGCCCGAATTGCAGCGTGATCGTTCGTTTCTGACGGGATTTCGCTGTTTGCCCTACGATGCCCCCTCGTTTTCGGAGGAACCCGACCCGAGGGGCGAACCCCATGCTGAACCTGGCCGAGCTGGGAGTGCTCGGTTTCGCCTGCTACCGCGGCACCCAGCTGATCGTCCATGACACGATCCTCGACCCGCTCCGGGACCAGGTCATCGACTGGCGCGTGAAGAAGCCCGAGTCGAACGTCCGGGACCTGCTGCTCACCCTGATCTCCTGCGTCTACTGCACCGGATGGTGGGTGGCCGGCTTCCTGCTCGCCACCTACCTGCTCGCCTCCGGCCAGTGGGCGCAGGCCCCCGTTCTCGTCCACGGCATCGAGTGGCTGGCCGTCGCCGGCGCCGGGGTGGTCATCAATCGCTGGGACGACACCCGGAACGACCAGTGAGCGCCCCCACGCGCAAGCCCAGGCCCAAGGCCGAGCCGAAGCGGGCGCCGGTCCCGGTCCGCGTCGAGTCCATGTCGCTGACGGCTGCCGCGGCCCGCTACACCGGCCGGAAGATCAGCCGGGCCAAGCCCGTCGACCAGTCGTGGCAGCTGGCGGCCTGGAGCTACTACCGCACCGTGCCCGAGGTGCGGTTCGCCGGGCGCTGGATGGGCAACGCGATGTCCGGCGTCACCCTGTATGCGGGCTACCGGGCCGACGACGGCTCGATCGAGCGGCTGCCCCCCGAGCACCCGGCCAGCCAGTACGTCGCGCAGATCGCGGGCGGGCCCGACGGCCAGGCCGAGCTGATGGGCAAGTTCGGGCCGCACCTGACGGTCGCCGGCGAGGGCTGGGTCATCATCCTGCCCGCCCCCGAAAGCGCCTCGGTCCAGGACCCGGCGGACCTGTGGCGGGTGCTGTCCGTCAAGGAGGTCCAGCAGCAGTCCGGGAAGCTGACCGCGATCATCGACGGCGAGCCGGTGGAGATCCCGCCCGCCGACCCCGAGGGCCCGCTGGACGACTCGATCCCGGCCGCGATCCGCGTGTGGGAGCCCAGCCCGGACGTCTACCTGGAAGCGGACTCGGCGGTCCGCTCCAGCCTCGACCAGCTCGAATCGCTGGCGCTGCTGAACGCGGCGGTGAAGGCCATCGCGCGCAGCCGGATCACCGGCCGCGGCATCCTGCTGGTGCCGAAGGGCACCCGCTTCCCGACAGCGCCCGGCCAGGCCGCCGCCGAGGACGACCTGATCGAAGTCCTGATGGTGATCGCCGAGACGGCGATCAAGGACCCGGAGAGCGCCGCCGCCACGGTGCCGATCGTGCTGGAGGTCCCGGCCGAGACGATCCCCGAGTTCAAGCTGATCCGCTTCGACAGCGACTTCGACGAACTCGCGATCAAGCTGCGCGACGAGGAGATCCGCCGCTTCGCCACCGGCCTGGAGATCCCCGCCGAGGTGGTCTTGGGGCTCGGCGACGTCAACCACTGGGGCCAGTGGGCTCTGACCTCCGAGGCGATCCGCCTGGGAGTGGAGCCGAAGGCCAAGACGGTCTGCCGCGCGTTCACCACGCAGTGGCTGCGCCCGCTCCTGGAAGCCGACGGCGTCGAGGACGCCGGGCGCTGCCTGGTCTGGTACGACTCCAGCCCGCTGCGGGTGCGCACCAACCGGTCTGAGACCGCGTTGAAGCTGTTCGAGCTCGGCGCGATCTCGGCGGCGGCGCTGCGCCGCGAGACCGGCTTCGACGAGGACGACGCCCCCAACGCCGACGAGATCGCGGCCCGGTCCAAGCAGCCGCAGGACCAGCCGCAGGACCAGGTGCAGGAGAAGGCATCCGGGCCGCTGCCCGTCGACGAAACCACCGCCGAGCCGGACACCCTGCCCGCCTCCGCCGCGACCACCGCGGCGGACATCGACCTCGCCGGGCTCCTCGCCGCCGCCGACGGCCTGATCTGGGGCGCACTGTCGGCCGCCGGCGAGAAGCTGCTCCGCACCCCGGCCTGCCCCCGCTCCGAACGCGCCCAGGCCCGCGAGACGACCCCGGCGGCCCTTCACGCGCTGCTGGCCGTCGACGCCGACCAGATCGACCAGTGGCGGCTCCTCGCCGGGGCGTGGGTGCGCGTCCCCGAGATCGCCAACCGGTACGGCGTCGACCCGGAGTGCCTGACCGCGAGCCTGGACGACTACTGCCGCGAGCTGATCGCCGCCGGCGTCGCCCACAGCTACGACGTCGTCCCGGCCGCGATCGCCACGTGCGCACCCCTGGCGGTGGCCGCGTGAGCGCCCGCCGCCAGGCCATGGCCGCCGTGGTCACCACCGGAACGCCGTGGGAGCTGTGGTGTTCCGGCTGCCGGGCCTTCACCCTGCTGGCCGCCGAGCTGCTGCTCCTCGCGCCCGACGGGGTGTCGGTCCTCGACGTCGTCCAGTGGTGCGAGGTCTGCGACGACCTAGACCACCCGCCCCGCCCGAGGAGGACCGACCGTGCCTGACCGCCCGCCCGAGCAGCTGCACCGCGTTGGGCTGTGCCCGCACTGCGGCGGCCTGGAAGCCACCGTCCTCCAGCGGGTCCCCGGCCTCCACTCGCTGACCATCCACACCGGCCTCGGCACGCAGACCCTCGTCCCGTCTGCGATGTACATCGGCCCGATCCCGGAGCCCTGCCCCGAAGCTGTCCTGGAGGCCCCCGTTGGCGAGTGAGCCCGAGGAGCCGGCCCTCGAAGTCGGCTTGGAGTGGCGGCACCACACCGGCCAGCTGTGCGCGGCGTGCGAGACGGACTCGCTGGACCTCGTCACCGTCGACGTCAGCCTGGGAGACGAGAAGAAGCCCGCCGGAGGGTTCGCGGTGTGCCTGAACTGCGGCGCGACCCCGCACCCCACGATGGAGGTCCCCCGTGGCCAGTGACCGCGAACTGGACCAGGCCGAGCAGCAGATCGCCGACGCCGTCGCCCAGGCGCTCGCCGAGGTCGCCGACGAGTTCGCCGCCGAGCTGCGGAACGCGACGGAGATCGTCGCCGCCCGCTTCTCGGTCTCGCGGATCGCCCGGATGTGGCGCAGCAGGGTCGGCGGCATCATGCGGCGCCTCCTCGGCACCGCGGAGACCGCCGCGAACGACGCCGCCGACTCGGTCGACGCCGAGCTACCCGCTGGCTGGGACGACCTGCCCGGCCGGTACGACGACGGCCGGGCCCTGCCCCGCTCGCTGGGCGACTACGTCACCGTCACCGAGCGGCTGCTGAACTCGGTCGGCGACCGCCTGGCCGCCGCTGCCGCCCGGGACCTGGCCGAAGGCGTCGCCGCCGGTGAGGACGTCGACCAGCTGCGCGCCCGCCTGCGGGAGACCTTCGCCCGCGAGGGGGCGCAGCTCGGCGACGCCCGCGAAGAGCGGATCGCCCGCACCGAGGCCACCCGGGCCTGGAACACCGCGACGGAGGCAGCCGGCCGGGACCTGACCGGCCCGGACCGGCCCCTCGTCAAGCAGTGGATCACCCGCCACGACGAGCGCGTGCGCGACGCCCACCAGGAGACGGACGGTCAGATCCAGCTGCTCGGCGAGCCGTTCACCGTCGGCGGCGTCAGCATGGCCGTCCCCGGCGACCCGACCGCCCCGCCCGACCTCACGATCAACTGCCGGTGCCGGATTGCTTTGGCACCGCAGCCCCGCACGGCCGCCTTCGAAGTTCAGGAGCCCCCTCGGGCGGCGTTTTCAGATCGAAGGGAAACCGATGTGGACCCGGACGTGACCGCTGCCGCCGACGGCAGCCACCTGAGCGGCGCGATGATCGCCCTGATGCCCACCGCGGCCGACGCCGAACGCCTGGCGTTCCCCGGCGGCGAGGACGTCGGCGAGCTGCACCTGACCCTCGCGTTCCTCGGCGAAGGCGCCGACTGGACCCCGGAGCAGCGCAACGAGCTGATCGCCGAGGTCCGCGCCTTCGCCAAGACGGTCGGCGGCACGATCGCCGGCCGCGCCTTCGGCGTGAACCACTGGAACCCGGGGTCGGCCTCCCCGTCGTGGGTGTGGGCCGTCGGCGACGACCGCGACCGCCCGGCCGGCGCCCCCGTGCTGGAGGACGCCCACGACGCCGCCCTGATGGCGTTGGAAGGCACCCACGACCATCCGGAGCTGCCCGTCCAGCACTCGCCCTGGGCGCCGCACGTGTGCGGGATCTACAGCCCCGAGGGCTGGCCGCTCCAGGAGATGACCGACCGGCTCGGCCCGGTCACCTTCGACCGGCTCCGCGTCGCCTTCGCGGGCGAGTACGCCGACATCCCGCTCGGCACCACCGAGGAGGAAACACCGATGGAACCCGCAGACGCCACGGCCGCCGGAATCGAGACCCGCGGCTGGTCCACCCCGGACGACACCGCGTTGGCGTTCGAGAACGAACAGACGGGCGATGGCAGGGTCTTCGCGAAGGGCTCGCTCTACTGGTCCGACGGCCCGTGGCCGCTCCAGTACGCGGAGCAGATGCTCGGCGGCCACGAGGGCGCCGAGCTGATCGGCTCCATCCAGGAGCTGAACCGCACCGGCGACCGGATCGGCGGCAGCGGGGTCCTCTACCCGGCTCGCCCGGCCGCCGCCGACGCGGTGCTGCTCCTCGACGAGGGCGCCCCGCTCGGCGTCAGCGTCGACCTGGACGACGCCGAGGTCGAGTTCGTCGACCGCACCTACAACCCGGCCGACCAGGTCGCGGAGGAGGACGACGGCTGGTACGGCCTGGCCGCCTCCGCGCGCCTCGCCCACGCGAGCTTCCTGCGGCTCGACGACGGCTCGTGGGCGATCACCGCCACCGCGGCCGGCGACTGGACCGCCTCCGGCGTCACCATGTCCCGGACGCAGCACCAGGTGCAGCTCATCACCGGCCCGGACGGGAGGATCAGCGGCGACGCGCTGCGCGCGGCGTTCGGCGGGACCGGCGTCCTCACCCGCCCGACCGGGGAGCCGATCACCGCCTCGGACGTCGAGCTGATGCAGATTCCGCTCCAGGAGGAGCGGGCCCGCACCGCGGCGGCCGGCGACCCCGACACCGACGAGGGCCTGGTCATCCACTCCGAGAAGTCCGGGGACTTCCTGATCCGGGTGACCCGGGCGCGGCTGCGCGGTGCGACCCTCGTCGCGATGCCCGCCTACAACCGGGCCCGGATCGTCCTGGACCCGGTCGGAGAGCTGGCGGCGTCCGCCGTCGGCGACCTGGCCCTGCCGGTCCACGACGACCCCGAGGCCCGCTGGGACGGCCCGGGTGCGCAGAAGCGGATCCTGGCCTACGCGACCGGCGACGACGGCGCGGTGGACCCGAAGAAGCTCGCCGCCGGGTTCCTGTGGCGCGACGACGAGGCGGACCCGGCGACCGCCAGCGCGTACAAGCTGCCGTTCGCGGACGTCTTCGACGGTGAGCTCCACATCGTCCCGGCCGGGGTCTACGCGGTCGCGTCGGTGCTCCAGGGCGGCATGGGCGGCGTCGACCTGCCGGAGAAGGACAGCGACGCCGTCAAGGCCAACGTGGAGAAGCTGTACGCGCGGATCGCCGAGGAGGTCGACGGCGCCCCGGACGCGCCGCCGTGGGTCGAGGAGGAGACCGCTTCGGCCACCGCGGCGGCGGACGACAGCGGCGTCCACGACCAGGTCGTGGTGTTCGTGTGCTCCTCGCCGGTGCCGGTCGGCGCGAGCGACGTCGCGAAGGCCCTGGGCCTGCTGGTGTCCACCGTCCGCAACCACCTCGCCCAGGCCGTCGAGTCCGGCCGGCTGGTGCGCCTGGCGCGCGGCGTCTACGTCGGCCCGTCCAGCCACCCGGAGGGCCCCGTCACCGCGTCCGCCGACATCTCCGACGAGGACCTGGTGGCGTCGGCGTGGACCGCGTTGCAGGGGCTCCCGCCGATGCCCGCTGCCTGGTTCGTCGAGCCGACCGTGGAGGAGCTGCCGCCCGGGTCCGGCGGCGTCCACTACGCGAACGGCCGGATCTACGGCTGGGTCGCGCAGGCCGGAGAGCCGCACGCGGGCATCCCGGGGAAGAAGGTGACGATCGAATCGCTCGGCGAGATCGACCTGAGCCACTTCCTGCGGAAGAAGTTCCCGCTGGACGACGGCGGCAGCGTGAAGGCCGGTGCGCTAACCATGAACGTCGGCCACCACCGCGACGGCGCCGAGTGCGAGACCGCGAGCTGCCAGTTCGACGACACCCGGACCGTGGCGGGGATCGTGACCGTCGGCATGAACGAGCGGGGCATGTGGTTCAGCGGCGCGGCCGGGCCGTGGCTGTCCGACTGGGACCGTCTGGTGTTCGCCGCGTGCCAGCCCAGCTACCACCTGCGGCAGAAGCGGCGGGGCGGCCAGTGGGAGCTGCGCGCGGTGCTGTCCGTGCCGGTGCCCGGGCACTCCTCGCCGCTGCTGGCGTCCGCCGTCGCCGAGCGCTCGAACCTCGCCCTCGCGGCCTCCGCCGTCCTCGCGGACACGGCGGACACCGTGTCCGGACACGTCCCGGACATCCCGGCGGACGTGTCCGCCATCGCCGAGGACATCCACCCTGACCTGGGCGGACACCGTCCGGACACCGTGTCCGGACACGGGGCGGACACGTACGTGTCCGTGTCCGTCGAGGACGTCGCCGAAGTCGTCGCCGCGGCCATGTCCGACCCCGGATTCGTCGACCGTCTCGCCGAGGCCATGGAGCAGCGCCAGGCGGCCCGCGCCGAGGTCGCCGAGCTGGCCGCCGCGCTCGCCCCGATTCGCCAGAAGACCACCGCCGGCATGTCCGGCACCACCGAGAACGGAGTTTGACCATGGCCTGCGGATGCAACAAGGGCGGCAGCAGCAACCAGTGGGAGGTCGTCGCCGACGGCGGCAACGGCAAGGTCCTCTTCCCGGGCGGCACCCAGGCGACGGCGAAGGCGGTCGCGCTCCGCTACCCGGGGAGCATCGCCCGGCCGAAGGGCAGCACGGAGATCGCCCCGAAGACGGCCTGACCGTCGCGGCCCGCGCCGCGCACCTGCTTGACAGGAGCCGCCCCCGGAACCCGGGGGCGGCTACTATTTCCGGGAGCGCTGCTGGTTTTGGGCCGGGCCATCTCTCCGACTGATCTGGAGACACGGCCGATGGACCCGTTCGAGCTCCCCGAGAGCTACAGCGCGCTGACCGACGACGAGCTCGGCGCACTCCTGGACGCGGCGGTCGCCGCGTTCGACTCCCGCTCCAACAGCACCAGCATCAGCCAGGACGACCTGGCCGAGATGCGCGCCATCGCGGCGGCCGTCAACGACATCCGCGCCGAGCAGGCGTCCCGGCTGGACGCGGCGCAGCAGGCCGCCGCCGAGATCGATGCTCTCGCCGCCCAGGTGCGCGGCCAGGCTGAGGAGCCCGCCGCCCAGGTCGAGCCGGAGGCCGAGACGGAAACCGAGGCGACCGCGTCCGACGAGCCCGAGCCGGAGCCGGAAGCGGCGGCGACCGCGGCCGCGACCCCGCCGGCGAGGCCCCGTCTGAACCTCAGTGCGGTCCGCGCGGGCCAGCGCCGCGTCCTCCCCGAGGAGAACAAGCCGGCGACCCGCATCACCGCGTCGGTCGACGTCCCCGGCCACAAGCCGGGCAGCACCATCAACTTCGACGACCTGACCGCAGGTGTCATCGCCCGCGCGAACGCCCTCAAGACCATCAACGGCGGCAGCAGCCAGGTCGCCAGCTACTCGCACCCGTACCCGGACGAGCTGATCGTCACCGACGCCGGCTCCATCCCGGAGGGCACCTCGGTGACCCTCACCGCCTCCAACCAGCGGCGCCTGCCGAAGGGGGACTTGGTCGCGTCCGGCGGCTGGTGCGCGGTGTCGGAGATGGTCTACGACATCGCCGACGTGGCCTGCCCCGACATGCTGTGGGACCTGCCGGAGACGCAGCTCGCCAGGGGCGGTATCCGCTACTACAAGCCGCCGACGCTGGACGTCGCCGCGATGACCTGGGTGCACACCGAGGCCGACGACATCGCGGGCGCCACGAAGCCGTGCTTCAAGATCCCGTGCCCGCAGCCGCTGGAAGTCCGCTGCGAGGCGGTCGGGATCTGCCTGGAAGCGGGCATCCTGACGCAGCGGCACTTCCCGGAGCTCGTCGCCTGGTACCTGCGCAACCAGATGGTCGCGCACGAGATCCGCATCAAGCAGGAGCTGTTCGAGCAGGCCGTGGCCACCGCGACCTCGGTCGCACTGACCGCGACGATGGGCACCGTCTCGGCGCTGCACGGCGCCGTCGCCCTCACCGCGGCGGACATGATCGAGCGTCACTCGCTCTGCGAAGGAACCGCGCTCGAGGTCGTGTTCCCGTGGTGGAGCAGGAACATGATGTTGGCCGACCTGGCGCGCCGGAACGGCGTCGGGCTGGACCAGGTCGACATCGGCATGGTCCAGGACCTGTACACGCCGCTCGGCACCCGGATCCAGTGGGCGCGCGGTCTGACCCCGGCGCAGCCGGGTGAGATCGGCGGCGCGACGCCGGCCACCGCGTGGCCCGACGAGGTCAGCTTCCTGATCTACCCCGCTGGTTCTCTCCAGGCTGGACGTGGCGCGGAGATCAACCTCGGCGTGGTCCACGACTCCGTGAAGTTCAGCAAGAACGACTACACGGCGACCTTCAGCGAGGAGTGCGTCGCTCTCGTGGACAGGTCGGTCGACACCCGCCTCGTCACCGTGCCGGTCTGCGCCGACGGCTCGACCGGTGCGCAGAAGACCCTGTCCTGCCCCGTCGCCTGACGGCCCCGCACGCGGTGCGCCCGGGCCCGGCTCTGCTCCGTGCCGGGACCGGGCGCACCGTCCTGACGACGATGGAGGCCCGCAATGCCCGACGCCGGGCTACGCAAGTACGTGACCGCCGCCCCCGGGGAGCCGCTGCCCTACGGCCTCCTCGGTGGCTGCACCGAGATCATCGACTCCGCCGACCCGCACGAGATGCTGGGCACCGACTGGCGGCCCCTCAGCTGCGCCGACGCGCACGACACCACCTGGTGCCCGCCCGAAGGGGAGCCCGAGCCCGGCGACGTCGTCTACGACAAGCCGGGGACCTGCTCGGCCGCGCCGGTGACGATCGTGTCCGGCACTGAGTGCACGACGATCGGCTACCCGTACGAGGAAGCCGTCGCGCACGTGAAGGAGTCGCTTCGGATGGGCGCCCAGCGCGCCCTGGAGGAGTGGTTCCTGCGCGACGTGCTGTGCCCGATGGCCGAGGACCAGACCCCGGCGGCCGGGGCGGTGACGGTCGCTCAGGGCATCGGGATCCTGGAGACCTGGCTCGGCACCGAGTACGGCGGCGCCGGCGTGCTGCACATCCCGGTCGGCGCCGGCGCGCTGCTGTCCGAGCGCTCCGTCATCATCGGCGTCGACACCGGCGGGCCCCGCACCCTCGCCGGGTCCTGCGTCGTCCTCGGCGCCGGCTACAGCGTCAACGTCGGCCCGCCCGACTGCACCACCGCGGACCCGGGCGAGGCGTGGCTGTACGCCACCAGCCCGGTCCGGGTCCGCCGGGACGAAGTCGAGGTCGTACCGCTCAAGGACGCGGAGAGCGTCAACCTGCGCACCAACGACCGCCGGGTCCAGGCCCAGCAGACCTTCGTCGTCGAGATCGCCTGCTGCCGCGCCGCGGCGGTCCGCGTCACCCTGTGCTGAGGAGCCACCTGTGAGCAGCAACCTGTCCATCCAGCCCGCCGCCGAGCTCCGGCAGCCGTTCGCGGCCTGGGCGGTCGCCCAGCGGCCGAAGCTCCGCACCGTCGGCCCGTCGTCGTTCGGCGTACCCGCCGCACTGTTCGCCGACGTGCCCGAGGAGCTGCTGCTCGGCGCCCTGGTCGACGGGCAGCCGTACGTGCCGCGGCAGGACGCGGCGGCCCCGGCCGAGACGGAGCCGGGCAGCGCGCCGCCCGAGACGGCGCCGGGCGCCGAGCAGGAGTCCGGACCCGGCGAGGCGCTGCCCGAGCTTCCCCCGGAGGCGCACGAGCCCGACGCGGTCCCGCTCGACGGGCCGGACTTCGCGCCGCTGGAGGACGTCCCGGTCGAGGAGCAGCCCGCCACCGAGGACCAGGACGACGCTGCCGAGTTCGTCTGCGCGGACTGCCAGAAGTCGTTCAGCGGCGACCGCGGCCTGGCGATGCACCGCACCCGCGTGCACGGAGGCTGACGTGCCGACGACCCCGCCCAACTCCTCCAGGAGGATGCCGTGACGACTCCGCCGTTCCAGCCGCAGCCGTGCGAGGGAGGGGGTACGGGGGCGGCCGGTGTCGACGTCGAGCAGACGATCCTCTGCGACACCCTGCCGGACGGGACCATTGCCGGTACCGCGATGGCGGTGTGGGAGTACGACGCTGCCGGCGCCCCGATGGGCCCGCCAACCTTCGTGGACCCGGCGACGGGCATCGCGTACGTGGCGCAGGGCACCCTCATGCCGTGCCCTGGCGAGACCGGCTGCCTGGAGCCCGTGGCGTTCCACCGCACGACTACGGCGACGGGGCCCGTCGACCACCCCGGCCGGCAGTACGACATCACGCTGCCGATCAACCCGGGGTTCGCGGTCCAGAGCTTGCAGGTCGACCAGGTCACGAACGCCGCGAACATCGTCTGGGACGTGGCCGACCCGGACGGAGAGCAGTTCCGGCAAGACCTGACCGCCTTCATCGAGGGGCGCGTCCCGGCATCGGCCACGGTCACCATCACGAACCCGAACGCCGGACAGACCATCTGCGGTACCGCCGCGCCGATGCAGATCCACATCGAGTGCCTGCGCCTGGACCAGTCCCCGCCGGACCTGATCGAACTGGTCTACAACGGCGGCCAGGACATGATCATCAACCCGGCGTACAACGAGACGCCGCCGCTCAACCCGCCTGTTTCGCAGGGCAATTACGGCTTCCACCTCCTGGCCCGGCAGGACGACCCCGGGCCGTTCCCCGGCTTCCCGCCGTCCGGCCGGGCGAACTGCACCAACGTCGCGAACTCCGGGTGGGAGACCAACGACGTCGGGCGCACCTTCGAGATCTGGGGCCGGGACGTCGCGGATGGCCAGAGCACGACCCCGACGCCTCGCGGTACCCCGGTCCAGGAGATCACTTCGGACGGGCCGCCGCCCGGTGGCCGCTCGACCATCTGGCAGACCTTCACCGCTCCGGCCTCGGCGAACTTCATCATCCGCGTCGTCCACGGTGCCCGCGACAACGGCGAGCAGCACCGGATCACCCTGGACAACGGCGACACGGACGACGCCCAGAACGGCGACCTGATCGATGACGTCAGCAACCCGCCGTCCGTCACCAACAGCGGTGGCCCGAACCCCTGGACCCAGTTCAGCCAGACGATCCCGCTGACCGGCGGCAGCACCTACACCCTGGCGCTGTCGACGAACAACCCGGTCGGCGGTGCCCGCGGCGGCCTGTTCACCGACATGCGCGCCTACATCGACCGCCCGGACCAGCGCGCCACCGCGACCACGGACGACGACACCTGCGTCGTCACCGTGGACGAGACCACCACCGTCTGCGAAGACGAGCTGTGGTCCCCGATCTGCGAGACCGGGACGATCCACTCGTGGCAGAACGCCGAGACCGGCGCCATCCTGACGAACTCGGCGTTCTGGGGCCAGGCCCCGGCGCCGACCCCCGGCCCGTGCCCGGCCGCCGCGGCCGGCGGCGACGGCGGCTCCGTAGCCGCGAACCTCGTGCACACCTACCCGGTGTGCGCGACGATCGGCGGCGTCCGGACCAACCTCCAGCGCGTCGTCATCACCGACGCCTCCGGCGGGGTGCTGGCGGACTCCTTCGTCGGTCCCGATGGCGGCCCCGTGGCCGCGCCGTCCAGCTACACCATCGGCTCCTGCACGGACACCGCGTTCATGGGCGACCAGGTCCTCTGCGACGACAGCGGGCCCTTCCTGCGCAAGTACGTCCAGGCCGTCAGCGACGTTGGCCAGCCCCAGGTCAAGGCGCACAGCGACTTCACCCTCGACGGAGCGGCGTACACCCCGGTCGGCACGGTCGGTACCTGCGCGGGCGCGGACGTCCTCGGGCCCATCTGTTTCAGCGATCCCGCTACCAGCCTCCAGCGCCAGGGGTTCCTGACCCGGGACGCGGACGGCACCGCCCATGTCTACACCCTGTCCGGCGTCGAGGTCGTCCCGTTCCCGGTCATCCTGATCTGCGCGGAGAGCGCCTTCTTCGAGGAGGTCCTGTGCGACCAGGGCGCGGGCGGGCACCAGTTCCTCCGCCGGTACGTCGGCAGCCCGATCGCCGGCACCAACGACGCCCTGTGGGACTTCGAGCTCGACGGCGTCACGGTCTACGCCCCGGTCGGCCCCGTCCAGCTCTGCCAGCCGGACGCCGCCGACCGCGAGGCGATCTGCTACACCCTGACGTCTACCGGTACGGCCCTGCACGCGGGTTGGGCGCGGCACCAGGACTCGATCCCGGCCACCCCGCAGACCCCGAACGGGATCGGCTTCTTCGACGCGCTCGGCAACGCCCTCGACCCGACCGCGGACGGCTTCACGGTCGTGCCGTGCGCCAGTGGCGGCACCGACGCCGAGGTTGTGCAGCTGTGCGACTTCACGGGCGACCCGCCCGTCATCGCGGCGACGGCGGTCGGCCAGGCACCCAACCCGCCCGGGAACGCCCCGATCCCGGCCGTGGCCGACGTCAACGCCTGGGTGACCGGCGCCTCCCCGTCGCTCACGGTCCCGACGTGGGGGACGAACCCGCCGACCTCGCGGTTCTTCAACGTCCAGTACGCCCTGGTGCCCCCGGGAACCGCGCCGTGCGGGCCGCCGACCACGGTGCACATCCGGCACACGTTCAGCGTCCGGAACACGGGCCAGGGCTCGCCTTCGAGCGGCACGGTGGGCATCAGCCTCCGCAACGGCGCGGCGACCGTCGACTCCCAGACCATCGGCCCGTTCCCGTCCGGTACCACCGTCGCGGTCACGCTGGAGGCCGATGTCCCGTACGCCGACCTCGCCGCCGGGGCTATCACCGTCCACCACTCCTACCTGGTGTGGCAGCCGACCACGCACCCCGAGTACCTGCTGACGAGCTACAGCATGGTCGTCACGGACGCCGCCCCGAACCCGGCGTGCATCAGCGACGAGTCGACGCCGTTCCTGCGGCACTTCGTCTACGGGGTGGACGGGAGCATCGCCGGGCACTACGACACGACGTTTGACGGGTCGCTGTACACCGTGACCGGGACGGTCGGCGTGTGCCAGCCCGCCAGCCCCGGGGACCGGGTCGACGCCGAGTCGCAGATCCTCTGCGACTCCAACGGCACCCGCTTCCTGCGCACCTACGCCTACGACGCGGCCGGCGTCGTCAGCAGCTTCACGGACCGGACCCTCGCGGGCGCAGCGTTCGCCCCGGTCGGCGCGGTCGGCACCTGCGGGACGGGCACGGGCGTCGACAGCGAGTCGTTCATCCTCTGCGACAGCGCGGCCACCCCGAACCGGTTCATCCGGACCTACACCTACGGGACGACCGGCGCGGTCACCGGCTTCACCGACACCACCCTGGCCGGCGCGGCGTTCGTGCCCACGGGCGCGGTCGGGGTCTGCGCCCAGACGGTGCAGGCGGACACGGACTTCGTGGAGGAGGTGCTGTGCGACCAGAACGGCACCGCGTTCATCCGGCTGTTCCGCTTCAACTCGCTTACGGGCGCCCTGGTCTCCACCACGAACACCACCCTGGCCGGTGCAGCGTTCGCCCCGGTCGGCACGGTCGGCATCTGCTCCGACTGCTGCCCGCAGGTCCTCGCCGATGACCTGTGCACCAACACAGGCAGCGGCCGGGCGACGGCCATCCGGAACACCAACGGCACCGTGACGCTGGTCGACTCGGTGACCGGGGCGGCGGTCGCCAACGCGAACATCGTGGCGTGCGTCAACGACGACACGGTCCGCACCCTCACGGCCCAGGCGCGCACCCTCACCAACGGCACGCCGTGGACCCCGGGCGGTGACGTCGCGGGCACGCTCACGAGCCTCACCGTGACGGGCGTCTCCGGCCTGTGGGACCTGGTGGACGCGAACGGGACGGCGGTCACCGGGCTCCCGGCCGGCCTGACGCTCACCTGGAGCGCCCAGGACGACAACACGCTCACGGGCCCGACCAGCATTACCCCGCAGGCCGGGGCGACCGTGATCGCGAACTGGACCCAGCGCTAGGAGCCGGCGCCGGGCGGGACGACCCACGAGGGCCGTCCCGCCCGGTCTAAGAGAGGTGAGCCCATGGCGGTCCCCTGCAACTGCTGCCCCGTGGGGTTGGCCTCTGCGTGCGCGCTGGTCGGCGTCCAGTTCACCGGGGTCGCCGAGACGGCGTCACAGGCCGGATGGACCCAGACGAACCTGGCCCTGACGGCTGACGGCGACACGACCTCGACCGTCAACTCGGGGTACACCACGACGGTCGGGAACACGCCGAGCACGACGCTGCGGGTGGAGTACACCCTCAGCACCCCGCACAACCGGGTGCGGGGCCTCAGGCTGTGGAACCAGGGCGGCAGCCTGCTGACCGACTCCGACGGGCTGAACCGCTTCACCGCCGAGTTCTACGCCGGGGCGACGCTGCTGACCACGGCGACGTTCCAGGGGGTGAACGGCGCGGGTCCCACCACGCACACGCTCCCTCTCGGGCTGGAGCTGACCGGGGTGGACCGGGTGGTCCTGCGCACCCTGGACAAGCAGATCGGCGGGGCGATCGCCCCGCTGTGGCGGGAACTCCAACTCCTCACCTTCGAGCCGGTGTTCGCATGTCGGCGGGGGACCACGCTGGAGTGGTACGACCAGTACGGCAACCTCGTGGCGAACGCGGACGTGGTGTCCTGCGACCAGCCCACGCCGTTCATCACGCCCACGCTCACCATGAACTCCAGCGCCTTCGGGGACGACCCGTCCGGCACGGCGGAGAACATGTGCAACGTCGTGCCCACCCCGTCCTCCGCCACCGGGTGGACGCTCACCGGGGCCTGCTACGACCCGACCACCGGCACGCCGTCCTTCACCTGGAACGGCGTGAGCGCGGTGGAGATGAGCTTCGGCGACAACGGGAACGGTCAGCCCTCCGGCGCCGCCTTCATCTCCTTCACGGCCTCCGGGTCCCCCGCGATCACCTGGCCCACCAACCTGACCGGCATGGACATCGGCGAACAGCGCCTCTCGAACGTCTTCGGGGGCGGACACCGCGCCCGCCTGACGTACGTGTCCGGGCCGCCGCAGTCCGCCTCGTCGGGGACGGTCCGGATGAACGGGGGGAGCACGATCGCCCTGCACTTCAACAACGTGTCGGTGCAGCCCCCGATCCGGTTCCGTCTCGAACTCCTCAACGCCTAAGGGAGAGCGATGTCCACCTCCGGTAGCTTCACCCCGCCGACACAGGCGGCGTGCCCGGGCCCGATGACGGCCGCGGCGCTGCGCGCCCTGCGGGACGCGGGCGGCCTCGACCCCCAGTGCCACTACGTGCTCACGGACTTCACCCAGGGGGCGACCCTGGCCGGCCCGAACCTCGTGGAGCTCCACGCCGTCAACGCCTCCACCCTCGCCCTGGAGGCGAAGGTGTTCACCCCGTACGACAACAACGGGTGGGCGGGCCTGTACGACATCGACCGCGGCGCGGTCGGCCAGCTCATCGAGCTGCGGGACAACCTCAACAACGTCGTCCGGGACTCGACCGGCACGTCCCCGATCCTCGGCACCTTCCCCTGGGGCACCGCGCTGTGGTCGGAGAACGAGTTCGACTCGGTGACGCTGACCGCCCCGGCGACCGCGCGCGTGGTCACCGGCAACCGGGTCGCGAACAGCACGCTGGACATGACCGGCTGGGCCAGCGGCAACATGACCGCGAGCAAGATCGAGAACAGCAGCGTCGTCACCACGGGCAACGTGATGTCGATCACGAACTCGCACCTGCACGGGACGACCGTGACCGGCGCGGCCACCGGCTCCATCCTCATCCAGGCGTCGTCCCGGCTGTTCTCCTCGTCGGTCATCAATGACCCGGGCAGCTTGAAGACGGTCAGCATCGGCACGTCGGACCTACGGGGCGTGACCCTGCGCGGCCAGGCCGGGACCGTCGCGGCCAGCTTCTCGGTCTCCACGTCCAGGCTGCGCGGCGCAGCGGCCGGGGGCAGCATCACCAGCCTCGGTGACACCACGGTCGCCATCACGCGCTCAGACATCGCCTTCGGCATCCTATGGACCGTCGACGGGGTGAACGGCTCCAGCGTCAACGTCACCGACGCGACGATCGACAACATCATCGTCACGCGCGGCCCGGCCGCGGGCCGCATGGACATCACGGCCGGCTACTACACCGGGACCACGATCGACCACCAGGGCAGCGGCACCATCCAGCTCTCCGGGTCCTGGACGAAGAGCGGCACGCTGCGCCTCGCCGCCGGGTCCTCCGGAAGCCTGAGTCTCCAGAACGGCACCCTGGAGAACGGCACGATGGTCGTGACGTCCGTGCGCTCCCTGTCCATGGGCGTCGGTTCCTACGTCGGCGGCCTAGCCACGGTCACCGAGTCCGGCACCACCGCGGCGGCCATCGCCTCAATCGGGGACCGGCTCGACCAGTCCCGGATTGAGGGCGGCGCCCAGGTGACGTTCTCCACGACGACCGGCACGAACGCCAACCAGATCAGCCGATCCGTGGTGCGCGGTAGCTCCGTGGCCGGTGAGGGCGTCATCACGATCACCGGGACGACGGACGGCGCGGTCATCGACGGCTGCGACATCCTCGGCGGCATCGTCACGATCAACAACGCCTCCAGCGGCCTATCCGGGCAGACCGCGTTCACGGACAACCACGTCGACGGCGGTTCCACGATCACCTACACCGGGGGCGACGCGACCGCGAAGCAGGTCCGGAACAACCGGATCGAGGGCCTGTCGACCCTCACCCTGACCGGCCTCACCGGCTCCGCTGGCGGCGGCGTGGGCGACGTCTACGGGATGAGCGTGCGCGGGCAGTCGACGCTGACCGTCGCGGGCGCCCGGGTCGCCGGTCAGCCGGTCCGGGACTGCACGGTTGAGCAGGGCTCGACGCTGAACCTCCCGGCGGGCGGAGCGGCGCAGCGGTGCCGGGTCGCGGGCGGGGCGACGGTCAACGGCGGCGCGTTCGTCCACACCGACACGGAGGTGAGCCTCGTTGCGGTGAAGACGCTGACGGCAGCGAACGCCGGGCGGCTCGCCAACAAGTCCTTCGACGACACCCTCTGAGGGGCCATCATGAGCCTGCACGACACCGACGCGCTGATCGTCGAAGCGTCTACGGCCACGGAGTCCCTGCCGGACCCGACGACCGTCTCCGGCCGGACGCACGACCTCACGAACACCTCCGCCGCCTCCGCGGTGTGGTCCTCGACGGGGGCGACGCCGTTCCTGGTCGACGGCGTACCGACCGCGACGCTGACCGTCCTGGCCGGCCGGGCGCGGAGGGTGCAGTCGGACGGCACCCGGTGGGTCGTCGCCCCGACCGCGGCCCGCCGCGTCTACGCCGGGACGGCCGTCTCGGACGGCTCCGGGAACGCCACCTTCACGTTCACCCCCGCGTTCCCCGCTGCGCCGGTCACGAGCGTCGGCCTGGCGACCACCAACAACAACGTCACCGAGGCGCGCGTCACGGCCCTGTCCGGTGCCTCCTGCACGGTGAACGTCCGTCAGAGTCCCGGCGTGGTGATCCTCGGGATCAGCGTCCTCCAGGTCCCGCAGCCCCTCTCGGGGGCGACGGTCCACCTCCTGGCGATCGAGGCCGGCCAGGGCGTGTGAGCGGCCGGGCGGCCCGGCCTACTCCTCCGGGCCGCCGGGCGGGCCGTCGCTAGACTGGGCGCAGCGCTGCTGGTGCTAGGCCGGGCCTCCTTTCTGCGCACGCCGTAGAGGCGTGAGGGGAGCGCCCCATGGCGACCTGCTGCCGCACTACGTGCTCTTGCGTCCTCCAGGCCGGTAGCCGCGTCACGATCACCGGGAACGGGTCGGCGGGTTCGCCGTACGTGATCAGCGCGGACCAGACGATCGTCCAGGTCACGGACACCGACACGGTGGACATGACGATCAGCGGGAACGGGTCGGCCGGCTCGCCGTACGTCATCAGCAGCGCGGTGAAGCTGGACTCGACCCCGCCCGGCGGCGGGACGAACCTGATCAAGTCGAACGCCGAGGGCCTGTACCTGGAGTGTGCGCAGGTCAGGACGTGCATCTCCGAGGGCCCGGGGATCGACTACAACCCCGCAACCGGTGTGATCTCCGCTCAGATCAGCGGCCTGCCCGGCAACGTGACGACGATCGGCGGAGACGGTGGGATCTACACCGCGTCCTCCGGGCAGCTCTCCGTGGTCGACACCTCCACGGTCGACCACACCCTGACCGGCACCGGTACCGCGGCGAACCCGTACGTGCTGAGCAGCACGGTGAAGCTCAACCCGACCCCGCCCGGCGGCGGGACGAACCTGATCCAGACCTCGGCGACCGGCCTCTACCTGGAGTGCGCGCAGGTCAGGACGTGCCTGAGCGAGGGCCCGGGCATCGACTACGACCCGGTCACCGGCGTCATCAAGGCGCAGATCAGCACCCAGCCCGGGAACACGACGAGCATCGGCCCGGACGGCGGGATCCTCACCCCCGTGTCCGGCCAGGTGACGGTGCAGGACACGAGCACGGTCGACATGACCCTCACCGGCACCGGCACGGCGGCGTCGCCGTACGTGGTGAGCAGCGTCGTGAAGCTGGAGCCGGCCCCGCCGGGCGGCGGCACCAACCTCATCAAGACCGGTGCGAACGGGCTCTACCTGGAGTGCGCGCAGGTCAGGACGTGCATCAGCGAGGGCCCGGGCATCGACTACGACCCGGCCACCGGCGTCATCAAGGCCCAGATCAGCACCCAGGCCGGGAACGTCACCAGCATCGGCCCGGACGGCGGGATCTACACCTCGTCTTCCGGGCAGCTCACGGTGCAGGACACCAGCACGGTCGACCACACCCTCACCGGCACCGGCACGGCGGCGTCGCCGTACGTGCTGAGCAGCGTGGTGAAGCTCGACCCCACCCCTCCCGGCGGCGGCACCAACCTCATCAAGGCGGGGGCGAACGGCCTCTACCTGGAGTGCGCGCAGGTCAGGACGTGCATCAGCGAAGGCCCCGGCATCGACTACGACCCGGCCACCGGCGTCATCAAGGCGCAGCTGTCGGCGGACGGCGGGAACTCGCTGACCTTCGGCACGGACGGCGGCCTGTGGGCCCCGGTCGGTGGCGGCGGCGGCGGGACGATCGTGCAGATCCTCGACACCTCCTCGGTGGACATGGCGATCACCGGCACCGGGGCGGCCGGCGACCCGTACGTGATCAAGTCGGACGTCAGGCTCGACCCGACCCCGCCGGGCGGCGGCACGAACCTGATCAAGCTCAACAGTGACGGGCTCTACCTGGAGTGCGCGCAGGTCAGGACGTGCATCAGCGAGGGCCCGGGCATCGACTACGACCCGGCGACGGGCGTCATCAAGGCCCAGATCAGCACCGACGCGGGGAACACGACCGTGATCGGCACCGACGGCGGCCTGTACACCCCGGCCAGCGGCGGCGGTGGGAGCACCGTCGTCACGGCCGGGGACACCCCGACGGTCGACAACACGGTGACGGGCGCCGGCACCGCGGCGTCGCCGTACGTGGTGAGCAGCGTGGTGAAGCTCGACCCGGCCCCGCCGGGCGGCGGCACCAACCTCATCAAGGCGGGGGCGAACGGGCTCTACCTGGAGTGCGCGCAGGTCAGGACGTGCATCAGCGAGGGCCCCGGCATCGACTACGACCCGGCCACCGGCGTCATCAAGGCCCAGATCAGCACCGACGCGGGGAACCAGACGAAGATCGGCACGGACGGCGGTCTCTTCTCCCCGGCTGCGGCGGCGCTGGTGACCGGTTGCGGCCTTGACGGTGTCGGCACGGCGGCGGACCCGCTCGTCGTCGTCCCGGAGGCCGGCCAGGAGGCGTGGTCGGCTACCTGGACCTGCGACGCGCCGACGCACTCGACCCTCAAGTGCGACCCGACCACGGGCAAGCTGTGGACCCCGCCGGAGCACTACTCCGCCGAGGACCACATCTACGTGGACCACTTCACCGGCGGGTTCCTCACCCCGATCGGCCCGTCCGGCGGCTGGAGGCTGGTCGACGCGGGCGCGAACCAGCAGTTCAACCTCCCGGCGAACTTCGTCGGGAACGACTGCCGGACGTACGGCTACGTCGTCGGCAACACCGGGAACTTCGACATCGAGTACACCACCGGCAGCGTCTTCGACGTCGGGCTCGTCGTCGTCCAGGACGGCAACGTGTCCGTCCGGCCGCTGTGGGGCGAGCTGAGCAGCGCACCGAACGGCCGGCGCATCCGCCGCAACGGCAACGTCTACGTCACGAACTGGAACATCCCGGCGGGTACGCCGTCCTCGATCGCGATCTACCCGGCCGTCAACGTGACGTCCGGTCAGATCACGCGGATCAACCAGTGGACCTCGGACGCCTTCATCATCTACACCACGAACACCCCGTAAGGAGGCCCCGATGGCGGCCAAGTTCTACGTCTCCGAGAGCGGCACATCCCTGATGCGCACCGGCGGCGTCCTGCCGGTGCCGGACGGCTGGAGGGAGATCAGCGAGGAGGAGTACCGGGAGCAGCAGGCGGCGGCCGGGCTGGAGCCGCCGGTGGTGAACCTGGCCGGCGTCCTCGCGGGCCTTCCCGCGAAGGAGTAGCCGAAGGGCTGCTGAGAGGGCGTCGGGGGCCGCCCTGACGCCCTCTCAGCACGTCCACCGCCCTGCGGCCGTTCCTGCCCCCTCCGGGCCCGCTGCGCCCCCTATGCTGGGTGGTAGCGCTGCTGGTTCTGGGCCGGGCCTACCAACACTCACCGTTGGAGGGCCCCATGGGTTGCCCCTTGACCGCGGAAGCGAGCACCATCCGCCTCACGAAGGTTGACGGCTGCGGCCGTCCTGTCTGCGCCAACGACTCCGGGTACGTGTTCGACTGCTTCTCGACGCTCGCGATGAACGTCAACACCACGGACGGCACGGACATCGAGTACAAGGCGGCGAACGGCCGCCAGTGCGGCTTCAAGCGCGGATGCCCCACGTTCAACGGCTACGACCTCGAGTTGCACTTCTTCTCGCTGGCGCCGGAGTTCATCGACATCGCCACCGGGAACCCGGTGTACTTCGGCTACGACGGCAAGCCGATCGGGTACGACGACTGCTCGGTCCAGTGCAACTCCGGTTTCGCGCTGGAGATTTGGACCGAGGTCATCAGCGACGAGTGCGCGGTGGGCGCGACCGGGCAGTGGATGTACTTCCTGCTGCCGTGGGTGACCAACGGCCTGCTCGGGGACATCGAGCTCGGCAGCGAGGCGGTCGACCTCACCCTGACCGGTGCGACCCGGGCGGGCGGGAAGTGGGGCGTCGGCCCCTACAACGTGCAGGCCAAGGACGCGGCGAACACCGCGGGCACGATGCTGACGCCGCTCGGCTCGACCTGCCACCGGCGTACCTTCCTGACGACGATCGCCCCGCCGGCCGCGGTCTGTGACTACGTGGCCGTCACCGGCGGCGTCTGCCTTACCCCGGTGCCGTAGTGGCCCGGGCCAAGACAGCGGCGGCTCCGCGCCGTCCGGACCTCGTCGTCCCGGTCCGGGTCGGGGCCGCCCCCGAGCTGCTGCGGTACGCCGCGCGCTCGTGGGCGGCCCACCTCCCGCACGACAGCCTCTTCGTGGCCGGCCGGTGGCCGGGGTGGCTGGCCAACGCCGTCTTCCTCGACGCGGACCCCGACGCCGGCACCGCGGGGGTGCTGCGGGCCGCCGTCGAGGACTCGGCAATCTCGGACCCGTTCCTCTTCGCCGGGCCGGGCACGGTCACCCTGACGCCCCTGGGCGGGGACGTGCCGGTGATGCACGGCGGCCCGGCCCGCGACGTCGAGGACCAGGCCGAGACCGTCGCGCGCCTCGCCGAGCTCGGCCACCCGGACCCGGTTGTGTACGAGAACGGGCTGCTCCTGGTCGACAAGGCGGGCGCCCTGGCCGCCCTCGACGCGGCGCAGGGCCTGGCCCGCCCGTACGTGCGCACCCTGTACGGCAACCTGGCCGGCCTCGGAGGGGAGCCGGCCGGGAAGGCCGTCGTCGAGTACCGCGGGCCCAGGTTCCCGCTGGACGCGCCGGTCCTGTCGGTCGGCACGGACGCCTTCCGGCACGGGTACGTGGGGGCGTTCCTCCGGGAGGCGTTCCCGACGCCCAGCCCGTACGAACTGGAGGTCTGACGGGTGCTCCAGCCTGACGTGTGCTCACCGTGGCCGGTGAAGCTGTGCTGCGACACCGAGGGTGTCGAGCAGGCCGACATCGACCGGTGGACGGCAGTCGCCTCGCAGATCCTGTTCCGGCTGTCCGGCCGCCGGTGGGGGCCGTCGTGCCCGTACACGGTCCGGCCGTGCCGCCGTTCCTGCCTGGACGACTACCCGCTGACCGTCGGCTGGAGCCGGGGCATCGTGGGCACCCCGTGGATCCCGTACATCGGCACGGACGGGGCGTGGCGGAACGCCTCGGTCTGCGGGTGCTCCACGGACTGCTCGTGCGGCGAGCTGTGCGAGCTCTACCTGCCCGGGCCGGTGTACGACATCGTCTCGGTGCAGGACGGCACGGTGGCGCTGGAGCCGGAGGCGTACCGCGTCGACAACGGCAGCCTGCTGGTGCGCACCGACGGGGCGTGCTGGGACGGCTGCTACGACCTCGCCGCCCCGTGCGGCACCGAGGGGACGCTGTGCGTCACCTACCGGGTGGGGCTGCCGCTGGACGAGTCTGCGATCGCCGCCGTCAGCGAGCTGACCTGCCACCTGCTCAAGGGCTGCGGCGGGAAGGGCTCGTGCGGCTGCCGCGCGAACCAGAACGTCACGCGGATGGTCCGGCAGGGCGTCGAGATCGAGAAGGCCGACCCGACGCTGATCTACAGCGAGGGCCGGACCGGCCTGGCCGTCGTGGACATGTGGCTCGCGGCGGTGAACCCGTACCGGCTCACGTCCCCGAGCCGCGTCTACTCGCCGGACTTCAAGCGGCCCCGGCTGACGACCTGACCGGGGTGTTCCCGGCCCGACCGAAGGAGTCCCCTGGTGGCTCTGCCCGTGCTCGCGATCCACGAGCTGACGGAAGCCGTCCTCGGCTGCGTCTGCGCGGCCCTGGAGGCCACCTCCGCCGAGGTGGAAGGACAGCCTGGCTGCCCCGACTGCCGGACGTGCGTCGTGCCGGGCCAGGTGGCGTGGGACGGCTGCGAGGACCCGTGCACGGGCGACACCGGCGGGCAGCTGTCGGTCAGCGTGGTGCGGCTGTACCGGTCGACGCTGGAGGACTTCCCGACCGAGACCTCGATCGTGCTGGGCGTGCGCGGCTGCGTCCCGCCGCAGATCACCGCCGTCGAGCTGGCCGTCACCCTGCTGCGCTGCGCCCCGTCGGTCACGGAGGAGGGCTGTCCGCCGTCGTGCGATGAGCTGGCGGCGGCGGCGAAGGTCCTCCACGTCGACGAGGCCACGGTCTACAACGCGATGCTGTGCTGCCTGCCGGACACGCTGGGCCTGCCGCGTGCGCGCAGGTTCTCCGTGGGTACGCAGAAGACGGTGGGCCCGCAGGGTGGCTGCGTCGGCCTGGAGCAGCGGGTGACGGTGGCGCTGGTCGACTGCGCGTGCCCGGCGGAGACGGAGGGGCCGTGAGCGTTGAGGTGACGATCGATCAGGGCCGGATCGCCCGGTTCCTGCGGCTGCGCGGCGGCCTGGCGGAGAAGCGCCTGCGGGCGCGCACCGAGCGGGTCGCGGCCATCGCCCGCCGCGAGGCGCCGGGGACGATGCCGGCCTACATCGAGACGCGGGTAGACGAAACGCCCCGCGGCCTGCAAGGCGTCGTGTCGTGCGACCACCCGGCGACGCTGTTCGTCCTGAACGGGACCAGGCCGCACGTCATCCGGCCCCGGCGGGCGAAGGCGTTGCGGTTCGAGGTGTCCGGCCACGTCGTCTTCGCGGCCCGGGTCAACCACCCGGGCACCCGGGCGAACAACTTCCTGGGGCGGGCACTGCGCGAGGGCGCCTGAGCTGCTGGGCCACCCCTCAATCGGTGGGGTAGTTCCACTCCTCTTCGGTGGTGTAGAGCTCGGCGAACGGATGGCCGGCTTCCTTGCGCAGCCTGTGCCGCTCGCCGGCCCACCACGCCTCATCCCGGGTGATGAACGCGCCGCGAGAGTGCCCGCCGCACTCGCAGCGCCAGTAGTGCCAGGTCCGAATGCGGGGCGTGGGCGCCGGCCTGCGGGCTGCCGTGCGCCGCTGCGCCGCCACCCCGGCGGCCACCAACCCGAGGACCGCGCCCGCCAGTTTTCCGATCACGCCTGGACGGTAGTGGCGGCCGGGGCGACGGGGCAACAGCTGAGGCCAGGAGCGAAGCCCGGGGGTCGGGCGTCCGACCGCTACCCTTTCCGGTGCACGTCTGCTGGTTGTGGGCCGAGGCGATGCACGCGGGAGATGAGGAGCCACCCGTGGCCACGCGCACCTTTGCCCTGAACACCGTCCCCCATGTCGCCGAGATCGGGCCGCACAAGCTCAGCTTCGAGCCCGAGGTCTACGGCGACGAGTTCCTGGACGCCTACGAGAAGCTGCGGAACTCGCAGGCCGAGCTCGGCGTCGACCTGAACGACCTGGGCAACGTCGAGCCGGCGAAGCTCCGCCAGGTCGTCGGCTCGCTGCGGGTGTTCCTGGCGAGCCTGATGCTGCCGGAGTCCGCCGCGGTGTTCGCCCGGTGGGACGTCGTCGCCGGCGGGGTCGCCGTCGGCTCGTACAGCGAGCCGGGCCTGGCGGCGAAGGCGGCGGCCGAGCAGGAAGGCGCGACGGTGAAGGACGAGTCGCTGCGCCTGCCGGACCGCGTCCTGGTCGAGCTGCTGGAGTGGGCGGTCGAGCTGTACGGAGGCGGGGCGCGCCCTACTGGGTTGTCCAGCGGCTCTGCGCAAGCATCGCCGAGTCGTGGGACTCGTGGGAGGGCGGCCTTGCCCTCCAGGGGGTAGACGTCCACGCCTGGCCGCTGCGGGTCATGTTGTCGGCGGCCGAGGTGTCGATGGACCAGGGCGCCGAGGACGACGCGCAGCGCAAGCGCAACCGGGCGAAGCTCTGGCAGCCGCCGCACGGCTTCCGCCCGCCACCCGGTCAGCGCGTGCGCGTCCCAGGCTCGGGCATGACCGCGAACCGCGCCCAGCAGCTAATGCAGGAGATGGCGGCGGAGGACGCACGGGTCGCCGGGATGCGCACCCGCTAATCTGGGATCGCCGCTGGTGCTAGGCCGGGCAACCGATCGCTCACGCGAGGTTGCCAGTGGCCACCGAAGAGGACTTCGGAGTCGGCGTCGTCCGGATCGTCCTGGACGACTCCGAGGCCGTCGCCGACGCCCGAAGCCTCGGGCAGCGGATCCAGCGAGCCCTCGACCGCAGCACCCGCGGCATCGGTGCCGCGATCCGCAGCAACATCGAGCGCGGCCTGCGGGCCGCGATCTCGGTCCCGATCGTCCCCGACGTCGAGAGCTTCGCGGCGGCGATCGAGCGCAGCACCAGGACGCTGGCGGCCGTCTCCATCCCGGTGGTGCCGGACGTCGACCGGTTCGACACGGCGCTGCGGCGGGCGCTGGTCACCGGCGACGAGATTCGGGTCCGAGCGGTCCCGGACGTCGACCGGTTCGACGCCGAGCTACTGCGGGCGGTCTCCAACGGAGACCAGTTCGAGGTCCACACCGTCCCGGACCTGGACGGCTTCGAGACGGCCCTCCAGCGGGGCCTGCGCTCCCTCCGGGACGCCGTTGTCTCGGTCATCCCGGACGTCGACGGGTTCGACGCCGAGCTCCGGGCAGGGATCGGCCGCCTGGCCGACGCGCAGGTCAACGTCGCGCCGGACTTGTCGGGCTTCGACGCCTCGCTGCGCGCCGGGCTCAGCGGCTTGCCGGACGCCACGGTCAACGTCGCGCCGGACCTGTCGGGCTTCGACGCCGCGTTGCGCGCCGGGCTCAGCGGCTTGCCGGACGCGCAGGTCAACGTCGCGCCGGACCTGTCGGGCTTCGACGCCTCGCTGCGCGCCGGACTGACCGGCCTCCCGGACGCCACGGTCAACGTCGTCCCGGACCTGGCCCGGTTCGACGCCGCGCTGCTCAGCGGCCTGCGGTCGATCGACAGCATCGACATCCGGGTCGCGCCGGACCTGACCGGCTTCGACACGCGGGTGCGGGCCGCGCTCGCCGGCGACGACATCTCGATCCGCGTCGTTCCGGACCTGAGCCGGTTCGATGCGGCGCTGCTCGGCGGCCTGCGGGGGCTGGACAGCATCAACCTGCCGGTGGCGCCGGACATGTCCGGCTTCATGGACCGCGTCCGCGCGGCCGTCGCCGACGAAGAGGTGTCGATCCGGGTCGTCCCGGACATGTCCGGCTTCGACCGGCGGGTACGGGAGCACAACGCCCCGGACGTCCAGGTGAACACGGACGTCGACCGCGACCGGTTCTCCCGGGCGCTGGCGGGGCTGAGTGGCATCGCCTCCCGGGCGGGCACCGCGCTGGCCGGGCTGCTGCGGTTCGGCGCGGTCGGCATCGCGGCCGCCGGCGCCGCGCAGGGCGTTGCGAGCCTGGTGGCTGCGCTGGCCCCGGCGGCCGGGATCATCGCCGCGGCCCCGGCGGCGATCATCGGGTTCCAGGCCGCCCTGGGGACGCTCAAGCTCGCGGTGCTCGGCGTCTCCGACGCGCTGTCGGCGGCGCTCACCGGCGACACCAAGGCGTTCGAGGAGGCCATCAAGGGCCTTGCCCCGGCGGCGCAGCAGGCGGTCACCGCGGTCCGCTCGCTGGCGCCGGAGCTGAAGGCAGTTCAGCAGGCCGTCCAGCAGTCGTTCTTCGCCCAGTTCGCCGGCGAGATCGGCGGGGCGATCAAGAACCTGCTGCCGTTGCAGTCCGGCCTCCAGGGCATCGCAACGGAGTTCGGCAAGGCCGCCCAGGAGGGCTTGAAGTTCGCGGCGTCGCAGCAGGCGCTGTCCTCGTTGCAGGGGATCCTCCAGGGCACGCGGGACGCCGTCGGCGGGCTGCAGGGGGCGATCCAGCCGGTCGTCAGCGGCCTGCTCAACGTCGCCTCGGTGGTGGCCCAGGCGTTCGGGTCGGAGCTCGGCTCGGGCATCAACGGCCTGGCCACCAGGTTCGGGGACTTCCTGAACCGGATCGCGTCGGGCGGGCAGGCCGTGGCGTGGGTCGACGGCGCGCTGAACGTCTTCGGCCAGCTCGGCGGGATCCTCCAGAACGTCGGCGGCATCCTGTCGAGCGTCTTCGCGGCGGCGAACTCGTCGGGCGGCGGGCTGCTCGGCAACATCCAGAAGATCACCGCGAGCTTCGCGGAGTTCGCGAAGTCGGCGTCCGGCCAGCAGGCGCTCAGCAACGTCTTCGGGACGATCGCCCAGATCGCGGCGCAGCTCGGGCCGATCATCTCGGCGCTGGTGGCGCAGCTCGGCGGCATCGCCCCGGCACTCGGGCCGATCTTCACGTCGCTGGGCCCGGCGCTGGTCTCGCTGGTCAACTCGCTGGGCCCGGCGCTGGCCGCCATCGCTCCGGCCCTGGCGACGATCGGCGGCGCCCTCGCTACCGGGCTGGCCGCGATCGGCCCGAGCCTCGGCCCGGTCGGCGTGGCGATCGCGGCGATCCTGACCGCGCTGGCGCCGCTGCTGCCGCTGCTCGGCCAGGTCGTCGCGGCCGTGGCCACGGCGCTGGCCCCGGCGCTCCAGCTCCTGGTCGGCCTGTTCGCCCCGATCATCTCGGCGCTGTCCGGCGCCCTGCTGCCGATCCTGCCGCTGGTGGCGCAGGCGTTCGCGCAGCTGGTCACCGCGCTCCAGCCGCTGGCGACCGGGATCGGCCAGGCCGTGGCGCAGGTGATCGCCGCTCTGGCGCCGGTGCTCACGTCGGTGGCGCAGCTGCTGGTGCGGGTCGTCGCCGCGGTGACTCCGCTGATCACCGCGCTGGTCGGCGCGCTGCTGCCGGTCCTCCCGCCGATCATCGAGGCGTTCAACGCCCTGGTGCAGGCGCTGCTGCCGGTGCTGCCGCCGATCGCCTCGCTGGTCGAGGCGCTGGCGCCGCTGCTGGTGATGGTCGTTCAGCTCCTGGCGCCGGTCCTCCAGGTCGCGGCGGCGTTCGTCGGCTGGGTGGCCATCAAGGCGGCGGTGCCGTACATCCAGCTGGTCGTCAGCGAGTTGACGTTCCTGGTCAACGGGATCACCTCGGTCGTCCAGTTCATCACGGCGCTGCCCGGCCAGGTCGCTTCGGCGTTCTCCTCGCTGTCCAGCTCGGCGGGCTCCGCGCTGGACTCCACGGTCGCGTTCTTCCAGGCGCTGCCGGGCCGGATCGTGGCCGGCCTGGCGACGCTCGGTGGGCTGCTCGGCGAGTTCTTCACCGGCGTCGGCGCGACGATCTCGACGGCGGTCTCGACGGCGATCGACGCGGTGGTGGCGTTCTTCGTGGCGCTGCCGGGGCGGATCGTCGCCGGCCTGGCGGCGCTGCCCGGGCTGCTGGTCGACGCCTTCGTCAACGCGATGGCGGCGCTGGGCATCGCGCTGCTGACGGCCCTCGCGGCGGTGATCTTCCTCTTCTACAACCTGCCGATCAAGATCGCCGACGCGCTGGCGTCGCTGGCGATCACGCTGGTGACGCTGTTCGTCGACGCCTTCAACGCGACGGTCACGGCGATCGGCAACTTCATCACCGCGACGATCGCGTTCTTCACCGCGCTGCCGGGTCAGATCGTGGCGGCGGCGACCAGCCTCGGGGTGTTCCTGCTCTCGGTGTTCACCAGCGCGTTCAACTCCGCGACGGCGGCGACGACGTCGTTCATCAACTCGACGATCGCGTTCTTCGTGGCGCTGCCCGGCCGGATCGTCTCGGCGGTGGCCTCGCTGGCCGGGCTGCTGTCGGGCCTGTTCACGTCGGCGGGGAACTCGGCGATCAACGCGATCAGCTCGTTCATCAACAGCGCGGTGTCGTTCTTCTCGGGCCTGCCGGGCCGGATCGGCTCGGCGCTGTCGTCGATCGGATCGCAGATCGCCTCGGCGTTCTCCTCGGCGGTGAGCTCGGCGACGAGCGCGGTGAACGGGCTGATCAGCTCGATCGTGTCGCTGTTCTCCACGCTGCCCGGGAAGATCATCAACGCCTTGGGCGACATCGGCTCGCGGATCGTCTCGAAGATCAAGTCCGGCCTTCCGGCTGCGGTCCGGGCGGTGCTGCCCTTCGCGAACGGCGGCATCGTCACGAGCCCAGTCGTCGGCTTGGTCGGCGAGGCCGGGCCGGAGGTCATCATCCCGCTGTCCCGGCCGCAGCGGGCGGTCGAGCTGGCGGCGCAGTCCGGCCTGCTGAGCCTCCTGGCCAGGCAGGGCGCGATCGGGCCACCGCGGCGGGCGGGCGGGTCGTCGGGCGGGCCGGCACCGGTCTCCAACGTCACGCACAACTGGCACATCAACAGCAGGGTCGACGACTCGGCGGTCCTGGCTCAGCACCTGTACGGGCGCGTGGCCCGAGCAGCGGGGGTGTGACGTGATCTTCGACTATGCCGACTTCGCCTGCACCGAGATCATCAACTCGGTCCGGGCGACGACGTACGCGCAGCTCTACTGCCTACCGATCGAGTGCGACGCCTGCCCCGAGCTGCCGTGCGCGCTCGACCACGGCGACCTGACGAAGGACCCGTACACGCCGTACGTCGACCCGGCGACGGACGAGGCGCCCTGGTACGACGAGGCGGTGCCGGAGTCGGCGAACGTCCTGGGCTTCATGGGCCTGGACGTCACGGGCTTCCAGAAGTCCACGATCTCGCGGACGCCGATCCCGCTGGTCGGGGACGGCTCGGCACTGGGCATCGCGCGGCGTGCGCACCGGATCATCACGTACACGGTGCTGATGATCGTCCGGGACGAGTGCGCGCTGGAGTACGGGCTGTCCTGGCTGGCGGCCTCGCTGTCCGGCTGCTGCGACGACGGGTGCGTCGGCTCCACCCTCGGCGTCTTCGCCTGCTGCCCGACGTGCGAGGGCTGCGACTCCATGCGCTACCTGTACAACGTCGGGCTGCTGGAGGGCCCGGACGTCGAGTCCCTGGAGTACCTGACCGACGGCATCCTCGCCCGAGTCACCTTCTCGCTGATCGCCGGGACGCCGTGGATCTACCGGAACCCGCTGACCGTGAGCGAGACGTGGCACGACCTCACCGCGGGCACGACGGTGGTCACGGACCCGGACGCGGCCTACGACGACTGCGTGCAGCCGGCCGACTGCTTGGAAGACCCGGAGTGCCCGTCGCCGACGCTCCCCAACCGGGTGCCGATCCCGGTGGACCCCTGCTACCCGACCGGCACGGACACCTTCCTGCGGACGGTCATCTCGATCCCGGTGACCGACGTCCCGAACCGCCTGGACATGGTCCCGGTGCTGGAACTCGAGGTCGGGTCGACGGACCTGCGCCGCATCGTCGTCCGCTTCCGCGCGTCGCTCACCGGGACGGACTGCAATGACCCGCTCGCCGACCCGTGCGGGATCTGCACCGACCTCCAGACCCCGTACCTGCCGGCCGGGTCGGTCCTCACCGTCGACGGCCGGACGCAGCGGGCCGAGCTGGAGTGCTCCACCGCCGGGATCGGCTCCGCCACGGCGCACCCGCCGCTGTACGGGGCGCAGGGTGGCGCGTTCCAATGGCCGGTCTTCGGGTGCCCGGAGGGCATGTGCATCGAGATCCTGACCACCAAGGCGTCGACCGGGGCGGGCACGCGGGCGCGGGTGCTGATGGTGACCCGCACGGACGCGGGGTGATGCGGCGATGACCGGCGTGCTCGGGTGTCCTCAGCAGTACTCGGCGGTGATCCACTGGCGGGGCGGCTCCAGGCCGTTCACCTCGCCCGGGGTGTCCGGGCTGACCGGGCTGGCGTGGAACCGGACGATCAACGACACCAGCGAGGCGTTCATCACGATCGCCAAGGGCCGGGCGCCGGACTGCTGCGGGCAGCTCGGCGACATCGAGCCGTACATCCACGAGCTGAGCATCTACCGGGACGGCGACCTGGTGTGGCAGGGCCCGGTGACGCGCACCGTGGAGTCGCGGGACACCTTCCGGGTGGAGGCGAAGGACGTCACCGAGTGGCTGAACCGGACCATGAACACGGAGGTGCTGCGGTACGTCAACGTCGGCGACCCGGCGAAGCCGGCCGCGCCGGTGCAGCAGATCGCGGAGTCGATCATCTCGCTGAACGTCAACAACGTGGTGTTCAGCTTCCCTCCGGACTGGTGCAACATCATGCCGTTCATCGTCCGCAACGACTCCGCGACCATCACGCGGTTCGAGAAGGACGGCTCCGATGACGCCTCGATCTGGATCGTGCCCGTCCTCAAGATCATGAATGAGGAGCTGGTCCCCCGCGGCCTGGAGTACACCACCGTGGGACGGCGGATCATCCTGGGGCGGCCGCAGCTCGCCGGTGACCGGGCGCAGGCGACGCTGACGCTCGATCACATCGCGGGCGACGTCGAGATCATCAAGGACGGCGCCTCCGGCAGCGCGATCATGTGGGCGACCAACCAGACCCGGGACGACCTCACCGACGCCGCCTGGGGCGTGTCCGGGTTCCTGAACACCCCGTACGGGCGGCTCGACTCCCTGGTGTTGTCGCAGGCGGAGAACATGTCCGGCTACGACCTGCTCCAGCTTGCCCAGGCGTCGCAGGTCGGCCGGTACCCGGTGCCGATCGGGCTCAGCGTGCCGAACGGCTCCCGGCTCACCTCGGACGCCCCGGTGACGATCGATCAGCTGGTGGCCGGCTCCCGCTTCAACGTCATCACGACCGGCATGTGCAGCAACGTCACGGTGGCCTACCGGCTGACCGACGTCGACGTGGAGTGGGGCGACTCCGGCGAGCAGGTCGCCGTCAGCTTCGTGCCGCTCGGCAACGACCCCGCACCCCCGACCCCGTAGGAGGACCAGGTGGCTCCGCAGTCCATCCAGCGCGCCGTCCAGCGGCCGGTGCAGGCCGCGATGGCGGCGCAGCGCGCCCTCGGCCGGGCGGTGACGACCAACGTCGGCGACACCAAGCCGCCACACGGCGTAGCGATGCTCAACGGCCAGTACTACCGGGTCGACCTGAGCGGGCCGGTGCCGAAGCTCGTGCCGTGCGATCCCATCGGCCTGCCGAAGCCGGCCGAGGAGGGCGGCGGACAAGATCCGGACACGGTGTCCGGACACGACGGACACGACGCCCCGGACACGGCGGACACCCTTGCCGACGTGGCCGGTGACCTGCACGGACACCGTCCGGACACGGTGTCCGTGGACGTGTCCGTAGATGTCCGGGCGGACACGGGCGCGGACAGCCCGGAGGACTTGGGGGGCACGGCGTCCGGACAGTGTCCGGACAGCGAGAAGGAGGTGCACGGCGATGAGTGACCCGCTGAGCGCAGACCGGTTCCTGGCTGCGCTGCGTGACGAAGGCTTGGACGTGGTCGAGGGCCCGTCCTGGCGGACGTGGAACCGCAACGCCAAGGGACCGTGGGGCCCGGTGAACGGGGTGGTGATCCACCACAGCGTCACCCGCGGCACCGACCAGACGGTGCAGATGTGCCACGACGGGTACGAGGGCCTGCCCGGGCCGCTGTGCCACGGCGTGATCGCGAAGTCCGGGGTGGTGTACCTGATCGGCTACGGCCGGACCAACCACGCCGGCCTGGGCGATCCGGCCGTGCTGGACGCGGTCATCGCGCAGCGCTCCCTGCCGGTCGACACCGTCGCCACGGTCGACGGGAACAGGCACTTCTACGGGTTCGAGTGCGAGAACCTGGGCGACGGCCGGGACCCGTGGCCGGAGGCGCAGCTCGACGCGATCGTGAAGGTGTCGGCGGCGCTGTGCCGGGCGCACGGCTGGAACGCCGCGAGCGTGATCGGCCACAAGGAGTGGCAGCCGGGGAAGATCGACCCGTCGTTCGCCATGGCGCCGATGCGGGACCGGATCGCGGCCCGCCTCGGGCAGGGCGGCCCCCGGCGTGGGACGCCGACCCCGGCCCGCCCGCAGGTGTCCCTATCGAAGCTGATCGAAGCTGCCCGGACGAACCCCCAGATGGCCGGGACGCCGGTCACGTACGCCGGCGTCGTGACGGTCGAGGCCGCCCTGGTCGACGAGGGCCTGCTGTCGAAGGTCTTCCAGGACGGCCACTACGGGACCAGCACGGTGACGGCGATGTCCGGCTGGCAGGAGCGCTGCGGGTACCGCGGGCGGGCGCCCGGCCAGGCCGCCGACGGCATCCCCGGCCGGGACTCGCTGACGAAGCTCGGCGCGAAGCACGGCTTCGACGTCGTCAACTGAGAGAGAGGGGAATTCCATGGCCAAGCACCGCGTGGAGACGAAGGTCAAGGCGGGGGCGGCCTTCGCCTACTTGGGAACGACCGGCCTGCTCGCCGTGCTCGCCGAGGCGCAGGACAACGCCCGGCTGCTCGACTGGATGCCGGACAGCATCAGCCCGTTCATCCTGTCGATCATCCCGGGGACGGCCGCGTTCGTGGCCGGCTGGAAGGCCCGGCACTCCCCGCGTCAGGAGGAGTGAGCGGTGGACAGCACCGGAGTTCCGGCGGTGGATGTCTTCCTGATCTGGGGTGGGGCGCTCACCCTCGCCGCGGCGGTCGGTGCCCTCGCGTGGAAGGCCGTACGCGGGGCGCTGCGCCTCGGCGGGAAGATCGAGCAGTTCATCGACGACTGGAACGGCGAACCCGAACGGCCGGGCGTCCCGGCCCGCCTCGGCGTGATGGAGCGCGTCGGCGGGATCGAGGACCGGATGGCCGGGATCGAGAACCGCGTCGCCCGGGTCGAGGAGCAGATGAACCCGAACCACGGCAGCAGCCTGCGGGACGCGGTCGACCTGGCAAACCGCCGCCTCTCGCAGCTCTGCCCGGCCGAGGCCGACTGCGACCCGCCGCCGGCACCGTCGGCTCCCTGAGCGGACCGCCCGCCCCCATGGCTCCGGGGGCGGGCGGTCCTTTCGTTCGTGGCTGTCCGCCACGGTCACCGGCACATCACGTACAGGTCGGCGCTGGAGGGGTCGTAGAAGGTGCTGGCCTGGGCCCACCAGCCGTCGCGGACGGCCCCTTCGCGGGCGAGGGCGGGCCTGGTCGAGGTCAGGGCCGCGGTGTCGCCGTTCGCCGAGGCTCCGCCGCCCATGACGGTCTTGCCGGTCGGGCAGGCCAGGAGGCCGCCGACGGGATTGTTAGAGGTGGTGGTGTGGCTCGCGACGGTCATGTACTGGACCGGGGCGGCGCAGAGCGCGTAGGTGGTCATGTCGGCCGTGATGGTCTGGTCGTTGTAGCCGCCGACGGCCCACTGGTTCGGCAGGCCCGTGGTGACCGGGGCGGGGTAGGACTTGCTCAGCCCGGTGTAGCCGCCCATGACCTCGCCGCCGCCGCCGGTCACGATCTTGCCTGCCGGGCAGGTGAGGGTGCTGGTCTGGCCCCGGGGGACGGGCGTCTCGCCCTTCGTGAGGACCTCGTATCCGGACGGGCGCTCGGCGCAGACCGCGTACACCGTGACGGTCAGGGGGTCGGAGGTGTAGGTGCGCGCGTTCGCCGTCCAGCCGGTCGCATCGCCGCGCTCGATGACGGGGAAGCTCCCGACCAGGGACAGGGTGTCGCTGCCCGGGTTCCAGCCGATCGACGCCTCCCCGCCGCCGCCGATGGCGACGGTGCCGGGCGGGCAGAACACCATCTGCCGCTCGAAGTTGTCGACCTTGCCGGTCTGCTTCACGACCTGGAGTCCGTAGAGCGGGGCGCCGGGGGCCTGCGGGCCGTCCGCGTGCGCGGCCTGCCCGGGGCCGGCCACCACGAGCAGCATCCCGGCCGCGACCGCCGCCGTGGCGGCGGACCTGAGCCTCTTCAGTGCACGCATGAGATCTCTCCAGTTGAAGGGTTTTGCACAACGGCAAGTGATCATGCCATGACTCTCTGCACTCAATTCACTGTTCGATTGAGCGCGGGGTGCAGCCGGTGACAGCCGTCAGCGCGACCAGGTCACTTCGGTGGCCGCCCGTCCCGGCAGGACGAACATGACCGAGTCACCGGCGAATACGCGGCGGCCCGCGCCGGTCCTTCGTCGGCGGCGGTCGGGCGGTTTGTGCCATCCTGTCCGGCCGTAACCGCGAGGAGGATCTACCGATGACGTCTCTGCACCTGGGTCCCGAGGACTACGAAGGGGTGGTCCACGACCACACCGGGCGGATCAGGCTGGACTTGACCGATGCCGGCACGCAGCGTCTTGCTGGGGCGGTCCGGCAGTTCGACGCGGCGCGGCGAGAGCCGGGGCAGCGTGCGGAGTGGCTGCGGTCGCTGCCGGACGTGGAGCTGGTCGAGCTGGCGACCGGCCGGTGGGGCGGGCCGGAGGACGACGTCCTCGAGGAGGCGGTGCGCCGCCTCCAGGTCCTCGCGGAGAAGCTGCGCCCGGCGGTGGACGCGGTGCGCGCGGTCGGCCTCGTGGACCAGGCCGCCGAGGAGCCGGAGACCCGCGGCGCCGCAGGGGGCGAGGCGTGAGCATCCTCGGGGGCGACGCGCCCTGCCTGCCGCAGCCGGAGTTCCCGTACCCGCTCGGCCACGCCAAGGCCGGGTGCGTGCGCTGGTCCTGCCCCGAGCGGTGCGGCTGGCACCACGACGAGTGGCCGGGCCTGGAGCCCGGCCGGATCGAGCTCCCCGCCCGCCCCGGCGCGGCCGAGGGACAGACGCTCGGCGAGGCGCTGGCGGCGTACAGCCCGGAGGAGATCAGCCAGTCCCTCACGGCGTCCGCCAACCGGCGCGAGGCGGCCCGCAGGGAGCGCGTGGCGGCCGCTCTGGAGGAGCATCGGCGAACCGTGCACAACGATCACGCTTCGGGGGCAGACTCGTTGTCACCCCAGCCGGTCAACCCCCCATCGGCTGGGCACCGCGGTGCCCTGCCGGTCTCCCCCCCATCGGCAGGGCACCGCCATGTCGGGGGTGCGCTGTGAGGCCGTACACCGTGGCGAACCGGCGCCCGTACCCGCGGCTGGACCGGGCCCGCCGCCAGATTGAGCGTGTGGCCCGGCTGCGGCCGTGCCCGATGTGCCAGCACCCGGAGCGGGAGCACGCGGTGGAGGGTGAGCACCGGGTGTGCAGCCGGGGCGAGGGCGTGCGGATCTCCTGCCGGGTGTGCGCGGAGTTCTGGGCCCGGATGCCGGTCGTCGCGGCCTTCACCGAGTTCGCCCGGGTGCTGTCGACCCCGCCGCGCCCGAGTTCCTTCGTCCTGTCCTGACGGGTGGTGAGCCGGCGGGCGCTGTCCGCCGGCTCAGAGGGTGATGGGCCGGAACATGGAGACGTAGCGGGGCGAGCCGGGGTGCTGGATGATCCCCATCTTCACGTAGCCCCACCGCTCGTAGAGGGCCCGCACCCGGGGGTGCTCCTCCTCGACCAGGAGGTGCACTCGCTCCTCGGGGCGGTGCGACAGCAGCTCCTCGTGCAGGGTGTGGGCGATGCCGGTCCCCCTGAACTCAGGGAGGACCATGATCTCGCAGAACGCGAACGTCCTGCTGTCGGTCTCCGTGAGGTCGGCGCCGGGCTCCGTCTCGATCAGGCCGCCCCACTGGTAGTCGGCGGTGCGGGCGAATCCGTAGGCGTAGCCGATCGGCCGGCCGTCGACCTCTCCGAGGGTGCAGCCCCAGCGCGGACTGGCGGTCTGGCGGCGGAGGCGGCCGGTGAACGCCTCCATGGTGAAGAACTCGTCCCCGGCCTTCTCCTCGGCGTAGATCCGGTCGTAGAGGTCGAGCAGTACCGGCTCGATCTCGGGCAGGTCCTCGGCGGTGTAGTAGGTGACGGTCAGGGTCGGTCCGGGGGCGGCCACGTTGCTGCTCCTGTCCTATGCGGCGGTGACGGTGTCGTAGCGTTCCACGAAGGCGGTCCCCTCGGGAAGATCCATCCCGGACAGCTTGTCCCGGACCGTGCCGAGGTGGACCGCCCAGCGGGGGCAGTTGACGGTCGGGTAGAGGTCGAGCGCTTCACCGGCCATGCTGATCCCGCGCTCGACCTGGCCGTCGGCGATGTAGCACTGCGCGAGGTGGACACTCGTCGCGAACTGGTTCCGCCGGAACCCCGGGGGGCGCAGCGCCATCGCCTGCTCTTCCTGGCGCGCGGCCTTGTCGGGCTGGCGGAGGCTCATGTACGCCAGCGCCCCGGCCGACAGGACCTCTCCGGCGCCGACGAAGGCGAGCCACGGGTGGACCGGGTCGGGGCCGACTCGGTCGAGGACGGTCTCGGCCTTCGCCAGGGCGTTGCCGGTCTGTGCCTTCTGCCCGGAGGCGGCGTAGCCGAGGGCGAGGCGGCCGTGCAGGAGGGCGGTCAGCCGGTGGTCGCGGCTGTTGCGGGTCGCGTCGAGCGCCAGGCGGGCGATGGTGATGGTCTCGGTCGCCCGGCCGAGGGCCCAGGACTGGCGGGACATGTACGCCCAGATGCGGGCCTGGAGGTGCTTGTCGCCGGAGAGGAGGCCGGCGCGGAGCCCGCTGTCGAAGTTGCGGCTTGCGCGCTCCTGGTCGCCGCTGTCGAACGCGAACCACCCGGCGCTGGCGTGCAGCTCGCCGATGACGCGGTACAGCGCTTTCTCGACGTTCGGCCCGTAGAGGCACCGGGCCATCGCGCCCTCGATCTGCCGGACGAACTCCTCCGCGATGTCGGCCAGCTGGTCGCCGCCGTAGAGGTCGTCCACGGCGTGCAGCTTGGTGATGGTCTCGCGGATTCTCTCGACGTCGCTTGCTCCTATCCGGCCGCCGCTCGGTAGCGGGGCGAATGCGAAGCTGATCAGGTTGCCGGTTGCGGCGAGCATGAAGGAGCGTCGGCGCACGTGGTCCTCCTCCTGGTCGGGGGTGTCCACAAGCAGCGTAGAGGTCGGCTGGAACGCCGCAAGATCACGCAGTCTTTTACCCGAAAGCGTGAAGCCCAAGGCGTCGCCGGACAGGTTGAACACGTCCATCAGGCCGACGAGGGAGGGGACGCGCGGCTGCGCCGTCTCCCCGGACAGCCAGCGGCGGACCTGTCGGCCGGTGGTGTTCCCCGGCTTCTCGAACAGCCTCTCCTCTGCGGCGTTGACCGCCTTCGCCACGTCCTCCGCGGACAGCTTGGCGCTGTCCATCAACCCTCTGAGCACGTCGTTCGGGCGGACCTCTGCCATGGGCGCTCCTCAGTCCGGGAAGGCGACCCCCTCGCCATCCTCGTGCCGTCCCCCCGCTCGGAAATGTCCTAGGGGCGTGAGGACAGCGCCCCCAGAATGTCCTATCCCCGGTTGCGTGACTACCAGTTCACTGAATGTCAGCAGCCGGTGAGCAGCACGAGGAACATCGCACACCGGTCGCTCCGCACCCCCGCAACGGCGCGGTGGTACGGTCCTGCGCCCCGCCCGGGGGCCTCACGGTTCCTGGGGGCGTTTCCACACTGACGCCGCCTCGGCGGCCCACCAGGAGGTACAGGCCCATGAGCAACAACAAGCACGGCAGCGGGAACAACGACCACCAGACCGACGGCGGCGAGGGCGGCAACAACGACAGCGCCGGTAGCTCGGCCGGCGGCGACGAGTAGTCAGCCCCGCACGTAGCAGGGCCCCGGGCGCACCCCTTCGTCGAGCGCCCGGGGCTCTCCCCCCTCGCGGAAGAGTCAGCGCCCCTGACCGCCGAGCGTCCCCCGACGTGACCGGCTGTCAGACCAGGCGGGCACCCGCACGAGCTTCACCGCGGGCCCCGGATTCCCAGTGGCGCACCACGCTCCCCTCCGAGCTGCCGAGCACGGCCCCACACCCCTGTAGGGACCGGGCACGGCGACCGACTGTGTCGTCCACACAGGAGCCTCCCCATGCGCACCGCCGTCACCTACCTCTGCACCAGCGACACCCTCAGCCTGGACCTCCTCACGGGATGGTGCGAGCAGCGCGCCACCTCCGAGAACATCCCGGTGTCCGAGAACATCGTCGACACCGACGAACTCCTCCCGGCGGCCGAGCGCCCCGGCTGGCAGCGCGTGATGGCGCTCGTGGCTGGCGGCGACGTCGTGATGGTCGTGACCCTCGACCGCACGATGCTCTCCATCTGCCGCAAGGGCTGGGACGACTTCGCGGGTGAAGTCGCCGCGCACAGGGCCGTTCTGATTACCCATCGGACCCCCGTGCCGCCGATCCCGCCCTCGGACGGGGTGCGGAAGCTCCCGCCCGCCCCTGCGGCTCCCCCCGCGCTGGAGCGGGTCGACGCCGGGGCGCAGCGGTGAGCGGGCGGAGGGGGCGTCTCGGCCGGGTCTACCGCCTGGCGATCGACGCGACGGACCCCGACCTTGAGGTACGTCTCGGCGTCGTCGGCCCGGTGCGGGAGAAGCTGGACAACACGCTCAAGGACTGGGGCATCGGGCGCGCCGACCGCGGCGACATGATGTGGATCGCGCACGAGCTGGTGGCGAACGCGCTCCGGCACAGCCCGCCCGGCCGGCATCTGGTGAGCCTGTTCCTGTTCCCCGGGGGCGACCGCCTGGTGGTGGCCGTCCACGACGGCAGCAGGGCGAAGCCGTACCTTCCGGCGGACGCGGTCGGCAACGACGGTGCCGAGTCCGGCCGAGGCATGCTTCTGGTCGCCGGGCTCGCCGAGAAGTGGCAGGCCGACCTGACCCCGCACGGGAAGAAGGTGTGGGCGGTGCTGGCCCTCCAGCAGCCGGTGCCGCCGCTGAACCTGGCGTCGATCACGTCGCAGGCCGTACGGCGTGCGGCCGTCATCGCCGCGGTGGCCAGCACCTCCCGCTTATGCGCGGTCCGGCCCAGCCGGGCGGTCGCGTAGGCACCACAGCCCCCGGGGACTCGTGCCCCCCGGGTGTCCGCCGGTCCCGCCCGGCGGACGATCGGCGCGCTGCCGAGGCGCGCCGGGCCTCCCGTCCTCATGGGTCGGGTGAGGGAGGCCGCCACGGAGACCCCGCGGGCGGTGACGCCTCCCGCCGGCGGGGTCTCTGCCCAGCTCCTCCCCGATCTGACCGACGACACGGACCGGGGAGTCCCAACCTGCTTCGGAGGACGTCGTGCAGCCCACCCCTGACGAGCCGATCCGGCTCGACTCCCCGGCCGGCGCCGCGGCGCTGGACCGTGTGAGCCAGCTCGCCCGCGACGCGGGCCCTGGTGAACTCGCTGACGGCCTGCCCGTGCCGCCGGTGGTGGCAGCGTGAGGGGCCGCTGGGCGTACCGCAAGGCGTACAGCCCGACCCTGCGCGCCTACTTCTCCCGCGAGGAGAGGGACTTCGGCCAGGAGGTCGATGCGCAGGTGGAGGCGGAGGATGCGGCCCTGGAAGCGTCCGTCGCGTTCCTGCACGGCCAGCCGGAGGCGCTGGAGGCAGGCCGGCTGCTCCTGGCCGAGCTGGAAGGCGCGAAGGCGTCGATCCGGGCGGTGACCGAGACGTACAAGAACGAGCGCGAGAAGTTGGCCGCGCAGGCCGACGAACTGCTCGCCCTCGTTACCGGCATCTTCGCCCAGCTGCAGCAGCAGGCGGGCCACGGCCACGGCCGCCGCCCGCGAGGGCACGGCCACCACTGAACTTCCCCGTCCGGGGCGCGAACAGCACGCCCCGGACGGGGAGCACTACCCCGCGGCTTCCGCCGCGGTGCATACCCCGGGCCCGGTCTTCGCCCGGGGAGCGGGAGCTGCCTCGGTCTCCTCCATCTACGGGGCAGCTCCCGCCGTGAACTCCCCGCCCTGCTGCTGGGCGGGGGAAGGCCGGCTGACACTCCTGCCCCGGTCCCCGCTGCCGGGACGCGCACCACTCCCCGCTCGTCCCGGGGAGCCGCGGGCAGGAGCGGCGGCGGGCCGCCGCGCCGCACCCCGTTCCGCGAGTGGCTGCGGGTACGCGCGGCACCCCGGGTTCCCTCCCCGTCCACGGCGGGGCGCGGGGAGGGGCCCCGGGACGAACCCGGTGGCCGGGCCGTCCGGCCACCGGGGGCAGCCGCGGCCTGACCCTCCGCCAGGGACAGGCCGGGCAGGACGAACAGTCCCAGCCGAGGAGGTCGGCAGCGCCGACCCGGTGTGAAGTGGAGTGGGAAGTGCGCACCACCGACAGCAAGATGCTCGACATCGCTCCTGTCGACCCCGCCCTCCTGCTCTGGCGCGAAGACCAGATGGTGCCCCTGTACGACCGCATCCCCGACAGTTACCTCGCGGCCATCGCGCACCGGGGCGTGCGTGAGGTGTCCCTCGGCGTCGGCTCCGGCTCCGACGTCGTCCTGCACGCCATGGGCAAGGCGTTCGATCGGGCGACCGTCGCCTCCGTCACCCGCCGCCTCCTCACCGCCGGAATCGTCGTCACCGCGCATTTCGCCGTTGGCCACCCGAACGAGGAGGACCGGGACTGGAAGTGCACCACCAACCTGATCGACCACCTGGTCGCGGCCGCCGATAACCGTCCCGGCTGCTTCCGCGCCACCGCCGTCCCCTACGCCTCCCACCTCGCCGCCCGCCCCGCCGTCGCCCGCCGCTGCGCCTCCATCACGAAGGCGCAGCGGGCACGGGACCGCGCGGCCGCCTACATCCCGGCGGATGCCAGGTGGTGAGCGGCCAGCAGAGCTCACGGAAGCGGCACCGCCCCCGGCCCGGGGCGGCAGGCACACCGGGTGCCAGCGGGCCGACCGCCACACCGACCGAACGGAAGTGCCGTGTACGTCAGCAACCTCGTCCTGTTCGCCGTCTGCCTGTACTACCTCGTCACCGGGTTCTCCTTCACCCGCGGACGGCCGCTGAACCCCGCCCCGGAGCGGCCGGAGGCCGAGCGCCGCGGCCGCCTCCTCCACGTCCGCGTTCGGGGCAGCCGGATGGTCGAGGTGTGGGTGCGGCGCTGGCCGCCCGGCTTCCAGGTCAACGTCACCGACATCAAGCCGTGAACCCGCTACCGGCCACCGCGGCCTGACCATCCGCCACCCACAGACTTCCGCTGCCACCGGCGGCGGAGCAAGCCCGGCGACGGACGCCGGGACGAAGGAGGGGACCATGACCACAACCATCGACAGCGGCCGCGCCGCATGGCGGGCCGGACGGCCCGTCGGACTCGGCACCAACGCCCTCGTCGTGCAGACCGGCCCGGACGGCGCCGCCCGCTATCTCCTCATCAACCGGGCGCGGAAGGCCGGTGACCCAATGGGCATCCCTGGCGGGAGCGTGGAGGAGGGGCAGGCTCCGCGCGACGCCGTCACCGCGCACCTGGCGCAGAAGGTCGGCATCACCGCCTCGGCCGGCCTGCGTCTCCTCGGCACCGACCACACCACCGCGCGGCCCGGACAGGGCCAGGTGGAGCGGCACAACTGGTTGTACGGCGTCTCGGTCCCGGCGGACGCCGTGCCCCAGCTCGCCCCGACCTCCGGGTACGACCGGATGCAGTGGGCGACCGAGGAGGAGGCGCGCGGGCTGCTCACCGGCAACTCCCTCGCCCGCTTCACCCACGTCCTGGCGGCGTGGAACACCGGTACGCCGGTCGAGCTGCGCGACAGCAAGCCGCTCCCGGGGGTCGTGGCGTAGTGGGCCGGAAGAAGGCCGAGGAGCCCAAGGACCAAGGCCAGGGCGAGGAGCGCACTTTCTCCGTCACCGGCCTCGTCCGCAGCCTCAACAAGCCTGCCAAGCCCATCGCCGGCCTCGTCCGAGCGTCGAGCCCGGAGGAGGCCCGGCAGAAGGGACAGCGGGCCCTGGAGAGGAAGGCCGGCGCGAAGGTCGAGATGGGCAGCGTCCGCGAAGGCGGCAGCGGCGGCCCGGTCGAGCCGCAGAAGCCCAGGCGCTGGGGACTCTTCTGACCCCCCGCACGCACACCCCCGCCCGCCGCGCGAAGCCGCGTCCGGGCACCAGCACCGACTGACGATCCAGCACGTCCGGCCCGGGCCACGGCGGCCCGGCCGGAGGAGGAGAGAGAACGATGCCCGAAGACCCGCGCGGACGCGGCCCGGTGGACCGGCCGCCGATCGTCGACGCCGAGGGGCTACGCACCGCGCTGGAGCTGCTCGGCTACACCCTCCCGGACGGCATGACGTTCAGCAGGGCCCGGCTGCTCGGCATGCTCCGAACCTGGGTCGAACTGATCGCGCTGTTCGACCTTGACCGCGTGGACGTGGACGAGGCCCGCATGGGCACGATCCACGCCCTGGTCTCCGGGGCGTCCTGGGCTCGCGGTCGCACCCCGTTCTGGACCCCGGTCACCCAGACGTCGCCCGGCACGAACGCCGACGCGAACCTCCTGTACGGCGAGCTGATCCACCACCGGCTGAACTCCACTCTCCTCGACCTGGAAGAGCTGGCCCCGAAGGAGGACATGGAGCTGAGCTTCCAGCCCGCCGTCCTCTCCCTGATGCGCGCCCTGTGCAGCATCGTCCCCTTCGCCAACCGCCCCGGCTACACGACCACTTGGGCCGAGGTCGGCAAGGCGGCCAAGGCCGCGCTCAAGCACCTGGCCGCGGGCCGGCAGACCCTCCACTACGTGGCGAAGCGGACGACCTGACCGTCCCCGCCTCGCACTCGAACTCCCGCCAGGCGCCGCTGACACTGCGGCGGACTGGCGGGCCGCCAGCCGCGGCGGTCGCACCGCCGGACCGCCACGCACCGCCCACCCATCCGGAAGGAATGAAC